GATAAATAATATTAGCGTTACGCCCACGCATGGTACCACCACCAGAACCATCGGCTTTGGTGGCAACACCAGAGACGAAGCCGTTAATTACAGCTCCATTATCCATATCCATATGAAAGTACGGGGTCTTAACATAATAAGACCCACCTGACGCGGTCTTGATTCGTTTACTCAATTCGTAAGCTTCTTTACGCTTAAGTAGTTTCTCCATCTCGTCAAAAATATTAAGCAGCTGAGACTGAAATGGAGTAACAACCATAATCTCTGGACCGGTCATAATCTTCTCGCCAGTCTTTTTATCGGTGCCGCGCTGTACCTCTCGATTGTACGCCAGGTACAGTAGCTTCAATGCAATAATAAAAGTTTTACCACTACGACGACCTTCCCTGATGACTAATTTTTCACTAGTACACCGAAGCTGTTCTTTCTGATATGAACGCAAATTCCATGTAGGGTCCGCATCGTCAAAACCGAACATCAAGGTCGCCCAAGCAACTGGGTCTATGGTACTTTTAAGCAGCAACTGGGCCCGTTCTGGGTCCATGTTGTTTTCTACAATCATTTTTCGCAGAGTGCCAGCACTGCCAGGAGGTAGGCTTTTTGCAATACCTTTGCAGGGCACTTTGAATTCGTTGATAATGTTACCATCATCATCTCGTCTTCCTGCGTACTTTATCATTTGTCTTGCTTGGCAGTTGATGCAAGACCTGTGGACATCTGTACGAATTCCATACTTATTAGATAGCCAGTCTATGTCTTGGATATCTAATCGAGCGTCAGGATTTTGATATTCAATCCCATACTCATTTTTAACATAAAGTTTCTTCTTGATTTCAGTTAGATTCGGCATCCTGTGCGTTCCCCAAATAGACCACTGTGCAATTGCCTAGCTTCAAGAACGGGCGCACATGTGTCTTCCAAGCTTTAGCATTCACACCATGGGCGTCTTCGACAAGGTAAGCCTTTGAAGGAACTCTGTTTTTCGACCCACTTACTACATGCAAGTTTTGTCCAGTTTCTAAATTAACACACTGCAAAGAGCCACCATTTTCAAACGAAACACGAACAAGTGGATTCGTTTGGGAAACTGAGACCTTGTCAAGATGATACGCGAGCTCCCTGACTAAAGCTCTGTCTAGCGCATCGAACCAAACACCAGAGCCAAACAAAATTAAATCTTGTTTCTCTTTGGCAGCTTCGTTGAGAAGCTGTGTTGCAAGCCTAAGTCTGCTCTCGTATAGCATAGCCACCTCAAAACATACTAAAAATCAATCCTGCAATCCCGCTGGCGATAAGAGACGCAACAGCTGAAGCAATTCCAATGTAAATTTTGGTACTCTGTTGCAGACTTATCATCTGTTTATCAAGATCGGCAGTACGAACTTCCAGAGCCTCACGTTTTCTTCTCTCAGCTTCCAGAGCATTTTCAAAATCTTGACGCATAACAGTCTCCCCCCTGAGATGAGATATCTCAAGACGAATATCATTCATGCTGTCTTTGACTTCGCTAAGCTCTGTTTGTAATAACAATTTGATCTCCGCAATAAGCTGGGCAGGTTGAATTTGATTACTCATCTTCCACCTCCTTTTCACAAACCGTATGACAAGTGTACTCTATCATTATATTTTTCACAGCTCCGTTTTTAATAGAGTTTGTTTTGGGTTCTTGTATTACAAGAAGCTGAGAGGGTTTTTGCTCTGTGACCAACTCGTTAAGTTGGTCAAGAAGGAAGATCAACCTGCCTAATCTATTCATCTGTACCTACTGTGATAATTTTTACTGGGCATGTGCATAAAACCTGCCTCTTGCCCTAAGGCACTTCGTGCGTTTAAGTGTGATTTGTGCATTGCTTGCACAGCTCTGGAGCGCATAGTCATCGCATTCTGAGTCATAAAAGCTGCCATGCTACCACTGGTGTCAATACCACGCTGTCGTTGGCGATGCTGATACCCTTGTCGAAGAATGGCTGTGCTGCCTTTAACAACGGCAGCACTAGCAGCTGCCGTGACTCCAACAGCAGCCATGCCACCTGCAATTAGCGGATTGGTAGCTGCAAAACGCAAAGGCGCAGCTCCAATAAAACCACCAATAAAAGCACCAGGAGTACCTAAAGCTGCTTGACCAATGGAAGCTCCAATGCCAGCTCCAGCGAACCTAGCCATGCCGCCAATTATGCCTGCCCCACCACCAAATGCAATCCTAGCACCAGCAGTTTTTACTCCAGTTTGAGCAATCCTAGACATAAATCCAATGTTTGCGCTAGGACCACTTGTGCCTAACGCCCCATATGCAAACCGTGCTACAGCACTAGCTGTTGCCACTTCCCAAACCGCTGCATCCTTGGCACCAGTCCATCCACCTTCCTGACCGGCCGAGTAAACATTATAAAAACTAAAAGCCCCACCTGCTGCGCTTCCAAGCATGCGTCTTCCCACGCCTTTAGGAAACATCCTTCGGGCAATATCTGGCATAACTGTTGTAGGAGAAGCATCCAGAAGTGCATTGTACCCGTGCCACCTAACACCATTAGGTAAACCCTTTACAGGCTCAAAACCTCCAGCAAGCATACCTCCTGCCTGAGCGTAATTCCGAAACCCACTTGCGTATGGATTGTTCCAGGTCTTTCCGATAGTATTTTTAAGTCCTTCCCACATTCTCACATCCTATGGTGGCCAATTGGGCTACTGCTACTTAGAGCCTGTAATGTTTTTCTTTGGTGAAGGGCCATCCGGGCCTTTCTTGCCCTAGAAAGAGCCTTTCCCGAACCATACTGTTTAAAAGCAGCTGATCGACGTTTGCTGTGAATCTGGTTGCTGGTACCAACAGTGTCAAGAGCCATAACGGCATCAAGACGACCGTATCCGTTTCTATGGCTAAGTTTATTACTGTTTTCATTACGTCCTTTTGTTCTGATGAAGCCAGCAAGATCTTGAAGCTGTTCCTGCATATAACTTGTGCTCGGGGTACTTGCAGCCGACATAATTTGTGGGCCAACATGGTCTGCCCCCACATTGTAACGACTACCTAGATCCGCAGCAAGTGCAGCCGAAGCTGGTGTAAACTGCCCTGATGTTTGGGCAGCATTCATTGCGCTTACCATCATCATTGTTCCGGCGTTCTTCACAACAGATTCAGGATTGGCCAACTGGTTAAATGTCACTCTGTTTCCAGAAGCAGCTGTATGCTCATAAAAACTACGAGCCCATGGCTGGCTCCACATACCCCTGTTAGTCTGATAGGCTCTTGTTTCAGCTTCTTTTAGCGCAGCATAATTAATACTTGCGTATTGTGCCTTTCCAAAAGGCAAATGGCTAGCTATTCCTCTTTTCACAAGTTCGTAGTTAAGGTTTCGCCCATCAGCGTAAACAGCACCCAGTGCACGACCATATGTTATTTCGTTTGGGTTGAAGATTAAATCAATATCACTGGCGCCAGCAAGCATAGCTTGGAAAGCCTGCGTTGCTTGATTGGCAAATGGTTGTGCCGGTCTATCTCCGTGTGCAACTTCCGGAGAGTCAAGGCCAGCCAGTCGGAAACTATAAGACTTATTTAAACCAAAGAAATCTTGCAATGCACCTGTGAGCCCACCTCTGCGAATTGTTACAGTATCAGCATCGTCTGCCGTAAGTTTCCAGTTCCCATCTTTAATATTGATCTTTTTCAGATCTCCTCTCATGCCGTAATCAGCACCCGCAACTGTTTGTCCACTTTTTACAAAATCATAGCCACCACCAATAAATGGACTCCAGGTAGGCAGCGAAGGCACCTTGTTTTGATAGTGTTGTGCTCCGTACTGGACACGCAACCACTTCTCTCGCTCGCGGAGCATTTCTTGGTCGATGAAAACTTGCTGAACCCCAACAGGTCCACGGTATGGTGAACCAAAGTCAGTCATGCTATGGCGTTGCTGTTTCGCAACGGCTCCCTCGGACATTCCCTCGATTTGCTGCCTGCTAACCCATTCGTCATAACCATAATGCAGAATGGATTCTGGGCGTGCAGGCTGTTGTTGAAACACGCTTGCCGTCGCTCCAATAGCTGACAATGCAGCAGCAGCGCCTGCAAATACGCCTGCACGCCCTCGTGCGGCCCTAACACCCATCTCCATAAGCTCAAGGCCAACACCAGCCTTCGGTCGCTGCAGGACCTTGCTTAAGCGTGCACTTGCACCGCCAACTTGAATTTGAGAATACTGGTTGCGCAACTGAGAAAGACGATCGTGTACATATCGATTAAGACCTTGCTCGTCCTGAGAGTGCTGACTCATGCGTTGCCAAAGCGCATCTAAATCAACCTGGTCGTAACGTCCCTCTGCACGCACGTGCCCAAGGACCTGATCCATTGTACTGTAATTTGTACGCGTACTTCTTGTGCGCCAAACCTGAGTAAACTGCCCTTTGGGTGTAAGTTGGCTTTGAGCGAAAGGCAAACCGCCTTGTCGCTGCTGAGTAAACCCTTGTTTTAAGATATCCTGCTGAGCGCGTTGCAGTCGTTTCAGAGCCTGCTCTTCCTGCAGGATCGGTGAGTGTTCTTCCAGAGCCTGGAAATACATACTGACTTGCCCTAAGACACCATCGCTACCTTCTTTCAAATATCTCTTACCTAGCTCAGTACCCTCTGCTACGTGTTGAAGAGCACTAGTAAGCTTTACCCCTCTTTCGAGAACATAGCTTTCATGAATAGCTACATCTTCTGCTGCACGGTGAACTTCCCTCATTCCGATACGCTCGGTATTGCCCTCTGCAAGAGCGTGGAGCCTGTGAGAGATATCTACACCTGTACCAAGGTAGTTTAAGTCCTTCTCTGTGAAGCCAAGTTTCTTTCCGTACGAATGGAGTGCGCGCGTCACATCCTGAATATCACGAACTGCCGTCTCCCCCGCCTTGGGTTGGTTTTGCAGGTAAGCTTTCCAAACACCAGTCCAGTCTCCATTTGCTTGAGCACGAGTACGCGCACGAGTAACTTCTGAACCAGTTACGTAGAACGGGTCGGGGCTTTGCGGATTCCATGTCTCTAATCCGGACTTGAACTGCTCAGCAGCTTCGGGACCCAGCGCCCCAAGCTGTGCGCCAACTTGCTTGCTTTCAAAAACAGCATTGGCAATCCAAACGGTCTTGCCACTCATTACCTGCTTGAGAGTTCCAAGAGCATCTTCAACACCAACCTGTTTCCCCAGGTTGGCTTTTATGCCAAGTTTTTCAAACCTGGTAGTACGAGCAGCGTTTTGAGCATTTATCTCGGCTGATGACGCTCCTAGTAAGTGCGGGTAGTGCTGAATCATACTTGCAAGCCATGGCTGCTGCTCACGCAATAGCGCCATTGTCTGTCCACGAGGAACTGGTGCTCCTGCTTGCCTCTCGACTTGAGCATGAAGTGCGTGCATCCAGTTACTGTACTTGTGTGCAGTGTATTGGTCAGCCGATGTACTTGCCAGCTTGGTATGCTCTTGTGGCATAGTCTGGATGGTTACTGCATTTGGGTTCAGTACAAAACTTTGCAAGTTGCGCGACTGCACATCCATAAAAGCCAGCTCATGCATGCCGGCACCACGTTCGAGACCAAGGGTCTCAGTGTCAAGAATAATTGCACGACGAAGTAATTCAGACACCTGTACTCCTAGTCAAATCCCATATACAAAGAAAGGAGCCATACGGCTCCTCGTGAACAGTAAGCAACCTGTTAGTCGTCTAACATAATAGCCCGATCTTCATCAGGAACACCAGTTAGGCTAGACCGAGCCGCTTCTTCAAGATATTTACGGACAGCTAAAATCTCTTTTAGGACGTTGCTGTCTTCGCGCTGTCCACCAGTCTGAAATTCGTGTTTGGCTTTAGCAGCACGTGTTTCCATAAGGCGCTCAAGAAGTCGTTCGCGCCTGCGCTCAAGTCTATCAAGCACTTCAAAAACAGGGTGAAGTTGTGTGCTGAACACCTCGTATGTAGCGTCCCCAGCTTCCTTGACGTCTTTATCTTGACGAAGAAAGTCACGCCCTTCGCCATCACGGTCACCTTCGCTAGTTATCATAAGTGCTCTGTTTTTATACATGTCGATGATAGCCAATTCGTTAACTAAGGCTAATTCAACAGGGTTGGCAGGATCAACTTCTAGGTGTTGGCAATACTCTATAATTTTTTGTCGCTGGTACATGGTCTCAAGCACACAAGGCATCATCATGGGGTAATTGCTGTCGGGACCATAGTCTCGTTTTTGTTTCTGTTTTACATCCGGAATAGGGCAGTGGTTTACAAACGGACAGCGCGAAGGCCCCTGGCACGTGAGTGGAGCAACTGTGTGCAGGCCATGGCGCATACGATTGAGAGAGTTGGTAATGCGCTGACGTTTTTCCGGAGCCATACGCTGCAGGAAATCCATATAGGCGCTTTCCTCTTCCTGAAGCCCCTGAAGTAATGCTTGCTGCTTCTCCTGTATTTCCTGCTTCTTGCTCATCTTAGGCTCAACTCCACAGTAGGTGCCTCAATTCCAAAATCGGAAACATCACCAGCCTTTAGGTGAGAGCTGGCGTCAAACAGTTCCTGAGTCTGCAGAGCCTGCTGGAGTGCATCGCCTAGCTGGGCACGATGGCGTAAATCCATCTGTTCGCTCTGAAGGACAAGTACGCGCTCTAGCAGCGCGTCTGCTGCCTGGGCATCAGTAGCTGGCCAAATAGTATCTTCAGTCTCCCAGAACCAGCCTTTATTGTAACTAAGTGTAGGGTTGACTGGTTGGCCTTGTGCCTCAAATTCAAGGGCTTGGATTTCAGTTGCTGGAATTTTCATCAAGTAGGTCCTCTGCTTCATAGGGATTGAAGTCTTGTAGTAGTGTGCTGCGGGCGCTGCATACGATCTCGCACTGTACGCCAACTACACTGAGAAGTGCTTCGCACTCGCCGTCTGTAGTGGCCATGAAGTTAATCATCTGTACGCCCAGAATGGGCTCGCCGGTACTGGCGTTGATGACCTTGGTGCCATCGGCAGTCCCATCGCTAATGATTTTAAGTTTCATTGAGTAATTTTAAAATTTGGGAAAGTTTGGGTGGAACGGGCTCAAGAGTCTTGAGAAATTTAAGTAATTCCTGTTGCTCGTTATCTACGTAGTATAACTTAATACAGGCTTTACCGTATCGGCAGTGACGCCCTCGGGGGCTACTGTCAACGAAAAACTTATACCTATAACTGTGGAAACTCATGAAAACATCATGGCCGTAGCGGCGGTGAAGTCCATGAAGTAGATTGGATAATTCGTACATACGGTCATGCTGCATACTGGTAGTATAAACGCCTACGTGTACAGGGCAACCAAATGAAATGAAAATTTCAAACACAGGAAAAGAATTGAGTGAAATGAAAATTTCGGGAACAGAAGAGTAAAAACACATACAGGACTGCAGTACCTGGTTTATTTAAGGCAGTGTAGGTAGGGTCCCTTTGTGTTCGGAGCCCACCCCGGTCTAAGTATGAGACCATTTCCTTCTTTTTTACGCACGTGGGCAATGTTGCCCATGTGTACATACCGGAGGGACACATGTGTGATCCAGAGCGGGGAGATATATTCGACATGTAAGTCGGGTATGGGAGAGCGCAAGCTCTCCCCTCCTTTTTATGGCGTGCTGAAGCCATGTGTACTGTGAGTACATGTGGTGAGCGTCGGCTGAGAAGCCTTAAGTCCTGATTACTGTGTGGTGTGTAGGCAACCAGCAGTAAGCTCTCTCCCTACACAACAATGACCCGGTATGGGGATACTCACAAAGGGCACAACCGCAAGATGTAAGACATCTGCATGTGCCTGGCAATACATACCTGCTTATGCTCCTGCAAGGAAGGAGTTAGTGAGCCCGCCACTAGGATGCGGGAGGTGACAGTACCACCGATGTACGTTAGTCAGCCTGCGACTAGGATGCAGGATAGTGTAGCCCCTACTAGGACAGGGGATGTATGAGGGAAGGTGGGGACTGCCCACGGATACCTCTGGTGTGTTGCTCACCCAGGACTGGAGCTGTACGTATGCCTAGTGCATGCGTATAGTGGCCGGATGCAACTGCTTAGGCCACTATAAGGAAGTGGTAGGTAATCTGCACCTGAAAGCAGGGACGATAGCGCTCGTACAAGCGCTAGTACACAGGTACGACCTAGTAGGACATGGGCTCAGGTAGGTAGGCATGCCTACACTGAGATGGCACTGCTACTAGGTAACATGCAAGGATAACAGTACGTCCTATACGTGCTCGCTGTGGGGTGAGATGCCCACATGTACACACTGTACAACCCGTGCACTTAAGCACATAGATGTCCTGGAGGACACCATGACCAGCAACACAATCATCGAGATCGTCAGTACATTCACCACATACCTGAACACAGGTATCGCATTCATGCTAGCTACCCTAGTAGCGCTTGTGTGTGCAGGCATCGCAGAGAAGATCATGCACGCACAGAAGACGGCACAGTACAAGGCCCCCTCTGAGGAAGAGGTCTGTGAGGAAGAGGTCATCGCCTGCATAGGCCTGGAGAGCATCAGCGCTGAGGAGTACATGGACATGGAAGATGCCTCGGTGGTGGTAGTAGAGACCGCCTATCTGACCCTGGTGGATGAGCCCGTGTACTCTGATGAGGAGTACATGGCTGAGGAAGACGCTCAGGTAGAAGAGCAGGAGATCACGCTCGAGCAGAACATGGACATGGTAGTGTGGACAGTGAGTCGGAAGATCCTGTCTGCGGTCAAGTTCGTCAAGGCTCTGGTAGAAGCACCTGCTCGTATAGCCAAGCTGGAGCAGGAGATCGCCGAGCTGAAGCAGAACAACTTCGACTTTGACTTTGACTTCTATGCTGACGTGAGTGAAGATGAGGGCGTCGAGCAGTACAGGCGCCAAGCGTAAGGGCATTTGAAAGGCAGCCCACTGGAGGCTACCTTTCTTTTATGGCCTCACAAGGATATGCATTTCGCATGTTCGGGCCATACCAAAGGAAGCACAATGCGCACCATCACCATGACCGACGCCGTTCTCGCCCTCATCACCGACGATGCAGACAGGGAGTTGATGTCTAGCATGAAGGACAGCGAAGCCCCTGAGGACATCATCAAGGATATGCTGACTGAGGGGTCCTACAGCCGCCTGTTCGCAGGCAACAACCATGCAGTCGCAGAGCTGCATATCACTGACAACAACAACGCTCAGGAGAGCACCATGATCGAGACCAAGACCACCAAGACCGCCACCCTGTCCTACATGGGCATAAGCTTCGAGATCACTACCAAGATGGACAAGGCATTCGCTGACAAGACAATCACGGCTGAGGACTTCCCAAACCTGTCCAAGGGCATGCTGCTACAGATCGCTACCTGGCAGAACGAGCACGTCAACGCTCAGGACGTGGAGACCCCTGTGGCGGAGACCCTCACCCCTCGGCAGATGTTGAGCAAAGCTTACAACGCCCAGCTCTCGGCCAAGCAGAAGACCTGGCTGCGTGCCAACAACCGCTACAAGGGCATCCACTTCGAAGACATGGGAAAGGGTCGCTTCAAGATCCGGTTCGCCAACTTCAGCACCAAGAGCAAGAAAACCCTGGAAGGCGTGTTCCAGAAGGCTGCTGATGCCAACAACTGGTACTGCAAGGTGCAGGCATCGCACGTGTACATCAACATGCACCTCGGCTAGTAGCTGAACATTGAAAGGGCACCCACAGGAGGTGCCCTTTTTCTATGGACACTCAAGTCCATGCCTTGGAGGGCATTATGACAACCAACAACACACTGCCTTGGCGCACAGCCGGATCTCTTCGGAACAACACAGTCAAGATCGTAGACAGGCGTGCAGCCTACGACTCAAACTGCGAGCGTGCCTGCGGCGAATGCGCGGAGTGCAATCGGGCCTGGAACAAGGCTGAAGTCTTCAAGCAAGATCGTGCTGACCTGCACATCCGCATGTGGCGTGAGCGTGGTGGGCTTATTCCCAACGCGATCGTAGGCTTTGTGCCCTTTGGGCAGAAGAGCTGTGGGTGCATAAGACATTTAGAAGATTGCATGTGTAGGATGGTGATAGAAGGTGACATTACGTTCTAAGCCTTGAGAAGGTAGCCCGCTGGAGGCTACCTTCTCTTTTATGGCACTTACGCCATGATCAAGGAGATCAACATGACAAAGAACATTACCCTCGCCCTAGCCCTCACTGGTTGCGGCGATGCAACCTATGGCAAATATGAAGACTCGTTTAAGGAAGTCGACGAATCCAGAGTCCAGGTCGAAGTGCTAAGCACTCAGTGTGATTTGATAGACTTAAGCTACGATAGCACGCTAATCATAAGTGCTACCCACTGGACCAGCAACGGACTTCGAGAGCCGATAGGAGGCTGGTGGGAGGGTGAGAACGGAAACGTTCTGCTTCAAGGCTGCGAAGCCAACGTGGAGATCGTTTGGCTTGAACGGTAGGCAGTTGAAGGGTGGTGCAAGCCACCCTTCTCTTTTATGGCAATCAAGCCATGTCCTGGAGGACATTATGACCAAGACCGATATCGCTACAACCCTCGCTGTTGGGGCATTCTTCTTCCTGTTCGTCGGGATTCCCACTGATGACGGCCTGTACTTCGGCTACTTCTGGAAGCTCGCCCTCTGGCTCAGTGAGGTGATGTAGTGAGGAACAGCAGGTCTGTCCTGTGGTTTGCCGCAGGGTGTCTGCTGTTCATGCCTGCATTCACCCCTATGATGGTCGACGTTCAGTTGACTGTCTGGATGTTCGTGGTGGACATGATCAAGCCCAACCCAGCACTGCTCTTCGGCTCCCTGTTCTACTGGCCTGTGCTCATCGCACTTACAGGCTGGTACTGGGTGTGGAGGGCAGTACGATGGGTCTTCGGCGATGAAGGACCTCTCCCCAGGTTCTTCAAGCTGTTGGGGATAATGTGGGCTCCTGTCTATGTTATCCCCGGCATCGTCATCATCAGTCTCCTGGGTTGGCTCATATGCTTCTACAAGGCATATGAGATCCACCTGGGGGACAAGAAGGATTCGTGAGTACAAGACATGTCCGCGAGTACTGTTCGCACTGCAGGTGTGAGCAGTGGTGCACACTTAAGGGATGGGGCCTCTACTGTGATGCGAAGGATCACTTCGTTCGTAGTAAGAGGGCCGCCAAGAGGAAGGCTCCTACATCCACAAGTATGTACAAGGATGTGCGCGGACACATTAACGATACATTCAATGGGCGTGGGACCTACACCTGGGATGAGCTGATCATCTGGTGTACTCGCACACACTTCAATGACCTCAAAGGCTTCTGCGAGGACATGAGGGAGGTAGAATGTTCTACGTCGTGAATCAGTACGACGAAGAGACTGACCTGAAAGCTACGAGCTGGAAGGAAGCTTACAAAGAGGTTCGGGAGATGTTCCCGCACTTCTACGGAAAGCTGAACTCAATCATCTTCAAGAGATAGCATTGGAAGGGCACTAGAAGGTGCCCTTCTCTTTTATGGCAATTCCTGCCATGTCCTGGAGGACATTATGCGTAACAGTACAACAGATCGCCTCGGTGCAGAGATCACCAATCAGTGGCGTGCGTTCAAGGGCACAAAGGCAGAGTTCATGGCTCAGCTGGAAGGCGTCACTTTGGACCAGCAAGTCATTACGTACGTCAATCCGCTGATGAAGCACATCAAGCAGCAGTTCATGCCATGGGCAGCTGGGATGGAGATCAGCTTCTACTGCACCATCGTCCGTGGCCGCAGCTTGATCAGCGTATACAGCTATGGCGACAGTGACTGGCATTGCAAGTACTGAGATAACATTGAGCGGGGGCCTTCGGGCTCCCCTCTCTTTTATGGTACTCCGCTTTGGACCTGATGGTCCGGGACTCCGCTGTCCGAGATGACTAGAGGACCAACCATCAGGAGGGGCGTGGCTCGCGCAGCTCGCCTTCTTCAAGGATTTCGCGCACTAACGTCCAACATGCTGGAGGGCATAATTCATGGACAGACCAACCAACGAAGAGCGCTATAACGCGTTCGCCAAGAACAACATCATCAGCAACCACATGGACCTCGTATGGGGCATCATGGTTGGCTTCGACCTGGCACCAAGTGTCAGGACATACTGCGCAGCGCTAGGAGAGGACTTTGAAGTAGAGGCTCTCGAGCATGACCCCATGGGTAAGCTCATCCTTAATCACGTAAGCGATCTGTGGGAGCAGCGGAAGGCCGAGAAGCTGGAGAAGAGGTGGGCCAAGGAGGTGCGGCGTGTTGCACGTCGCGCCGCATACGCTGACGCTTCGGAGATCAAGGCGAGTAGTCGTCGTGATGGCACCGTGCGATTCTCCTTCGATACTGCCATGGCCTGCATGGGCCTCATGGCAGAAATCCTCAACTACGAGGGTGTCTCTCAAGAAGAGCCTGTGGTTCTGAATTTACTTAATCGCCTCCCCTTCGTCAAGAACGAGAAGGGTAAAGAAACTACCAGACAGCATGATGTTCCTATTAGTGAAGCTGAGAACTTCGGCACCTGTGGTTACGAGCTATACCAGCTCAAGACCCTATGGAACTCGAAGATCACCGAACTGTGGGACATCTTCGAACGTTGCCTTCCTACCGCAATTGATCGAAGCAGCTATCATCGTCGGATGCGTGCTCCACTCATCCCCGGCGGCTTCTTGGCTGCGCAGCGCGTCCGCGTCGGCGAACTGCATGTGCGTGGCAAGTCCATGCAGGCTGATGGTAGTGGGTGGTATGATCCTCACCACGAGGACATGGCTGACCTCATGGCAGAGTACGGTCCTGTCGGACTGCAGTACACTGCCGTCAACCCCATCACCGGTCACTTCTTCAAGGGTATCATATACCCAATGGAGAGTATGAATGACTGCGGTGAAGACACTGCGGCCATCCAATTCGACCATCTGCAGGTCAAGGGCGCCAAGAAGGCTGCCCACAAGACGCTTGCCAAACTTGATCCTCGCGGACTGCTGGCCGGCGCATTCATGCTTGACGGTGTTCACATCGGCATCATGAAGGCCAAGACCACGATCGGTAAAGTCTCGGGCTGCTTCGAGACCTTGGAGAACATTGGCCCTAACCCTGCTCACTATGAGAAGGGAAAGGGCAGTGCCAAGTACATCCGCGATAAGCTTCGTGTGGCTAAACTCATCGCAAGTCTGACTGCTGAGTCAGTCAATGCCATTGGTGAGCTTGGCCCACAAGGCCTGCTCGGTCGTGCCACCCGTGACGATCCTCACCTGCGTCGTTTGGCAGAGTTCATCGCTCTGGCAAACGGCAAGGGAGCGGGCATCAACCCGCTCGGCATTCCGCTGCTGGCTTCTAAGCTGCGGGAGAGCTTGAGTCGTCGCATGTGGGGTCCTGCCAATGGTGCAGGTATCGATGGCAAGTACCCGATGGTCGTGATTGACGCAACCCTGAAGCCAGGGACCTGCGTCATCGCTGGCTACAAGACCGGCACCAAGCTCGCATGCTGGCGTTTCCCCACCGTTCTCGCCCAGTCCTTGCTGGTTCTCGAGGTCGTTGGTGGCAAGCGTCATCACCGCGTGGATGATAAGGTTGTTCGCAACCTCATATACATGAACCCGCATGACATCACGACATGTCAGCAGGGTGACGACGACGGAGATGAAGTAGGTATCTCCGATGACCCACGAGTCATCGAGTTGTTCAATCATAAGATCGACAACGGTGTCTACCACATCGAGCCCACGTCTGAGAAGCTCGTTCACCTAGCCAGGGAGCCAAAGGGCAAGGAATATTTACGAAAGAACCCAATGGGGCCAGTTGGTCGCATCACTATCTGGCGTGCAGCTCTGCTCGCCGTTGGCGATTATCAACTGGCACGTGCCTTCAGTGTCCTCATCCAAGAGGCCATTGACATGCAGAAGAACATCGTCCGCATGACACACCCCCTAAAGGCCTCCAACCTTAACAACTGGTACAAGAATCGTAATGGTGAGTATCACATCCACTACAAGTGCAACGGCAGTGCAAACTGTCTCTGCACCGAGCGAGTGGATGGGAAGTGTCCCAATAAGGATAGCGGCTACCTGACGGACAACTGGCTCCAGGAAGAGCCAGGTTTCGACATGGACGTAGTTGAGGATGTCTACAAGAACGCCCTCATTAGTGCGGGTTGCAGCAGAGTCGTAAAGACCAAGGGTGGCGGGACGAAAGTCATCGCCGGCTGGCCTCTTGGCTGGCGTAACCAGGCTCGCATCATCGAGCTCGGAGACGGCAAGAAGGGTGAAAACCCTATCCGAAAGGCAGTGGCTCTAGACAACTGGAAGTCCTGGCGCGAGAAACAGGATGGTGAGTTCAGTAACTGGGTCCACGTGGCCCACGACCTGGCCATGATTCGCTGGCGCCAATGGCACGACAGCTTCAAAGTGTCAGAGGAAGTACCTACCAAGGACGTCCTCCACAAGATTCTAACTGCCCTGGGCTCCCCGCTCAAGCCACTACCAATCACGTGGCAGCAATACGCAGAGAAGTCGCACAGGAGTAATCCTGACCCCCTCCGGGTCCGTGCTGGCATCATTGCCTATGGCGCTGATATGAAGCGGATTCGTACCGAGGGAACCAAGGATGAGGGAAACCTCACTGGTCCAGTCGACGAATCAGCGAGAATGGCTAGGATTGACAACATCAGGGCTCACCTGGAGCTAGCGCTCAGCAACCTTAGTCCCCAAGAGCTTCTCACCGTATGGGAGAAGGAACTGACGGACTGCTGGTACTACGGTAGGCAGGGTAAGCCTAAGTGTTACACAACAGACAAGAAGTCCATTCCAGAAGGAGTGAAGTTCTACACAGCAAACAAGCCCAACTACGCCTTCATGGCCCTGTGTTCCAGACACTCGGCAATCATGAAGGTCTTGGGCATGGAAGCTTCAGAAGCCTGCAGCTGGACCAACGAGAAGCGTTTAGTGTCGTACGTGAAGTGGTGCCGCGCCCAACCTGACAGCTACAAGGCTCTCTCAACGATTATCCGAGGCAACAAGGGTCATCTGAGGGATGTCCACGATGAGAACGGCAAGCATCTGCATCTCACTGAGTGCAAAGAATGCACATCTCGGCTCGAAACCGCGCTGGTTCGCTCTATCCGGAGTGACCGCACGGCAGACGAACAGGAGAAGACAAAGACTCTCATCAGCGCAATGAATAAGCTTCCACACGAAACTGTGGAAGGCACCCAGCAAGAAGAGCCTGCGTACGTAGAAGTGTACATAGATGACAATCCATACGGTTAGGCGTGCGTAGCACGCCGTATTGGGCGAGTGGGTCGTGCCGCTCGTCCTCCAGCCTGAGTGTGGGCCCAAACGGGCCCCCTCTTTATTTACAACCAATGAGAACCAATGAGAGCAACCTACGAGAAGACGTTCAACGTCATCGTAGTAGAACTCTCTGCAGAAGAGGCCGAGAAGTACTGCGCAGCAGAAATAAGTGAAAGACATATGGACCTTGAGAAGCAGGGAAACACCTACTATTACACAATTCCATGCGGGAACAGATTCTACCAAATGACTCAGCGTCAAAAGGGTGGTATTCAACCATGGGGGCCTGACTACCTTCGTCAGGCTATAAGAGCAGCCGTGGCAAACAGGTTCGTAGCCTGGGAAAGCCAAACGGGCCAAGAACAATTCAAGAAATACAAGTCCGAGTGGAATAAAGTGTTCCAAAGTCTACTCCGGAACGTACGCTTGAAATTCCCAACGGGTCGGCACCCACGTGGCCGACTCAACAAGAGTGAGTACAAGTTTCGCGAGCAATGGCGAGATAAATACGTTTGTAGCCGATAGCTACAAGAATATGGGGTCCGTAGGACCCCTTATTTTATGACTCAGTCCAGGAGGGAAAATGCCCATCAAAGTCGCGCACAACCTGCACTCACCATACTCAATGACTAACTTCAAAGTCATTGAGCTTTCACCAGAAACCCTTGCTAAGCTTCTCGGCAACTTGGCAGCGAAGCACGGCTTGTATGGTCAGGCACCAAACGAAGATGTAACCATTATGGGTTACATCTTCAACAACGGCATCGCAGTTAACGTGCAGCACTGAGCCCCACTCTGCAACGTTTCGGAGAATACATGAAACTCATCGCCACACTCCTTTGTATGGCTCCCGCAGGGAGCCCTCTTATTTGAGACATTTCGTCCCTCACAACCGGAGCCCACCATGTCAGACCCTGCAGACAGCAACCGCCTTGCATTCGCCATTGCCAGCTTTATCTTTGGCGGAGGTATGATAGCTACCGTCGTAGCATTCACCGTCGTTCCCTTGTCGGAATTGATGACTTGGACGATAACTATCCTCCTGCCGGTCAGCGCAATCCTCATCGGAACAGGCCTCGTCACCAAGAGCACCTGGGACATGCTGTCTCAGGGAGTGAAGAAAGGCAAGCTCGACGAGCAAATCAAGCACTGGACAAGCGTGCTGGAGAAGAACCCAGAGGCGACAGTCGACAACACAATGTACAGCTAGTCTGAGGGCCCCGTAAGGGCCCTTTTTTTATGAGACCCGTTCCTGGGTTTTACAACTACTTGGAGAGCTATCATGCCAGTCATCACCCCCACCGAGAAGAGCTTCACAGTCGGCGAAGAAACCTTCGAAGCAATCTTAGAGCGCGTCAGGGACTCTCTCCACGAGAGCCTGCAGTGCGACATCCGCATCATCCGGAACGAAGCCAACGGCAACTATCAGTTGTCGTTCGACAACAGCCTCTTCGTCGGGGTGAATCGCAACCTTCCTCGTGAAGAGAACGATCGTCGTCGCAGCCAGGCCGTCGGGAAGCGCTTCGCACTCCTGGGTGCCCTGACCAACGAGTTCGCCAAGCTCGGCCTGGAGTTCGGCAAGCACCTCGCGCCGCGCGATACCCGTCAGTCTACGGATGCCGATGGGAACCGACGATGGACCGCAACGACGCAGTTGTGGATTAACATCCCGAACGCACAGAGTGCCGGAACAGCAGCTCCAGCCGCTACAGATGAAGACCTGATGGCCAATGCTTTGGCCATCAACTCTGACAAGGCCGATGCCATCTTGGAGAAGGAGTCCAGCATCAATGCCGATGGCAAGCTCACGACCCTTGCCAGGGCTCGTCTGCGGGCACTCATCGCCAGCTCGATGACCAAGGACGTCCCTGCACCTACACCTACACCTACAACCGAGACTGCAGAGTCCAACAACATGCCGACCGACTAAGCATGTCCCTCCCTCGGGAGGGTTTTTATTTACCTAGGCAAGCAAAGCTTGCCCTGTGTATAGAGCCAGCCCCCCAACGGGGGGCGAACCCCCGATAGGGGGTGAGCGGAGTCCACTCCACTCTTTTTAGCTTATCTGAGCATGACTCGAACGCAGTGAGAGACTTCTAAACCCTCGATGCAATCTTCTTAACCTTATCCAAAAAGAACTCCCTAGAATGGTTGTTCTTGGCCACGTTACAGAAACAACAGCAACTTACCAGGTTGTCGACTTGGTAACCCACATTATTGTCCACACGATCAAGACCCACGGTTTCCACTATATCTCCACAGTATGCACAAGGTTTTTGCCAGAAACTTTTGAACTCTTCCAAGGCAAGACTCCAATCCTTACCCCTATCTAAAGCACTTTGCTTACACTTCTTATATCTCCCCACTGCGGATTTCCTATAGGTATAGTTGTACTCTCGTCTCTTCTCAGGAGGAAAGTACTTGGCCCGAGAAACCTTGGCGCAAGGTCTACATTTTCCCATCAAGCCATCTTTAGCTGCGCTATTCCGACCATATTCCCCCACAGGCTTAAACCTCTTGCAATCATAACATTGCTTGAGTGCTACTCCGTCTATCGTCTTGTGTCTTGTACTAGTCTTCATAAGCTCACCGTAAACGAATTAAAGACATAAGTCAACTTTCAAGATGCTGGAAATCTCATATTAAACAAAACTTGTCGAAATAGACACGAAATGAGTCTCCCTGGGAGACTCTTGTTCTAAACTGCACGAAAGTGTTAGAAACCGGTCTCTTTTGCTTAGAAGTGATACAAGTAGGAGAAGTTTGAAATAGGGCTTAGCACCACGAACCATCATAAACCATCACAAACTGTTTTTCACCTAATTCCACGAACATACAAGCACTCCTTCCGCTCCCTCCAACGTTCCTGACGCTAAGTACTTGTACTTACTGCGTTTCCACACAGGGCCTAGAACCTCGCTTTCAACAAGTAAGGAACTGCACCTACCACCATGGCGACAAAATGTCCACAAGCATCGAAATCTACGGCTGGCCGCCCCAGCACAGCCGGGGACACTGGTACAGGCAAGTACGTACACAAGTACCTGCCTCCAGGCTCTCCAGAGCTCGAGTTCGTGATGAACTCGACATCCAATACCCAAGTGGAACTACAATCCGAGTACGAGTCTTTGCTATCCGGAGAAATCTCTCTACTGGTAATCAGACTCTACAAGTAGAAGCTAGTCCTTATGGACGTAAACTACATAAGCCTGTGGAGGGGATAAAGGTGCCCGCGAACTACAAACACGCGAGGAAACGATGAACTTCCAAGAAATGCTTGCTGAAGCAACTCGACTTGAGGTCGAGGCTGCAAAACTCCGGACGAAAGCCAAACCACTCATTGGCAAAGCATTCGTCGACCTTCTTCAAAAGGGCTGCTGGAAGATCCGGAACGAAACTCTCTGCCCTGCCGACTCGGCTACTCGCAAAACAGCATACACCCTAGCGCAGGCCACTGGTGTCACCTGGTATCACGAGGCATTCAGCTTCTACTACGAAGAACTGCAGATCGAAGGCAAAACCGACGATGGAACTGTAACCTTCGATATCTACAAACTTGCCAAATTAACCAACCTGCGAATCATCAACAGCAACAAGTGGATTCGCGCTGAGATTACTGAAATCAACAGACAAGCAGACGACCTACAAACCAGCCTTGTGAAACTTCTCTCTGAGCGAGACAAATTCATATCCATGCTCACTAAGGAAAAACGATGAGAAACTTCACCACCATCGAACGAGGAACTGTCAATGACATGCCGTATTACGTGGCACGTCGACACTCAGACGGATGGACAAGATGCTGGATCAAACGAGGCGATCGCAACATCCGTCGATCCATGAATTGGCTTCGCAAGCAGAAAAAGCTCAACACCGTTACAACCCACTGGAAAAAACAATGACCAAAATTCAAAAGGTCAAGGAACTACGACGTCGTACCGGATGCTCACTCTCTGAAAGCATGATGGCTCTACGACTTCATCACTACAACCTACAGGCTGCTACTACCCAGCTGCAAACAGGTAGTAGGAACTTTACTGCAATCCTAATCGACAAAATCCTGGCCTTAGAAGCCAGGATACAAGAACTAGAGGAACAATGAAACTCAAGAAACAAACTCCTCGACGTATCAGGCGTCGAGGATACGCTCTCTGCTGTAGGTGCGGGTGCGTTCTTCCGTCCACTAGCACCTGTTGCTATGCTTGTACTATCCAAACAACAGCAGGACCACCTCATGCCTCTACTTAGAGCAATTGCAGTAGCAGGAACAACAATTCTTGGTTTCGCCTTGCTCGCAGCTCTCAATGGCCACGAAATCTCTTTCATAATCTACATTCTCACTCCCCTGCTGACTGGTGGTGTCAGCACCATCCCAGAAGAACTATGAGCAACTATGAAAGGGCTTGGAACAACTACATCATGTGGTGGCCCCTCAACCAAGAATGCACAAAGTGCATTCACAAACAGAATATCGAACTCAAGGACATGCAAGCCCTCGGTATGTTCACCAGCGTGCAAGTACTGGATGACAAAGTCACCGGCTACGAAGCTAACGAAACCTCCCTGCTCTATCATGCAAGCAAATGCAAACTAAACAGGTTCCTGTCTCCTGGCTCCAACTGTTCTGGAAAGCAGAATAAAACACAAACCTCAACGAGAACCTAATGCATATACCAAACTACTGTGGCATGGCTATCCATAGCTACAATTGTATCAAGCATGGAAGCAACCCAAGTTCCTACCCAGCCAGTGGCACAGTCATGCTTCATGACAGCATGACATTTACCTTCATAGATCCGTCTGGCAAAATTCACATATGTCCAATAGCTGGCGCTATTCTTATGAATGTAAAAGAAGTGGAAAACAGAGCTACAAGATATTCTCCCGCGTAAATCCATGGCACCCGTAGGGTGCCTTCTCTTGTGAGATTCAGACTCAGGAGAGAACAATGAATCCATTCGATAACCTAATTGCTGTTGCAACCTACAGCAACTACTCAACCTGTTTTATCAAAGAGCAAGCTGACAAGCACAATAAGCTACAGAAAGAAAGCATGTGGATGTGTGGTGCGCGCGACGGTAAAGATATCTTAAACCTCAGCCGTGTCAACGACGTTGTTTACCTGTTCACTCGTACTGGCACTGAAAACACAGTCCAGCGTCTTCCTGGCGAACACAGTGCAGGCAAGCGGGAGCTCATCAAGCGCTTATTTCGCGCCAAATACAATTGAAAACAGGAGGCCACAGGCCTCCTTCTTCTTTGAGCACTAACAGTTCTGGAGAATCAATGAAAGAACTTACAAAACAGCTGCTGCTCGAAGCCGCTGAAGCCCTCGCGCAATGGAATCACGGACAGGGCGTTAGCTGCGACAAAGATCTTATCCACAAGCTAAGAGAACACACCAACCCTCCCAAGCCCGTCTGGACAATCCTTAGTGGCTGCATTGTCCTTGGTGACACAGTACTTGGTTGGCACTGCCCAAACTACCGAGGCGAAGGTCCACCGATTTGCAACTACGAACTACATGGCGAAGACCAGTGTTCGTACTGCGGTGAACCAGACGAGCGCAAGTAACCTGCTCTCTACATACGCAGTTTGTAATTAAGGCACCCCACTGGGTGCCTGTTCTTTATGAGCAAACTAATCTTGGGACTACCATGAACCTAATCGAACTAAATACCATCTCAACAACACGCTACCCATCGGGCATTGAGCTGACATACTCTAATGGCAATACGCTGTACTTGCCATACTTCAGTTTTGTGACAGTTGGAGTAGCTGCTGACAACTGGCTGGAGAACTCATGAACAAAGAAGAAAAGATTCAATATCTTATGTTCCTGACGAATGAGCGAGAAGCTCTTTGTTGGGCAGCTTTGGAAAGAAACTACCTAGACACAGAAGCAGCCTATAAGGACATCACCGGAAGAAGCCCAGTAGGGAAAATAGCAAAGATAAGATACTTGTGCCGCAACGTAGACATAAGTCTAAGAGAAGCAAAAGTTTCTCTAGAAAAAAACAACGACGACATAGAACTCACGTACACTCAGTTAAAGCCGTCAAATCTCAGAGAGAGAGTTGCAATCTTAGAAGCTCAAGTAAAAGCACTTCTTGCTGAACGCCAATAAGAACCCTTGAAAGGGTTCTTTTCTATGAGTACGACTGCAACTCATGGAGCAACTATGGAACTAACCCCACAAGAACTAACTCTCTTTGCAGCCAGCGCTAGTGCAGCTGGCTACTTTCTCAAAAGCTATTTGCTCTACAGAAAGAATAAAGCCATACCTCCTAATGGGCTTCAAGGAGAAATCTATCCACAAGAACACTACCTGTTTGAAAACAGATATGTCACTATCCAAGATGTCCATCAAGACTATCTTGACATACACCTTTATGAAAAAACTCCTAGATATGACCAGCATACCATTGAAGTTTATCAAAACTCTTTCAGAAAATCAGCAATACGAGTAACTGCAGACCAAATAGCACAAGAAGTAAATATGCAAGCAATACTTGCTGCTAAACATACCAATGACATGCTAGCTGCATATGCTGAGCTAGATAACTAGGGAGGCAAAGCCTCCCTTGTGGAACAGGAGATATTATGACCACAATAGCAATCATTGGTAGTGCCGGCAGAAAAGACGACGCGCAACACATGAGTCCAGAACTCTACAGACGTATGTACGCTGCAACTCGACTGCGTATGTACCAGTGGAAACCCACTCGACTTATTAGCGGTGGGGCAGCGTGGGCTGACCATCTAGCCGTTCAGCTATACCTACAAAGACACGCACAAGCACTCAAACTCGTGCTGCCTGCCTACTTCAAAGACTGCAAGTACCTAAGTACAGGATATCGTAGTCCAGGAGGAATCAGCAATTATTACCACAAACTCATGAGCGACGTGGTCGGGTACAACACCCTCTCTGACATCCAAGCTGCCATTGACCAAGGTGCAGAAATTGAAGTCATTCCTGGATTTAAAGCCAGAAACACACCAGTAGCACATGATGCAGACTATATGCTGGCCATGACCTTTGGCACCAGCAGTGGCTACTACACACAAGGTACACCTGGGTATGTACAGCCTGCAACAGCTGGGTTGAAACTCGGAGGCACAGCCGATACGTGGTTCAAATGCAGAAATGCCCGCGCAAAATATCACAAGAACCTACACGAGCTATTGTAACTAAGGCCCCCGTAAGGGGCCTTCTTCTATGAGTACTTACACTCATTCGCCACGGAACCACCAATGCCAAACCCCGTACCTACTTGGATCTCCAGAGATCCATATCCACCACAAATCCTTAAAAGCCGAGCTGGCTACTACATTGGCACCAAGACCCCCGAAGGCATGCCTTACGCCCGATGGACCAGCTACACCTCTAAAGAACAGTGCCGAGCATGGATCGATAGCGGCAACATCCCATACAGGTTGCACCCTTGAACGTCCAACAAATGGTATGCCTCGCCATGGACAATAACTGGCCTGCTGAAAGTCCAGAAGCATGGGAAGCAGCATGGACAGTAGGTGGCATTCAACACACCATACAAGCCCTGGGTGATGCACCATCAAGTACGAATATGTCATCCAACATGAAGATGACAAGTTCGCCCTGACTCTTAAAGGCAGTGAATACTGGCTAGCAAACTTCTCTGAAGGCTTCAACGACAGAAACACCAAGTAGCAATCAAACTAACCCAGCCCCCATCAGGGGGCTTACTTATTGAGTATTTCCACTCTATTCTCACAAGAGTCACCATGAAACTTCAAGTCAATGACAGCATCGTTACTCTACCCACCAGCTGTGCTTGCGGTGGTAATACTGCCTATTTTCTTAAGCGCGCCAATGGTACTAAAATCAGCATCGGCTGCACTTGCTGCACTGCCATCAGCATCAACATTAAGCAGCAGTCAACACATCGCGCCTATGGCAAAATCCTCATTGCAGGTACATGGCATTGCAGCCCCACATACAAGGGGAATGTCTACCATTGTGGACAAATGATCGCAACATGGTTTAGTACCAAAGGTCAAGAAGTAGACAGCCCCTGGGCTGTCTACTACAAGCCTATCATCGGTGGCTCCTACAAACTGCTATGTGAACAACACAATGGAGCTGCACTCCTACACAAGCACAGTTTCGAACAAATCTCTAGTGAAATACAAGACCTGCTAAACAAACTCTCTGACCTAGAGTACATCAAAAGCCAATGCCAGAAGTTGAATCAACATGGTATGGCCATATGGGCAACACTTCCAAAACTCGATCCACCTTTCCAGCTGGTTCGAGACGCTGCCACTATGGGGCTTCTTAACGTAAAAGGCGGCAAGATGTTTCTCACGGAAACAGGCCTTGCTTATGCTGACACCAGCACTGAAGGCTTCAACAGCAGAAAAGCATGGCACGGCTGGACGTGCAACAAATACTGATGAGCAACAGAAGAAGAACAGAACGCATTCAAGCTCGCGATGGTTCACGATGTTGCTGGTGTGGGTACCTGCTTTGCAATCGCACAGAATATACTCCTGACCAGCAACATCGCATTGCTACCCTTGAACACGTAATACCACTTAGCAAGGGTGGCAAAAACAGTGATGGCAACTATCGCGTTGCATGTCATGACTGCAACACCGTTCGTCAAACAGGATGGAAACCTGATGAAATAGTATACTATAAAAAGTGTCCACTAATTCATTTCTTAAAACGTATAAAACACCCTGTACGTAAAAAGTTTTGGTTGCCAACACGAAGCCGACCAAAAACACCTATCCTGCACCTGGTTAACACATGGCAACATACTCTCTCTACCTCCTAGAAGCCGATGAAATAAAGCTTATTAAGAGCTCTGTGGATCCAGTGGAAATACGTAGAATTTCCAGAAGCAAAAAACTGCAAAAACGCGCTTCACGCCAAGGGAACAAACTTTGGTGTGAGCGTGACAATCGGGTTCTCAGACTCGACCGCCTTGATAAAATCTGCTATCAACTCTGGCTTCAGCACCCAACACACCATACGCCCTGGACCTAATCATGACAAATGTCCGTTTCGGCATCATCTCAGTAGCCTTGATAGCACTCCTGGCTGCTGCCAGTATCGATGGCTATAGCTTTAAGCTTATCAATGACAATTTAGAAGAAATCAAAGGACACATCATGCTTCATGATAGTGAAGCCTGCGTCATTCAAAGCGAAACGCTTGCTAACGAAGAGCTGGCTATCCAGCTTGTCCGTGCATGTGTCAAAACCCACCAAGAGCGCACCAATGCCAAAATATCAGAGCTACGCTGAGCGAAATCGACATGGCTGCTGCGCAGTTACACGCTGCGAAAATCCACTTGACCCAGAAAATACTTGGATCAACAGCCTTAATGGCAATGAATATTGTGAATCATGCAAAAACTGGTTCTACAACAATCACGATCGCCATGCAAAAGGCCTTGTTAGAGCCTGGAGTAAGAAGCAAACCAATTGAAGCTAGAGCGGGCGTAGCCCGCTTTTTATTGTGAGTATTTGTGGTGGTCCATACATGCTTTTAGAGAAGCCCTATCCCAGGGGCTTCTCTTTGAGGACTTTGCGCCTCCCAACAAAGGACCACCATGATACCACTCACAACAAAACTCCTAGGAAAGAATTTTACAACTGCAACCCTAGGAAAAGTTTTAGGATCGCACATTCATGTCAGCGACATAGGGGCAATTCAAGAAGACGGTAGAAGAACCGCTGATCAAGCAGCATATACCGACTCTACGGAAACTATGGCTATGCATGTCAGCCAAACAAGAAGAGACATTGCACTGCGCTCACATATGTACGAACGCGCTGCTCTTAGGGCAGTAGATGCCAGCCTGGCCGAACCAATTAGACGCAGTGCAGCACAACGAGCAAAACAAATAAAGCAAAAACAAAAAAGAGAGCTTGAAGAAGCTCTCGGCTCCCTGGTTACAGAAGCTAGATGTAAAATAGCAAGAAGAGACATTCCATGGATCTTAGCTTACAGCCAAATGCTAAAAGGCGATGAAGGTGCCTAAAGTGCGTAAGTTTCTCCGTCAATTTCTAGAGAATTTGAACAGATTGCAACACATGAACTTGCCATAAAGTTCCAAGGAGACATCTTGTATGCACTAAGATTAAAAAGCGTCACCAAGCCAGGTGCTTGGGCCTATATTAGCTTATGGACAGGAACCAGACTGTATCGTTCCGCCTACAGCAAACTAGAACTTGCGACCCTTGAAGAAGCAACTTCCCTGATCCAAGAGATTAAAGACGCTTGGGAGTCAGGTCGAATCACTTCCTCAAGACTTACAAGTGAACGAATTAACTCAATTGAAATCTACAAGCTCCCATATTAAAAGGAGCTAAGGGTGATCTGTAGTTTAGAGACCTTTAAAGTTAGTAGCGTTTCGGCAACCTACTCATGGAGATAACCTTCCAGCAAGTCTCACTTGGGGAATCATGGATAAAACACAGGAAAAACTATCTGGATTTGGGGTTCAAATCCCCTTCAGATCACCCACTCTTAACAAACAATCAGGACGACTATGGTAACCATTGCTACCACAATTGGAATCTTACTTTTTATCTTTGGATTGGCGGTACTATTCCTTACAGCCCGCCTGCCCAGTAGCAATACTGGAAGTGGAGTCGGAGCTATGGCGATGCTAGCCACAATAACTCTCTACTTCATTAGTGCTGGCATTATGGTCGCCAGCACCATACCGTTTGGCATAGCACTATATGCAGCCGGATACACCTTTCCTGCTATCCTTATAGGAGGTTTCGGATTTCTAACGATCGCTGCAAGTTTGTACTTTTGGTTTAGATAGTGCACAGTCCAGATCACCCTCTGCATTCAGTATATTGCTTTTTCCAAATACTTTGCGTAGTGATGATCTTAGCAAGTGTTTTTACTCAATGCTAAATCACCCTAACCAACAGGAAAAAGAATGAATCTCAAAGCATTCGCACCATACACCCTGGATCCAAGGACCTGGGGGTCCTGGGTCCCATCAAATCTCTTGCAAAAACATGCTTATGGTAACGAAAATCCAATTGCCATTGGACACGCTCCTGGAACTGGTTGGTTTATACTAACTAAAGATCCAGAAGAACGAATGCTCTTTTGCGAACACGAAATAGAGCCAACAATCAACAACCCAGCTGAAATCAACTGGGGAGTCTGTGGTTTCCCAAGCCTGGAAGGCTCATGTTTAAATGCAATGGCATTGATAACCATTCTGAAATTCACTCCTGCAGCAATGAAACAAGTGCTTGGCATGAGTGTCGGAAAAATCAGAAACATTAAAATTCACAATCGAGTGTTTTCATTAAGTAGGATCCACTCTGATATTTATCGAATTATCAATATCTTAAAAACACCAAAAATCTAATCGGCTCAAATAAGTCCCGGCAAAAGTACACAGCAGGGCCTAAATAGACGACTAGGGGAGATGAGTTTTCTATCTCCAGTAACAAACAGTAGTTCAAGGTCTGAACTGCTCTTGAATAAGAGAACAAAGACCTAATTCGACAAATGCCGGGATTGAAAGATTCCTAAGACCCTCCGAAAGGAGGGTCTTAAATTGAGAGAACACACCATCTTAGCAGCGCGTAGCGCTGCTTGTGGGGTGACAAGGTGTAGCCGTAGGCGAGAATCACCGAGTCCGTTCAACCAAACAAGACCGACGGTTAAAATGGCCGGTGGACCCGTCTTACCCTCCTTGTAGAGGTACATTTATACAACATGCATTTAAAAGCAACTTCCGTACGAAATTGGTACCAGTTTCGACCAGTTGCGCTAATGCAAACGTATACTCATGGGTGGCGCGCAGCGCCACCTGTGGGGCGAGAGTAGGTGGTTACCTACTCAAGCTTGACTTCATGTCCAAAGGTACTGCAACTCCTAGAGTCCAGAAGCCTGACCACATGAGCAAAGTACATTGATCTGAAACTTAGACACTGTTCTCCAAAAAGGAGTCTAGGACGAGGCTCTACAGATCATACCCAAGCCAGGTGTCTGGTCCTTCGGGACAGGGCCCTGGGGCGGCTTAGCGTCCATTAGGATAATCTGCGGTAACGCAGGAAAGGGAGAACAGACAAACTCCCGCCAATTAGTGCTTGCACTAAGGTCCAGCTAAGCAATCTCAGACTTCAGGTTAAAACCTGGACTATCACTTCAGTGGTGGGATAGTCGGTAAGTTGTAGGATGGAGAGATAAGCGATGTCTAACCCGGAGCAGTAGCAATACTATTCGTAAGGAAGCACGTGAAGAGGTCCTGGGAAGGATTACCTCCATCCAAATCCATGCAACGAACGAGGAAAGTCAAGAGAAGTTGCGTTCATAAGGAGCAAAGCCAGCTCCCAAATAGTCCAATTGGGTAGAACCATAGGGCACGCAGCAGTACGGAGGATGAAAGGTCACAAACCTGGAATCCAATGACACCGGTAAAGGCGGCTACGCCGAATGCCACGAGAGAGTGTGGGACTTTGCAAACCAAAAGTTTGCGAACCTACTCGTCAAAGCACTCTCTCAGTCTGGGCTCACGCTCGGAGTAAATCGAGCACTCCAAATTAAACAACGGAATCAAAACGCAAAAGTCTTTGACGACTATGAAGTGAAAGCAGCCTAAGACCAAGCCTCAAGAGGTCCTTGGTGTATGGAGTCCCGCAAGGACAAAATACTTGGTAGCTAGAAAGCATATGTGGACCCGCAATTCCACAAATGCAAGAAAGCGCCGATCAGCTCATAGTAAGGGAGACTGGAACCCTCAAAAGACCAGTGGCTGTGGCATGTACCTGTGGCAACACAGGTGGACACGTTCTTAGCTATTAGGCCTCGCAGCCTAATCGGTACGGGAATTAAAGAATGACCACAAGAAGACTTAATCTCAGTCTTCTCTTCCTTCTCTTTTGTAATCTTGATTTGCAAAAGAGAAATCAGATTATGAGGGTGGGTAAAACCACCCTCTAATTTTCTATATCAGGACAAACCATGTTTATTTCAGCCTGCCTTGCCATCTTGGTATATGCTGCTCTAAATAAAGTTTGCGACTGGCTAGAAAGAACAGGTTGCTTGTTCGCAATCTTGCTTATTTTCGCACTATCAATGTTAGCTTTTAAATGCATTGTAGCTGTTGAGCAAGAATTCTGGAGCATTCTAAACCTCTGAGCGATGCATCGCTCATGTCGCTACGGTACACCACTGAACCGTACAGGCTTGGTAACGTCAGAAGAGCTCGAGCAATCTTCTTGAAGTCAGCCCGACGAACTACTCACCCTCCAACGCCACCCCTGGAGATCCTCATGGACATTTTCTCAGCAGGCTTTGCGCTAGCTTTCAGTGTCGTAATCAGTCTGATTGCAACCGTTCACAAACTGCCACCCTGGATGAAGGCGTGGCTTATCCGCCACCGACTCATCACAGACGTCATTGTATTCCTCGGAATCACTGCCTTCTTGACCTTCATCAGCAAGAGTGTCATCAGTCTCATTGGTAGCACGCTTGCTACCCTGGCTGTCAGCCTTGGTCTCGAAGGTCTCGTCTGGTGGGAAAAGAGGCGACTCGAAAACGGCTTGGCTCCAATGTTTGGAAAAGCAAATCCAATTGTTGATCCCGAATCAAACTTAAAGAAAGATTCCAAACTCAGAAAACCAGCAACAATAATAAAGGCCATTTGGTATGCTTTTACAAAGCCATTGCCAAATCCTTGATGCCAGAGCCCGCTAAAAGCGGGCTTTTAAATTGAGTATTCACACCGCAACACGAGTAATTCATGAATATGGAACAACGAGTCACAAACCTGGTCTGCGCAACCTTGAGTGAAGAAGATGCTGTCGAATACAAAAACTTGATGGCAAAACCCCCCGACTCCCTCTCTCAAGAAGAAATCAACTTTTTGAGAGAAAAAGAAGAAACCGCCCTCACCAAGAGCCTTCAAAAAAAGGCTCTCTTTGAAGAACCACCTACCTGTACCTGCAATGCCGGTTGGTCAAGCCACCGACAGTATTGTGAGCTCTACGGCAAACCCAGTCTAGCGCAACAATTCACAAACATTTTAAATGTGCCCAAGTAAGCACTGAGTCCGGCTTAGCCGGACTTTTATATTGAGTGGCTTAGTCACCCCAATTCCTCTGCAAGTAATTGCCTTGACGTGGCGCAGAGGCTTTAAACTAAAATTACAGTTCTTGGCGTGTCCCCTAATCTCACGCGTCTGCCGAATTCTAGCAAATTGCCCACCAAGGGAGTATAGCAAGCTTCCAGAAGCTAGAAGCAGGAACATAAGGGGTTCGCTGGTTGAAAAGCCACGAAGTACGAAAGTACGTAGGGTAAGTCAAGGAAATAATCAAGCATCCTTGTACCTGAAGAATTTTAGCCAAAACGGCAATCGAATGGTATTCGAAGCTGATATACAAGTAGATGTAAGCCATAGTTAGGTACTTCTATACCGGTCAATGCCCTAAGGTAGACTGCAAGAATACAGTCCTATGTTTTCTGCTGGCAACGAGTGCATGCACGGAAAGTTCAGAATTAGAACTGCACTCACCCTTACCTCTGTGGCCTAATCGGCATAGGCACACGATTCAAAACCGTGCACCCACAACAAGTACACTTAAGTGGAAAGTGAGGGGGATATGAGTTCGAAACTCATCAGGGGTTCCACTTCTAAAAACATACAGGAAACCATGTCAATTCCAAACGAACCACACTGGGCAATTATCACCACTGTAAGCACGCACATTCCTGGTGACGAACGTAGTCGAACCAACCCAGGTCACGGCTACCCCGCTCATACAGTCGAAAGCATCAACTACAAGGTGTTTACCGACCGGCAGAAATGGGAACGTGCAATTGCAGACCTGATGAAACCCAAATACGGTAATCCACGGCCATTCACAGCCATTAAGGCGATTCCTGCAAGAATTACAACCTCAGTACAAATTCAAGTTTCTTAGCCACTTGCGTGGCTCCCCTTGATCGGGTCGCTATTCAAAGCACCCGCTAAGGAGTACAATGAACTTACAACAAGCACTAGCAGAAAGAAAAGCTAGAGAAATATGGCCTCACAGAAAATACTACTGGCCATTTGAAGAAGGCGTCAGCAATATGCTGCGCCATCACTATCATTCCGAGCTGCCATTACCTGAACAAGGCGACGGTCGAAAACTCTTTCTCAAAAGCGGACTTCAACTCTCCAATGGCTATAATGGAATAATCATAGGAGATTATGGAGCCTATGTGGAGATAACACCCGAACAAATCATCCACAGTGCCATTAAGGACAAGTTTGGAAAGAGAGGGACGCCTCGACGTCCAATCAAATACTGGTGGATGATCCCAACAGACGGCAGCAATGCCAAAATCTATGAGCAAGTACAAACAGTTTCCTACGCGGACTATCTGCCCGGAATGTTCTACATCTCTCCAGATGAACTCAAGACGCGCTAGTTTATCTCTAGCTAGTCAGGACTGTAGTCCCTGACGAAGAAAAGGAGTGATATCCTTATGAAGCAATACCAGTAAGCCAAAACTGCAGTGATCACCAGCAGTCAAGCGAAACACTATTGTGGAAAAACTATACAGCTCTGTAAAAGCCGGCTGCAGGAGCCGTAAGATAGATAGCCGTAGAGCCCCTGGGGTCCTTGGGCTCGTAGATCGTGAATCTATCACCTGACACTAGGGACGGTTGCCGAGTGGTTGAAGGCACCAGACTTTTAATCTGACACAGATAATGCTGCACCATGGGTTCGAATCCCATCCGTCCCACTGTTTTTCAAGAGGAACCAATGACACAAAACTCTATGAACACCAAGCAGTCCGCAAATTCAAAGATAGCAATTCCTAGCAATTGTATGGACTGTCCTGCGCATCGCGTAGTACACGATCCAGATCCAACTGATAGCTTTTGCAGAGATGACAAGGCGGTTTTGTGCGCCCACACAGCCAACACAACCGATTCCAAAAGCTGGGCAAGCCAAACTCTGTTCCCTCACCGACCTATTACCACTAGCTGCAGGCCTTACAACAAGCGCAAAGAATGCTCTACGCCTGCCTGGTGCCCTCTTCTTTAACCAAAACTCACAACACTTAAAAAGACAGAGAAAAAATAACAATGCAAACCGAAACCACCATCAATAAGCCCCACTTCAACATCGGCACCATCGGTCACGTCGACCATGGCAAGACCACGCTGACTGCGGCGATCAGCGCAACCCTGGCCAGCCAGAACGGCGCCAAAGCTGTTGACTTCGATCAGATCGACAACGCCCCTGAAGAGAAGGCTCGCGGTATCACCATCAACACCGCACACATCCAGTACGAGACCAGCACGCGTGAGTACGCCCACATGGACTGTCCAGGTCACGCCGATTACATCAAGAACATGATCACCGGTGCAGCCCAGATGGACGGCGCTATCCTGCTCGTCGATGGCTCTCAGGGTCCTGAACCCCAGACCATCGAGCACATCCTGCTCGCGCGTCAAGTCGGCGTAAAGCACATGGTTGTGTTTGTCAACAAGTGTGACATGCAAGAAGACCCTGAAATCCTCGAGCTTGTTCAGATGGAAGCCGAAGAGATCCTAGAGAGCAACGACTTCGAAAACGTCACCTTCGTCTTCGGCTCTGCTCTCAAGGCCCTGGAAGCCATCCAAGGTGGCGCAGACCACACGGATCCAGCATGCGCATGCATCCTGGACTTGATGCATGCAATCGATCTCATCAAACAGCCCGAGCGAGACCTAAACAGCCCATTTCGCATGAGCATCGAAGACGTCTTCTCCATCAAAGGCAGAGGAACCGTCGTCACTGGATGTGTCGATCGCGGCAGTGTCAAAGTCGGAGACAAAGTCGAAATCATCGGCTTTGGAGAAGAACGTGAAGTCGTGGTAACGGGCACGCAGGCATTCCGTAAGGACATCCCTGCTGCCGAAGCCGGCATGAATGTCGGTCTACTTCTCCGTGGCGTCGCCAAGGACGAAATCAGTACTGGTCAAGTCATGGCGTTCCCCGGCTCCATCAAAAGCTATAAGAATTTCACTTGTGACTTCTTGACACTAACAGCAGAAGAAGGTGGACGAGTTCATCCGTTCAAACCCGGCTACAAGCCCCAGTTCTTCTTCGGCACAACAAATGTCACCGGCACCATCCAGACCATCGACAAAGATGGTGTTGAACAGCCGATCTGCACCCCAGGTGACCGCATCACCTGCAACGTAGAGCTGATGAAAGATGCAGGCATGGACGTAGGTACTCGTTTTGCAGTTCGAGAAGGCAGCCGTACCATCGGTGCAGGTATGATCACCGCTGTCAAGTAAACTCCTTTGGAGTTAGAGCCCCGCTTAGCGGGGCTTCTTTTGTGAGCGGCATAACGCCGACAACCTAACATTTTCAGGCACAACCGAAAAAGCAGGTGTTGTGGCGACACCTGCCCTGGTGGTGAAACTAGTCCGGAGTAACTCAAACAGAAGCTGCCACGCTTCAGCTCGAGCCAAATGGACCGGTGGATCCACCTAGGTACTCCCTTTGCCCAGAGTACACTATGAACCTCTCTCTCATCTGCAACGACAAGACTCTCCAAACAGTCACTCACCGCAGAACCACCTTCTTCGTCGTTGAAGAACACATGCGTGGAAAGCCCTTCGTGGCTCGTGTCACCAACAAACATAATGGCCGCGTTGCCTTTTTTATGTCTATGGACGGTGTCTGTGTTCAGACCGGCAACACAGACTGGACTAACTACCGCCAAGACTGTCGAGCCTACCTACTGGATCAACATCGCAGCCAAGATGTCAAAGGCATCCGCACCAGCCAACACACCGAAGGCGAATTCGTCTTCACTGAAGAAGCACGCAGTTACGCAACTGCAATTGGAAGCAGCACCAACGCCAAAGGCAGTATTGGACTCATCAGCTGGAGCGAATACGTTGTTCCGAACAAGCCTTCATACCTGACTCCACGTACCCGCATGAGTCAAGGGCTTGAAAGCATGGGCGGAGGGCTTGAAAGCATGGGCGGAAGGTTCGAATCTCTTCGCAGCACCGAAAAGGGTGTCGGTGTTGGCATGGGACGCGACGTGCAAAGCAACGTCCGCACTGCCGAATTCGAATGGGGTCACATGCTGAATCAAACAACCTACCGATACGCAACTCGCGCTCAGCTGATAAGTTGGGGGATTCTATATCCCGAGATTCCTGCCGTCGATGCATTCCCCAAACCTGCTCAATACGCAGCTCGAGTGAATACAAACCCCTACGAAGAGTAGATTCTGCAAAACTAGGCGTGCGTAGCACGCCTTCTTAGTTGAGAGCTGCAACAGGAGCTCCCAATGATAACAATTTTCCACTGGAAAGCCATTGGATATGATCCAACAAATCGATTCCCCAACGGCTTCCACATTTTGTTCGATTACGACGCACCCAAGTACATCGTAATTCTAACGCTTCAACACCTTCTGGGATACATGCCCTACATAACGGATGCATTTCCGTTTAGTGATCTTCTTCCAGAAGCGACTCTTGACCAAGAAAGTCTAACTTGGAAACTGAACAAATCATTATTTGTTCAATCTAAGCAAATGCAATCAAAAGTCATCCCAGCAGGAACCGTAGTAAAGCATCAACTTTGCCACGAATTGCTATTCTCCCCAACAGAAAGAGAAAAATGGAACTCACAGCAAAAGGCGCCAGCGCCAACATCCCTCCCAACGTCGCCAGTCTGAACATCTTCCTGAGTTGGCAGAAGCCAGTCGATTTCGACCTGCTGATCATCGGCCAGAGATCCGATGGCTCCCACCACGCCTTCTACTTCGGCAACAAAACCGGTACGGGTATTCAGCTCGGCGAAGATGCTGGTGTGGGTGACTCCGGAGACAGCAACAACGAAGAAGCCACCATCGATGCCAGCTTCTGGGACACCTACGAAAAAGCACTGGTCGGAATCATCGACTATCCAAACGTCAGCGCCGGACAGAACGGACGGTTCGACACCGACACCCCGACAGTCATGGTCATGGGCATGGATGCTGGTGGCTCTCAGGTGGTTGACCACCTGGCACGCCCAGATGGTGGAACACTCGATGGCAATGCCTATGCGGTGGCCAAGCTCACCCGCAGTGGCCCTGTCACCCGCTTCGAGGTCGTAAGCGAAGAAACCCTTCTGAAGGGTTTCGACGGTACAGCCATCGAAAACTGGGCCAGAGGCATTCTCGCCTAAAGCTACTAGTTTCAGTCGAAACACATAGCTCACAAACCGGGGTGCGTAGCACCCCCTTTTCTTCGGGCTTGATTAAAGCCATTCGAATTAAATCTCCTACAACTTCCTCCAACAGTTGAGACTCACAATGACAATCGTGACCCTTCTCTCCCTCGTAAGTGCAACCTTGACCGCCTTGAGTGCCTCTGTCAAGGCCGATGGTGTCGTCGACGCCGACGAAGTCAACTCCCTCGAAAGCGAAATCTACGCCGACGGGTCTGTCGATGCTGAAGAAGTCGCTGTCCTCTTCGACATCGCCGACAACTGCACCTATGACTCCAACTTCGAGAACCTCGTCAGTCGCGCCGTGCGCGACTGGGCCTACGCCGATGGCTCTGTCGATGCCAGCGAAGCCACCCACCTCCGCTCCTTCATCGAAGCCGACGGTGAGTACTCGGATCTCGAGATCCGCATCCTCAACGAGATCTTGAACTCCGGAGCCAGCATGCCCGACGACTTCAAGAGCTGGGCCAGCGGCATCGTGAACCATCCTGATTGATTTGTATCAAATCAAACCTGAAGCCCCTGCCACGGCAGGGGCTTCTTGTTGTGAATTCTTTCCAGCTTCAACCCCAAGGACCACTATGAAACTTACATCAAAGACAGCAAAAGATAAAAACATGAACCGCATGGTTCTACAAGCCAAAACCACTGCAGCCAAAAAAGGCTTATTCAATCGCAAAGCCCAAGTTTATCTTAGCATTGATACCAGTGGTAGCATGCGCGACCACTATCGTAGTGGACGCGTACAAGAAATCGTCGAGCGCATGCTGGCCATCGCCCTAAACTTTGATGATGACAAAGAAATTCGTATCTTTGCCTTTGGTACACAGCCTGTTGACTGTGGCGTAGTCACCATGAAGAACTACCACGAGTGCGTGGTCTACAACCCCAGTCGTAGCGTCACCATCAACGGCACCAATATCCGTCTTACCGGCACCAACTACGCTCCAGTATTCGAAGCTGTACTTCAAGACGCCTTCGGCATCAACTGGGAAACACTCAACAACCCCAAAGGGCTTTTTGGCTTCGGCAAAACCAAGAGCAGTCGCCCTAGTGTCAAGAACCCCTTGGACAACCCGGTCTTTCACTTGTTCGTCACCGACGGCGAGTGCGCAGACCGAAACGCCTCTCTAGCCATTGTAGACAAGAGCAGTAAGCTGCCGATGTTCACTCAGTTTGCAGGCTTCGGAAGGGATTTCCACACCCTAAGTCAAATTGACAACATGCAAGGTCGCTATGTCGACAATGCTGGAGTCTTCACGGCCTCCAGCCTGAATATCACTGATCAACAACTGTTTGACGGCATGTTAAACGAATTTCCCGACTGGCTTCGGGCTACCTCAAACAAAGGCTGGTACAAATGAATACAGAAACCACAGAAGCTAAAGCTACTGTGGAGAAGGTGCCCGAGAAGAAAGCCGTCAAGAAGATACAATTCACCTTCGAAGATGGCACAGTCACCAGGCTGTGCTTTGATTACCAAGAGTGGTGGGTTGAAGATGGCGAAGGCGTCATCCTGGAGCCAGATGGTAAAAACGAGTTCTATAAGAACTCAGCCAACATCACAGGCTACTTAACTGAAATGGCTGGCTGGGGATACCTCATCCAGCCAATGTTCGGTCCTAAATTCATGCTAACGCCACCTGAAGCTCAGTAGTTCAAGCCCGCCTAAGGCGGGCTTCTTAATTGAGTCAGAAGAGAGCCCTAAGGTCCTATGGGCTATATCTCTAAGCTGCTGTAGTAGACATGTAATCACATGTCAGACACGATAAATAGCTGGCGTAGGCGCGATCCAGCCTGACTCATCTTTTTTAAAACTTCCTTCTACTGAGGTTCACTTGGAAGCACTCTATCCTCTATTTATGATTCTTATCGCTTGTGTCGGCATCATGTATGCCTGCAACCTGTTCGAGCAAGCCTCTGACTACCTTGGCCGAAATATGGCCCCTGGTGTTAAAGGCGCGACCATAAATGCCATTGGCAGCTCTCTTCCAGAGCTGTTCACTACACTCATTCTGCTCTTCTTTTACAAAGACATGGATGGGTTTACTGGTGGAGTCGCGACAACTGCAGGCTCAGCAGTCTTTAACGCTGTTCTCATACCTGCAAGTGTAATTCTAGCCGTCACAGTCTGGAAAGCAACTACCAGCGATATCAAGATTAGTCGACCGGTCCTCCTGCGAGACGGCTTCTTCGTCATCGTAGCCGAGCTTGCCCTGATCTTCTTCCTGGGTGCAGCTGAACTAACTACCTGGATGGGTTTGGTCCTCATGAGCATCTACGGTGCGTACTTCACGTACTTGATGATACAAAACCTACACCACGAAGAAGAAAATGAGAAAGAAGACGAACACCTAGTAGCCCTGGGATTCTGGCAAGACCTTTGGACCGGCACCACCGGCAAGGATGACATTGGCTTTGACAAAGGCCCCGATAGCAGTGCATTGCACGGGGACTTGCGTGCATGGATCTTCTTAAGCCTGGCTACCAGCGCAGTTGGTGCATTCTGTCACCTGCTGGCTCACGCCACCGTTAGTCTAGCTACTATCTGGGAAGTGCCGTTGTTTATCACAACAGTCGTCTTCGCAGCAGCAGCAACCAGCGTTCCAGACACAATCATCAGCATCAAGGATGCACTCAAGGGCGAGTACGAAGATGCTGTTGCCAATGCCATTGGCAGCAATATCTTTGATGTCTGCTTTTCCCTAGGGTTGCCCCTGGCACTTTACACAATTGTCTACGGTCCTGTACACCTTCAAGGCGGAGCGGAAATACAAGTTCTCCGCTGGGTAATGCTTGGTTTCACCCTGGTCGTCCTTGCCGTATTTCTCAAAGGTAAAGTTGGTAAAAAAGCTGGCTACACAATGCTTGGCATGTACTTCAGCTGGTTAAGCTATATCGCATACATTGCTTTTAGCTAATATTAAAGTGGGACAATGCGTCCCACTTCTTAATTGAAACACAAACAGAAGAGAATTAATGACTCCAGGAACTATTATCCAGGCAAAGACTTTATACTTTTTAGTACTTTACCCTATTAAAAACAATATTAAAATACCATGCGTTGCATTGTCTACCGAACCTTATGATAGTGGTGTCATTGATATTGTCCTTTCTAATAAAGGGCAATATTATCTACTGCCAGCGGTTGCAATGATTAAAAAGACGACCCTAGAAGAAATGAAAACAATAGCAAATGCCGACCAAGATCAACTAAAAGCTATTGCACACTCTCCTTCGGTAGTTAGTCAAATACAATACATAATGAAACAAAATCAATAAGGAAACATGCTTTCTATTCTAGCCAAAATATTACTGCTCCCATTTGAAATACTATACTATTTCAAACCAGAACTAAGAAAAAGATTCGCACCAAAACCACATGAACTTATGGATGTAGACAACTCCCCCAATATGCATCCAAAAATTCAAGACGCATGCAAAACACTAGCCCTCGGTCTAATTTCTGGACCTGTTTCAAACCATGTAACATTCCACCTGCTGCATGACGAAGGTCGTGATGTAGTAGTAGATGTTTATTTTGTAGACGGACTAAGTCCATCTCAAAAAATTGCACGTCTCGAAGCCCTGCTAGAAGAAGCTGGGGTGGAAAATCCTTTCCACTTTAGTAAAACAAGACTGGACAAACCTAACATGAGGTAATGCATGAAATTCTATTTTGGATATATTGTAGGTTGGGCAACAGCAATCTGTCTTTTCAGTCCTGGAGACTGGCCAAGTATTCTCGGTGCCATTCTTGGCTGCGGGGCTGGCAGTGCGATTTACCATAAGCTCAATCGCTAAGAACCACGCCATGGGGCGACGTAGTCGCCCCTGCGGCAAAGAGTTTAGTTACAGAGCGAATAGCTCACCCACCGCACACCCCCTAGATACACAATGAAACTTACATACGAAGGCGAAACCGTCACATTCGAAGACTGGACTCCAGAAGAGTCTCAGCTCGGAAAGATTCGTCTCATGCTAGAAGCAGGAGATATGGCAGAAGGCATCTGGGTTTGGATTCATCCTGACTACAGAGCCAAATACGACAATAACGACTCTTGCGGTGAACTCATTGTCTGCGCGTTAGCAAACCAAAGCCTCCTAGGTATTCCCTGGGGGGCCTACGTGCTAGCTCGTACCAATGGGGAAAGCAGACCAGAGTGTTACGCAATGAGTCACGACGGCCTAGAAAGCCCTAGAGACTTTACTCTTTGCCCAAATCTGAAATACAAAGGCGAAAGATGAACATACTCATCTGATGGCCTCACTGTAAACCTATGCGAGTATGGCGGAATGGTATACGCATCCGGTTTAAAACCGGTAGGGGCTTGTCCTCGTGAGGGTTCGACTCCCTCTACTCGTACTTTGTTAAAACCAAAGCTTATCTGTCCCTAAGACCAGAACACTATTACTAACAGGACTCATGCTGTGGTTTTCAGGATCGTCCATTGCAACAACCATACCTAGAACGCACCCCCTACTATCAAAAACAGGGCCACCACTATTTCCAGGTAAGACTCTTGCGTCTATGTATATGAATCCATCAATATCATTAGTAATAGCTCCACAAGTAACTTCACCTATTCGTCCAAGTGGCGCACCAACAACACAAACAGAATCACCAACAACGGTATTGCTAGCAATTCTGCTTGGCCTAAGTCCCACAGGCAGCGCATCTACCTGCCAATACGCCCAGTCGTGCCTAAGGCTCTCTCCAACAATTGGCCCAACTGCATTAAATCGATCTAAGGCAATGCAATTGTGCTCACTAGAGCACACTTCAAGTACTCCAGGTAAAGTCATCGTACCCAAAGCAACGTGCTGCGCAGTCACAATCTTGTAATGCCAACCATCCTTGACAACCCAAGCAGATCCAATTACTTGAGAAGGAAAAGCCAAATCTGGAAGCACACTAACGTCAGGTGTAAACTGAATATAGCCTGTTTGACTTACCAGTGCTGACACATGATCAACACGTCTTCCTGCTTGAGCATGACATGCTGCCAAAGCAAGAAACACCACACTTGCTATCACATTTGTAATTTTACTCCACACAAAACACCTCCTCAAATAGTGTAGCACAACAATGCAACGTAGCTCAGCGGTAGAGCAGCTCGCGCACAACGCCTGGTTTGTCGGTGGTTCAAATCCACCCGTTGCAACCACAGGAAAAGCAATGCAAATCACTGGAAAATTAAAATTAGATCCACAGGTACTTGCCACCGGCAAAACCCGCATACGGATCATCAGACGCCATAGCCAGCAACTAGCTATCTGTGCTCGTGCATATGTTCCTCACCTCGAAAACAGTACACGAAGAAAAGCAAATCAACTAGACCAATTACTGGTTGATGACCCAAATTACTGGATTCGCCGCAAAGGAAAAATCAGTGAAGCTCACAAACTAGAAAGCCTCTTAGAGCATGCTCGTGAGATTGCACAAACTCAAAACAACTATCCAGAAATTAAGAAAATCTTGCAAGACACTATCAAACAGATAGACAGTAGTCTTGTCCTTACCAGACAAGATAAAGGATGGGCAATTCTTAATGTATCCAAAAGCACTATCCTTCCATATCTTAAAAGCATCAGAAACACTGGTGTTCGTATAAACACCAGTGTTTGGGGTCCACACATTTCCGTAATTCGCGGAGAGCTTAGCCATTGGGAAGCTTCTCAAATGCATATGCTAGACGGAATGAAATTTGAAGTTGAGATAGGCGACACTATTCGCAAAAACCGTTCAGGTTACCACTGGCTAACAGTAAAATCCCGCAGATTAGAAAATTTGCGCTCAGAGCTAGATCTGCCACCTAGACCAAGCCCACCATTTCATCTAACTATCGGCAAAGGATGCTAAACAGCAAGTTGTTTTTACCAGGACTTGCAGGAACCCTAACAATGGCCACGATCAAGTGGCAAGTTCAAGGAACTATCCTGGAGTGTCCTGTACCTCTTCATTATGGCATCTACTTATGTCTGTTTGCTCTGCTTCTACCTGTCGCAGAGTGGATACTACAACAGGTACAAAAATGAGCACATACTTCACAAGCGACACCCACTTCGGCCACAGAGGTATCATGCGCTGGGCAAAGAGACCTTTTGCCAGCGTAGAAGAAATGGACAAAGAAATGATTCGTCGGTGGAATGAAACAGTAGGCACTAACGACACTGTTTATCACCTAGGCGACTTTGGGTTCCACAGTACAGCTGAACAACTGGATCCAATCCTAGCACAATTAAATGGCAAAATTCATTTGATTCTCGGCAACCATGATCAAAATCCAAACATTGAAACATTTGCTCACTGGCGAATCACTAGCTTTAAAGAACTACTCAAAATAAGAGTAGGTGGACAAGACATTGTGCTTTGCCACTACCCATTACAAGAATGGGATGGAGCATTCAGAGGAACATGGCATCTCCATGGTCACTCCCATAATCAATGGCCAATAAGTTCCTGGAAGCAAATTGATGTTGGCACTGACGGTCACGCATTTCACCCATGGTCAATGCAAGAACTTCATATCGAAATGTCAAAACGCAAAATCATGACTTCAGAAATCTATCAATCTCAGCCAAGTTAGTTCAGTCTGGCCAGAGCACCTGGTTTGTAAGCAGGATGTCGTCGGTTCGAATCCGACACTTGGCTCCATTCTATTTGACCGTCGGTCAAAAACACCAGCAAACTCAAGCAAATCTTGATAAGCTCTAAATGTTCTAGCATTAACACAGTAGATAGCGCAATAAAAATCCCTAAAGGAAAACTATGTTTCACGTTACCCTTCAAGTTTCACCAAGAAAAAAAGATTCATATGGCTATTTTAGCAGTATAGAAGTAGCCACACATGTGGCCGAGAGCCTTACAGGCTATTCAAAAGACAACGATCCAGTTTGTGGCGTCGTGACTGAAGTGCCAATTGACACAAGCGCTTCAATCGCAGAATACAAAGAAAAGTCAACCAAAGCTGCAGAACTAACTGAACGCAAGCAGTGGGCGAATTTCTATGAGCAAATGACCAGTCAGCAAAAAGACCTCATGTCCAAATTTGCTCCAGCGTCCCTTCAAGATACCTAAACTGAATATGCTGCTAACAGCAGCATGCTTACGCTCCGGTAGCTCAGTTGGATAGAGCATCGGCCTTCTAAGCCGGCGGCCCTAGGTTCAAGTCCTAGTCGGAGCACTACTCTCACAAAAAAAAGAGAAACTTATGCCAATACTACTTGAGCGACCAAAACTAGTCATAGATGAAAACGGAAGGCCAATTTCAGAAAACGAAATGAAAAAACGACAATGGAAAACCACAGTTGTTTGCGGCCAGCACAGCCTTGGCTGTGGTGCCAAATCAGAAATCGTTTTCAACGACATCTTCAAAAAAGTAATTCAAAACCCTTCAATGACTCAAATCGGATATCATGCAAAATGCATGCATTGTCACCAAGATTTGGTAATTCCTCATAATGACACTCCTTGGCATTACGATGAAATTCCCGTGAAAACCAAATGGTTAAAAACCTATATGACGAGTCTAGTCGATACACTGCATGCAGAGTCCAACGACCGCCAACGCCTTAAAATAGATCTAATGAAAGACAATATCGATATTAAATATCTTAGAGAATACGACTGGTCATAATTCCTTGACGCCAAATTCATAGCAGGGTTACCATCTTGCTAATGGGCGAGGTGTCAAAATGACAAGTGAAAACACTCATAGAGATTTATGTAAATTAGCAACAGGTTGGTTAGTTAAGCAATCTTGGTGCGATATCGCGTGTTACGAACTTAAGGTAGGAAGAGGATTTGCTGATGCTATTGGACTCAGCAAACCCAGAGCACGTGTACATCGTATTACTATTATCGAATGCAAAAGAACTCGTTCAGATCTTTTGCAAGATCTGCGTGCCGGCAAATACCGCAAATATGAACAAAAATCTACCCACTGCTATCTAGCTGCTACTGCTGAAGCCTATGGTAATAAAACAAATAGTCAAATATTAGTAGATATGAAAAACAGAGGTGTTCCAGATCACTGGGGGCTTCTAAGGTTTGGACCAAGAAGTGAGATTATTTGCATTCGCTCAACAAAAGCACACAGACGCACTACAGCAACACAAGTCCGTGGACTTGTACGAAAAGTTGCCAGATCTCTATGTTATAGAGCAATTCAAGGAAAACTATGAGCCTACAAGAAACAACAGCAGCATGGACTAAACTCCAAGAACTTAAGATAAAGCATCTTCGAATATGGCAGCCTAAGAAAGATTCTATAAACATGACAGACATGACTTCCATTCACAGTATGGCAAAAGCCTTAAACATACAAATGTCAAACGCCATGGATGTAGAAGAAATTCACGAAGCTGCCTATGCGCTCGCTACCAAAGTAGCCGCACTGCCCTTTAGTGAATTCACTACATGGAATCAAGGACAAGCAGAACGCTCTATGAGTACCGGCCAACTTATGAGTGAAATCAGCAGTTCCAAGCTAATGGCTATGGCAGGCATTTCAACTTCTGAGCATTTCTAATTGGACAATAAAGAAAGATACATCTTACAATTCGAAAGCCTTGGAATCTCTTGTCAATGTGGTTGGACTGGTAAAATAAAACATTTAAATCAAAAAATGTGGAGCTGGCTGTGTCCTAGCTGCAGTCTCATTCTTCTCGGTCAACATCATTACAAACCACCAAAATCTTACTACAAAACTACGAAACTTCTATAAAAGGATTTCCAAATGAGCTACCAAGGCATCATAACCACAGTCAAGCTGAAACCACATCCTAGTGCAGACAAATTACTTCTTGCAGAAGTGGCAGGACACCAGCTAGTCTGCGCCAAGAATGCATACGAAGACGGTGACATCGTCATTTTCTTCCCCGAAGGTGGCCAACTCAGCCACCCGCTCTGCTGGTACAATGACCTCTACCGAGAAAACAAAGGTGAAAACCGCACACCTAATGTCTATGGATACTTTAGTGAAAATCGTCGAGTACGCAGCATTAAATTACGTGGTGAAATCTCAGAAGGCTTCATGCTTCCACTCGAAGGCTTGGCTTTCGTTGGCTCAGCCAAACCCCCGAGCGAACTCCTTCGTCCCGGCATGCTTATCAACGAACTGCTAGGCAACGAAATCTGCAGAAAATACGAAACCCGTGCAACGAAACAAGCCCGACAAAAAGCAAGTGGTAAAGCTCGTAAAGACATTAACAACTTTGCCAAGGTTGGACAAACCAGTAAATTCCGCTACGTGATGAACAGCATCCCTAAAGATGCCATCATAACCATATCTGAAAAGATTCATGGTACCAGTGGCAGAACCGGTCTTGTTAAAATCAAAGAACGTGTTGACCTACCATACCCCTGGTGGAAGCGTGCTTTGTACTGGACTCGAGGACTGTTGCCCAACTGGACTTACGATCCAAAATACGTACCCCACACCCATACGCGAGAATTCAAACACCTCAGTGGCAGTCGCCGTATGATTGTGGCTCAAGACGAACAAATCTGCAAAACTCGTCCAGATGGTACTCCAATTCCACTTGGTTACCGCAAAAAGATTCACAACGCACTAATCAGCTGCCTCCGCCCAGGAGAAAGCCTATATTACGAAATCGTAGTGTGTAACGATCAAGGTGTATCCGACTTCCGACAAAAAATCGGCAACAACAAAAGCGACACAGTTCTCAAAAGTCTTCGAAAGAAATACGATGAACAAATGAACTATAGTTATGGGGTTGCTCCAGGCAGTTACAACATCTGGATATATCGCATCACCATGCAAAACGAACGAGGTGATGCGATTCGCCTAGGATGGAATCAAATGACCAAGCGTGCCGCAGAGCTTGGAATTAGTACCGTTCCAGTGCTTGATCAATTCATCTACGATGGTGACGCAGAGGCTCTTAACAAACGTCTTGCTCTCATCAGTGATGGACCTAGCACTTTAGACAGCACACACATTCGAGAAGGTGTGTGTGTGCATATCGACAGTCCTAAAATGCAAAACGTATTTAAGCGAAAGGGTTTTGCATTTTGTCACTTGGAAGGAATAGCCAAGAACGACGATGAGTACGTTGATCCAGAAGACATTGCGTGATACTATACCCCTATAGCGACTTTTGTCATATAGAGGGCATTAATGCACACCGGAACAATAACTATTAGAGGAGTTGAATACTCCTCTATTACCGAGGCTACCAAGGCCCACGGTATTAACAACCGCACGTACCACACAAGAATCAAGAGAGGGTGGTCACCAGAACAAGCACTTCAACTAGTGGCCCCACCCAAGAAGTACTTCAGCGCATATAATCACTGGCTAGCACTTCAAGACGAACCCGTTAGAATCTGCAACGCCTGTGCTGAAGAGAAGCCTCTAGAAGACTTCTACAAGAAAAGCTCAAAGATCGGCTATGGTGCTCGATGTCGACCATGTGTAAGCAAACAAGTCCTCAGAAATTTACGAAAACGTGTCTACGGTTTAGATCCAGACCAATGGAAAGCACTCTTTGAATCTCAAGACAGATGCTGTGCTATCTGCAAGACCAAGCACCCAGGCAAAGGAACTTGGCATACCGACCATTGCCACAGCACAAATACAGTAAGAGGCATCCTGTGCAGAAATTGCAATGTAGGACTAGGCTTCTTTAAAGACAAGACCGAGCTGCTACAAGCAGCCATAGGATATCTAGATGAATGAGAAAGACATTGCAGCTTTACTTTCCGGTGGAATTCCTATTCTGTTGCTCATTCTTGCAGGACTCTTTGGAGGCGTGTTTATAACAGCTTTCAATTACTACATAGTTGGCTTAATCATAATAGCAGGCATCGCAATGCAAGTCTTGTACATATTGGAAAGCCCCTTAAGAATGGCTCTCATTTACAGTGCCTTTTATGGCATCTACTGGTTGCTTACCATTCCTGGCACAGCATAAATAATAGAAACACAAATACAACTTAAAATATACTTGGTGGATGCCAAGCAAACCCAATAAAGGATCCAACTATGACACATGGCAAAGCAACAACGCTTTCGCAGTTAATAGATCAAAAGCGAAGAGAGTACGGATTAGACTGGGACGCCCACAAGCAAGTATGCCGAAAAGCATGCATTAACTGGTCGATAGCAAACCAAAAGGCCATCCTGCACACTCCAGACATGGGTCGTGTAACCCTTGAGGGTTATATTAAAGCTTATCATCAGCTTTATGTGAACCCAGAGGAAATATCATGAATAAGCAAATTGCAGCAACAGTCATTGGTGCGATTTCAGGTGCTATGTATTTTGCATTTGCAGTTCACATGCTGACAAATACCCTGTTGTGAAATATCCAGAACAAGTACAACGACTGATAGACCAATGTGTCGCCGCTCCTAAACAGAGCGAGCGACAGCAAGCTGTTGAAGCACTTATTGAGCTTCTTACAAAACCAAAAAATGACTTCTCGTGCATTTGTACCAAAAACGACCCTTGGTGTATTTGCTGGAGTAGATGAGCGGGGCGTAGCCCCGCTTTAGGTAAGAAAACTTAATAAGGAGCACAAGCCTATGAATACTGTTCAACTTTACAGAACAATGCACGCAGCCCTACATAATAGTGAAGCAAAAACAGTACAAGTAGAAGAAAACACATATCAGGTTGAAACCACAAACAAAAGTATTCGTTACATACGATATAAAAATATCGTATTCGCACAACAAGATACAACTCAAATGGGTTACCTAGCCCATTTAGCAAAAAGTCAACCAATTTCTAGAATTATTCGCACAGGACAAAAGTGGGGTTGGATTTCAAACAAAGAAATCGCTGACCCACTCCTCGTGAGCAATGATGGCCAGGTGGCGCAACGGTGACGCAGCAGGTTTAGGCCCTGTGATCTAATGATCTTGCGGGTTCGAATCCCGTCCTGGCCACTATTTTTATTCTACAATCTTAATCCAAAGAAAAAAATGAGCACACCTCCAATAGAAGAACTACTCCCAAAAACCGAGTTTGAAAAGCCACGCGCTCCACTCGGTATGAGAAAGTTCACAATATATCGTCCTTCAGATGAAACCGGTGTCAGTGGAATAGGAATTGTCGCTCAAGGCATCTTGTTTGCTGATGGTACTGCCAGTGTGCAGTGGGTCTGCCCACCTGCTGCTGGAGATGTACAAACCAAAAAATGGGAAAGTTTCTTAGACGTACATGTACGTCAACACCCAAAGAACCAAACCATCATTACTTGGGAAGACGGCAAGCAAGACATATACGAACCTGTTGCAGAATCTACAGAATAACAAATACCCCGACTGTAGGTACAACAAGATTCAATTACAAACACAAATCTTAAACCAAAGACCCAACCATGAACCTTACTGAAAAAACGGCACCACCACGCACGCTGAACCCAAACGGCTGGTACATTCAAATGCACAACTATATTGGATGGGACTACAGCAAAAGAAACTTTTGTCCATTCTTTTGGAAAACTGCACTTGGATGCGCTCTCATCGGCTTCATCTTCGTCTGGCGTCTTAGCATTGCCATGCTTAAGATCGCAGCTCATGGCATCGGCTGGTGCTTAGGCGGCGTCCACAAGGCCGTTTGTTGGCTAATTCCACACAAACTTCTAAATTTCCTAGCACGCACTCTGACCAACACCATTAGCAAGCTGATAGATATTTATGAAATACAAGAGCTAAAAAGACTTGAACGTCTTTACGGCCATTACGATCAATTTGCTATGCTCATTGCATATCGTTTAGAAAACGCCAAAGATATCTCGCCCAATACACGATCAGCATATTACAAAACAATTACTGATCGTATCAAAATCACCAATGACGAAAACCAGACACACTGGACGCGATACCAGACAATTCCTGGAGGAAAATTACGAGTCAAACCTGCATTAAAAATGACTGATGTCTGTTTATACAAAAATGACTACAAGCCCATTTCAGATGCAATAGCTACTCATAATGCCAAACATCAAGCAATTTTTGGTAGCATCTTGCTGTTCTCTATAGCCTGCGTGCTCTTGACTGTAATTTATGCTGTCATCGGGACTGGTGGAATGCTATCTGGCCTACTCTTTGTCAGTAAGTGGTTGCTAATAGTTGGTGGCGTTATCGCCACCATCGTTGCTACTGTTGCTGGAGCTCCTCTTGTATGGGGCTACTGGAAAGATGTAGTCATGCAAAAATACTGCCCATCAATCATATGGGAAGAAGAAACTCAAGATAACAATTTACCAACAAAAGAGAAATAAATAATGAGCAACTCAAAAAATAAAGTCATTGTCAGTTCAGGCATTAGCACCGGAACCCTTGTAGCTGCAATAGCTAGCTACTTGCTTGGAAACAGCTTTGGCTGGATCATCTGGCACGGAATTATGGGATGGGCTTATGTCCTGTACCTGATAGCCGGGTGCGGTGGCGGCCTACCTGCACTTCCTTAAATCAAGGACATGCCAACAACAATCGCGCTTCGTTCAGAGTAAGGGGTTCGCGCCCCTGCTCCTCGTCGCACGATGCTACAAGTAGCGCTTCACCTGTAAGTCCATTCCAATCCACAAGAGCATCCCAGCAAACTCCATCATCTGAAGTAATTTCAATAATTACTCCATCAGTTTGAATTAATAGATTTTCATCTAAACAATATTCAGACAACACAACCCCATCTTCAAAAAGCATTTCTACCATTCCGTCATCTCTAAAACGTCCACAAACACCTTCGTATGATTGAATAACAGCTGGAGCTTCTTCAACCTCCAGCCAGAGATTTATAAAATCATATTTGCCTGTAGAGTTCTCAGGGGTTACAATACATGCTACTAGTAGCCAAATCAACATTAGTTTCTCCTGTATCTTTGAAAACATATGGCTGGATAGCTCAGTCTGGTAGAGCACGGGATTGAAAATCTCGGTGTCAGCGGTTCAAATCCGCTTCCGGTCGCCATAGAATGTTAGTAGGTAGGATTAATAGTATCCAGGGTTTTGTACCCGTTTGCAACTCAAAGAGCTGCGGCTGGTGAAACACCCAGCTAGACTGTAGCATCTAAAGCTCTTGCAGACCCTTTCAAGAGTGGAACAAAGGTATTGAACACGGAAATGTGGGAAAGGACCATTGTGTCCAGAACCATAATTCTTGCGCAAAAGAAGAAGTCTCACACTGGTTAAAAGACCAGCTAAACAAACTCCGCCGAGCTACAAGAGACAACTTTGCAGGCCGTGTAGATATACTGGGCCTTTGGTGTAACAACACGCTAATATTCTTCCTCCCGGCCGGTTAGCTCAGTGGGAGAGCGTCCCCTTTACACGGGGAGGGTCACAGGTTCGATCCCTGTACCGGCCACCACAAGGAACATCATGAAACGAAAACACTTGCTAACTCGAAAAGGGATTTACTGCGGGGAAAAGGAAACTCCAGGCAACTGGACTACAAACACCTCCCTCGATCTCAATCAGCCAATTGTCGTTACCTGTTCTGAGTGCAGACTTCACCTTCGGCAACGGCACAAAGACAAGGAAAACATGAAGAAAACCTTCACCTCCACCCTCATTGCCGTATTGTCATTCCTTTCAGGAACGTACATTAGTTAAACGAGAGTGGCGAAATTGGCAAACGCGACGATCGAGGAAAACCTAATGGTTTAGAGAACAACTTTCCAAACTCGCCTGAAGACTAACCATCCGATTATAGGTTCGAGTCCTGCCTCTCACATACACAAAGGAAAACAATGACTAAATTGCATTATTTCAACTTTAGTTGGGGGCATGTTGAAAGCAGTAGGATTGCTATGCTGCCAAGCTGGTACCACGCTGTGGGTTTCGACACCGTAGAGGCAGCTGCCGAAAGTTTTGCTCGCTGCTTGATGACACAGGTACCGCCAACTAAAATGTGCCCAATTCATGGCAAGCACAATAGCCACTTCTGCCCCGACTGTGGCACAGCGACCACTGTCGGACAATTAAGTGAAGATTGGCAATTCGCTTACGAATTCTTCAACAACCTATACGTCACAACAGCCAACGACTCACCCAGCAGTGACACTAACGACTGGGACAGAAACTGGTACGCTGAATGGGAAGTCATTGAAACTGCAGGCATGAAGCCAATTGTAGTAGAATGTTTCGACCGATACCTGGAGACAGGCGACCCAGAAGAACTAATTTGCGATGAATAGAAATGGGGTGTTGGTCTAGTCTGGTTAAGACGCCGGCCTGTCTCGCTGGTAACACGGGTTCAAATCCCGTACACCCCGCCACCCAAGGAGTCAAAAAAAATGGAAGAGCACTTTCGCTGAGCTACTTATAAAGGAGCCAGCAATGCACACTAACCATAGACATACGCGGTTAAAGCGCAAAAAGCGCAACAAATATAAATACGATATGCGCAGCCTAAAACCACCCAAAGATTGGGCATATTTTAGAGCCGCAGAGCAAGAGTGCTTCAACCGAATCCTTCAGGAAGAAGATCCAGATGATATAATCTGGCCTACTAAGTTAAAGCATATTCCAATCTACAATCCACGTTCATATGATTAATCTAGGCCGCTATAAGCGGCCTTTGCTTTACGAGAAACCAATGCAATGGAAAACCAAAAGAAAACTTAAATTAGGTGACACTAGACGACGCCATGTTTTTGCATGGCTTCCTACAGAACTTAATGACGGTACAAGCGTATGGCTAGAAAACTATATGCTTGTAGAAGTCTGGTTTCTACACGAAACAGCACATGAAGCATTAGACTATGAGTTCTGGTCTGTAGCAAACAGACTACCAATAGACAACTAACTATGTTCGAGAAAACCTCAATGAATTCTAAACCAGCGTTACACTACTGGGAGCACGTCAAGATAGCTATAAGTCTTGACACAAACGTATTTAAACTCATTTTTACTAAAAAAGATGCAGTTGCAGAAGCAGTGCTTTACCGCTATGGTTCTTTTGCCAAACGAACGGTAATCTGCACCAGTACCCAAAGCGGCTGTCCTATGGGTTGCCGATTCTGCGGAGCCGGTGAATACTTCAACCGAAGCCTGACGGCCGAAGAAATCTTCGAACAAACCACAGTTGCCATGCAGCTTGTAAAACTGTTAGAAAATATCAACAGTACTAACATCGACAGCATGCAAATCATGTTCATGTCCATGGGCGAACCTACACTCAACCAGAAAAACCTAGCCACTGCAATCAGGAAGCTACACTCTTGGTACCCTGAATCAGCACTGCTTATCAGCACCAGTGCACCCCGTGTTAGCTACGATGAAATTTTCAAAGTCTCAGCCGAGATTAATAAAGTTGGACTGCAATTCAGTGTACATGAAAGCACTGACGAAGCTCGCAACAAACTCATCCCTATCAAAGGCAAGCTGACTCTTCGAGAGATCAGCCACCTTGGCAACGCCTGGGCAATGACCACTGGCAGAACTCCGTTTTTCAACTACTGTGTTCATCCAACAAACAACAGTATCGAGGACGCTGAGCGACTCTGGAACCTCTTCAGTCCCATGGTCTGGCAGGCAACCATCTCTGTCATTTGCGAACGCACAGAAAGCGTCGCAGCAGCCAACATCCGGCAGCGCAAACTCGCAACGAACTTCGAGAAACACTTAATGGAACGAGGCTTTAGTACTCGTACTTTCGACCCTGCAGGACAAGATGACATTGGTGGAGGTTGTGGACAGCTTTGGTTTGTCCAAAAATGGCTACGAGAACATCCAGAACATGCCAAAAAGACTTGTGGAACTGGCCTACCTCAAGTGCACACTCCCACAGTGAACCCAATTAACGAAAAAACCACATTAGAATAAAACCCATGATTCAGAGCCCGGCATAGCCGGGCTTTTTAATTGAAACTTTATTAAAGCTTCTAAAAACGAGGTACTTTATGTCAAACCCAACTCAATGGGACGTAGGAGGCTACGTCCGCGATGAACTCCTAGGTATTCCTAGCAAAGATCGCGACATTATGGTTGACCTGCCAAGCTACGAAAAACTAGAAGCATGGGCAGAACAACATCTAACAAAAATCTATGAACGACGTCCTGAAATGCTTATCTTGCGAGGACACGGCCCCCTGGGGCCAGTCGATTACAACCTCCCGCGCAACGAATCAGCCTACAGTGACAGCAGAACTCCAAACTCAGTAACGGTAGGCACTTTCGAGCAAGATATGGCTCGCAGAGATTTTACTTGTAATGCTATTGCCAAAAACATTGCAACCGGTGAAATCATAGACCTCCATGGAGGAATGTTAGACATCAATATGCGACGACTACGAATGGTAGGAAGCGCTTACGCACGCCTTGATGAAGACCACCTACGAATTGTTCGTGCAATTCGATTCTGCATCACCAAAGGTTTCACACCATATGGAGAATTAGAGAAAATTCTACTACATGGTGAATATGCAGATAAACTAGAATCCCTACCTGTTGAACGCATTGCAAATGAAATGTGTAAAGCATTTCATTTCAATACTGCATCAACACTGCACTTTCTTGCGTCAATTCATCCAAAATATACAGAAGCCATCTTCTCAAAAAGACTCTGGCTACTACCAACCTTAAAAAATCGCAAATCTGCGGGATAACCATATGGTATTTGACATAAAGAAACGCCTCAGAGCATTTCTACGAGATCCACCCGACACCACTCGTGAAGAACTTCCAGAATCAGAAACAGAATGGTATTCCGTCCTATCAGAAGAACAAAAAGAAGAAGAAAGAGAAACATGGACATTAAAAGAAATGTCCGTTCAGCTCATTGAAGAAGCTCGAGCAACTGTTTCTCTAATGAGTAAATGGGTGCCTGACGAAAAAACACTTTCTGAAGTCGCAAAACTTCTTCCAGAAGACAAAAAAGAATTAATCAACTCTCCCGAATTGTCTGAATTAATTACAGAAATTCAAGACAAATACGTTTCTCAACCATTCTTAACCAAATACTTTGAACGCTTGCACAGCTTTCAAGAAGATGTTGCTAATCTTGAAAAAGATGACCACATTATGCACTACTTAGAAGTAAGCACAATGGCTAGTCAACTAGCTCAAATCATGGTGATTTCAACTCAAGCCCTAATTGCTAAAGCGTATGCTTTTAGACTTAAGGAACTTGAAAAAACTAAAGAACCAGCCGCAGAGCAACCCAATTGGACAACTTGGGGTGGAGTTACCGGTGAAGGATAAATTCTTACTCTGGCTAGAGCAATACATCCTAAATTCAGATTGGCTGTACTTCACTTCCGCATTCTACTGGGCGAGAAACAGAGAGCGAATTCGCCAAAAACAAGAATATGAAGTACGCAAAGCTAAAGACAAAACCAAACTAGACAGCTCTGTCAAAACAATTCTCGATCACTACAACGAAACTGGCAAATCACCAAAAGTCATTATGGACTATGGTACCAGACTAGAAGCATTCTACGAGGAATAAGCAATGAGCAGAACAATCTTCATCGGAGACGTACATGGATGTTTAAAAGAACTTCAAGAACTTATTTGTAAGATACACTTACATCAAAACGACCATCTTGTTTTCGTTGGAGATCTGATTCATAAAGGACCCGACAGTACAGGAGTTCTTGAATATGTTCTCAACTTAACGAAAACATATAAAGTTGATATCATTTGTGGAAATCATGAAGAAAAACATCTTCGCTGGCTAAAAACAGAAGCATCTTGTCTTAAAACAAACACTAAGAACACAATGCTACACGTAGAAGAATACCCATCGGTCAACGTCTCAAGCGAAGTCAAAGAACTTCTAGAAAACACCTACATTGCAAAAAAATACAATAACACTGTAGCTGTACATGCTGGCATCCCTAGCAATTTGCTAGAACTCAAATGCATAACACATGCCGAGTGGTCTGCAACTAGCGGCAAACAGAAACGCGCTCTTGCTCAAGTTATGAGAGTTCGATTCCTTGCTGGACCCAACAGAACTAGCACAAATAGCAAAGGCAAAACAAAGAAAGTACAAATGGGCAAAATGATTGCCCTTGGTCAAGAAAAACCAGAAGACAACTACTGGGCTAACGTTTATGATGGACGCTTCGGAACAGTAGTTTTTGGACACAACCCATTTATGGAAAACAAGCCAAGAATCTTTCCCTATGCCTTTGGGGTTGACCTAGGATGCGTGCACGGAGGCTACCTCTGTGCACTAATCAAGAAAAATAAAACCACTACACACGTTGTAGTCAAAGCAAAACAAACCTATCAAAAAAGTCCATCTTGGATTTACAAAAACTAAAGGAACCAAAATGTTATTTTGTCATGCACTCGTTGCTTACATGTATAAAAATGACCCCACTGAACGCACAACCCGATGTACATTTGCGGTCCGGCAAGACGAAAACCAAACATACTCATATGCAACCGCGTGGGCCTCTCCGTCAGACAACTTCGCTAAGAGGATTGGCCGACAGATCGCCCACGCTCGCCTAATCAACAACTCCCCCGTTCATGTCAATAAAGTAACTACTGGCGCTGAAAATTATCGTGACATCCTGAAAACAGTCATGGCCGACGCTATGGACAAAGGGCCATCTCGATGGACTGTCACAGATATCACATTCTTCAAAACTACCAGTGATGCAATTCTCGCACAGACTCAATAAATCAAATTCTAGAGACACACAAGCCGCCTTTAAGGCGGCTTCTTATTTGAAGGAGTGACTTATGCCAACAGAACACCATCAAGGCGACTTGCTTGCCAGCAACTGCACAGTCATAGCACATGGTTGCAATTGCTTTAACACAATGGGAGGAGGAATAGCACGTGTTATCAAAGCACGCTATCCCAAAGCCTACCAAGCCGATTGCGAAACCACAAGAGGTGACGCGAACAAGCTTGGCACCTACACTATGTGTTCGTACCCTGATCGCAGAATCTTCAACCTGTATACACAATACAGGTTTGGAACAAACAAAATGCATCTTGATTATGAAGCACTTGTTAAGGCTCTCTTGCAATTGCGTTCGGCCTTAGATAAACACGACCCCCACCATAATGAAATCGTAGGCTTCCCACGCATTGGTTGCGGATTAGCCGGTGGGAATTGGAAATACGTTGAAGAGCTTATCGAAACAGTATTCCCTAACAGAACGATACACATCTACACACTTTAGCGGACACATGGACAACGAAAAACCAAGACGCTCAAAAAAAGCCCAAAACCGCCGACGCGGTGGATCTAACCCAATCGCAATAGCTCATGGTAAACGCGGTGGGGCAGGAGGAGGTGCGCACCGCAACAAAGCAAAAAGCGCACAACGCAGTGAGCGTCACCAGAAACACAAAAGGTCTTGGTACGATGAATACCAAGACCTTGAAGATTACTCAGAAGAATAAATCTTATGCAAACGTCACAGCAATATAACCTGGGAAACCAGGAACATTGAGTGGACGAACCATAAGGTGAAATGTATCAGTTGATGTTTGTAAATCTTCTATATCAATAACTGCAACTCCAGAAGAGTTAGTAGTTACAATTAAACGTGGCTGAGCAGTTGTACTAACCTCAACACCAGTGGTTGCTGCTAAGTGAGCGTTAGTCACTAAAGCATCAACACCAGTATCTGTTAAAAGAACACATTCAAGAGTAATAGCTTCGTCAGCAGTTACATAATCATTAAGAGCCTCTTGAAAAGTAGTCATAGTGATTGTAACAGCAATCTTTTCAGATGCTTCTGAAGCAGCAACAAGCTGCGGAATATATCTACGCTGACGCAGAAAACGTTCTTGAACCCATCCATTGGCTGCACTTGCTGCAACAATCGAAGAACTAGGCATATTGACCTCCTATAGCTTACTAAGCTATCTAGTCTCTCATCAACCAATAGATGGACACCCATATGTGTCGGACTAGCCAACACCAGCATATCTAAACAACAACAACACGTCAAGTGCAATCACAAAGGAAATGAAAACATGCCAAACCCAAACTTATTCCACACCAAAACATCCCAGCCACTAGCCACCAGCCACAACAACGCAGGTGGTCGTGCTTACAAAACTTCCGATATGCATGCGCTTGCACAGCTAGCATGCACTGGTGTATTTAACAACACCTACTACACCAAAGCTGAAAACCAACTCAAGCAAGCTCGCGCGCTCTGCAAAAAGGTAAGCCCAGCAACAGTTGCACGTATCGCTGTATACTCACGTCAACAAGGCATGATGAAAGACATGCCTGTGCTCTTGCTTACCTACTTGTTTTCCATCGAAGACAAGAAATACTTCAATGCCGCATTCCCGTATGTCGTAAACAACATCGGACAGCTACGCAGCTTTGTGCAAATGGTTCGTAGTGGTGTTTGTGGTCGTCGCTCTCTTGGCTCTGCAGGCAAGCGCGCAATCGCAAACATGCTCAACACCATGACTCCTCGTCGAATCTTCTGGCAAGCCACTGGCAAAGGTATGAGTTTTGCAGATGTTCTCAAGCTTGCTCATGTAAGACCACAAAGTGCAGCACACGACAGCTTCTTTGCCTACATGTTAGGTAAAAGTGTTTCTGAAGACTTTGAGAAACTACCAGAAAACATCCAGCACTTCGAATTGTTCAAACGCAAAGAGTACAGCGAAGTACCAGATGTACCATTTCAACGCCTGACCAATCTAGATCTTAGTGTAATCCAGTGGGGTGAAGTCACGCGCAAAATGACTTGGAACCAGCTTCGTTTCAACCTAAACAACCTCACTCGCAAAGGTGTGTTCAAGGACACTCAGCTGGTTCTCGAAGTAGCAACCAAACTTCGCAATCCCAAAGCAGTGCTTGGCAGCAAGGTTTTGCCATTCAGTCTATACAACACTGTCAAACATCTAGATGACAGTGTTCCACAAGCTCTAAAGAACGCTATGGTCGATGCACTGGAAATCAGCGGACAAAACGCCCCTGTGCTTCAAGGCAACACCCTCGTTCTCGTCGACTCTAGTGGCTCTATGAACTCGCCAACAACTGGCTACCGTGCTGGCGCAACCACCACCATGCGTTGCGTCGAAGCAGCTGGATACTTTGCAGTCAGCATACTCAAAGCCAACCCAGACAGCACCACCATCCTGCCATTTGACGGCCGAGTTCATCCAGTGAACTTAAATCCACGTGATAGCATGGCAACCTTAATCAAAAAACTCCCAACTGCAGGCGGAAGCACCAATATTGCTTGCGGTATTGAATGGGCACTACACACAAGTACAAAATTCAACCAAATCATCATTGTTTCTGACAATGAGAGCTGGGTGAACTCTGATCAATACATGTGGTACAGTCACAAAATCACTGCAACCAAGCAAGCTTTTGAAAGATACCGTCGTCACAAGAGCCCTGGCTGTAAAATGATTTGTATCAATATTCAGCCAAGCACTACAACAACGCAGGCACCCGATGACAAAAATACACTAAACGTAGGAGGACTCAGCGACGCAGTCTTCCGTGTTGCTAGCCAATTCCTCACCAGTCGTGGTAACGCGCACTGGGAAGATGTACTTAACAAGATTCTTCCGAATCTCAAATAACAAAGAGCCCACTCGTTGAGTGGGCTCTAATATTCAAACCACAAAAATGAAAGTATACTTATTTTTATCAAATTCACTGAAAGACGCACTTGCTGCACACGGAATTAGTCAAGAAGATTATCGCCCGGCATATGGCGGGGAAAGCGTTGGTTTAGACCTATATAATGCAGGAGACAGAATTATAATTCCACCTGTTGAAAAGCTACGCTACTTTGCACAACTAGAACTCAATCAGGAAATGGCAAAACCTGATACTTGGTCTGATATGCCAGAAAGCGCACGAAAAGCAATTTTCAAACGACTTGTTCCTACTGGGATAAGATCAGTAATTCCTACAGGTTATGCCGGTATCATCATGGAGCGTAGTTCTATAGTAAAGACACCCCTGAAGGTGCGAGCCGGAGTTATAGATCCTGGATATACTGGAGAAATCTTTATCAATATGATAAATGTTTCAAGTATACCGTTTGTACTTGAGCCAGGAGAAAAAACTCCATTTCAGCTTATTGTGCAAAAAGTAACAACCAATTACAACGTCGTAAGCGCACAAGAGTATTCAGAACTCATAAGCAAAAACACTCGACAAGAAAAACGTATTGGTAGCTCCGACTAAGGATAATATGAAAACTAGAAGTACAAGAGCATTTCGATTAAGCGAAAAATTTATCGAACCATATAAAAACAAAAACGTACCATGGGGACCAATAGGATACGTCACGTATAAGCGTACATATCCACGTCGTCTTGACGACAACAACCCAAATGCAGGTACAGAAGAATGGCATCAAACATGCAGACGAGTGATCGAAGGCATGTTCACCATGCAAAAACGCCACTGCGTTCAAGCAGGTCTTCCTTGGAGCAATGCGAAAGCTCAACGCACAGCACAAATCGCATATGACAGATTGTTCAATCTAAAGTGGACACCTCCAGGTCGTGGGTTAACTCCATAGCCCACGCTAAAGAATGTAAATTGCTGGAAACTCCTTAGAGCCTCGGACACCACACGACTGCAAGTCGAAAGGTTTGACAAGAACGAGGATTGGACAATCAGCAGCCAAGGGAATTTAATGATCAACAACCAACTACTAAGGGAAATAGAAGAAGGAGTGATTTCTAGCAGACGCCAGCTCTACAAACGAGTAGGTAGAAGTAAGAAATTATTACAGTGGCTTAATGACAACAACATCTTAGTCCCACAAAAATGGGATGCTGGTAGAGTTAAAGCTGAACTTCTACAACTTAAGAACAAGTTGGGCAGGCTACCAAAAGCTTGTGATAATGAAGCTCTAACGGCAAGAGCACAGAAATATTATGGCACATGGAATAATGCCCTAAGAGAAATCTTTGGAGTAGTGAATCAACGATGGCACAATCACCTGTCAAACGATCAGCTCATTGAGCTGGTTAAACAACATGTAATCACTAACCAAAGACTACCACTTAGAGAAGAGTTTGATGGCAAATCACCGGCCTATCCATATTTTGAAGTCTATCTAAATAGATTTAACATCAAAATATGGTCAGAAATCTACACTATAGTAGATCTCACAGGAATCAAATACTTTCCACACAAGAAACATGGCACAGGATACATTTACATGCATCAAGGCGTTGTTTACTTGTCGAAGCAAGAATACCTAATAGGCAAATATTTAGTAAAAAATAACATCAAATTTAAGAAAGAAGTACCATATGGTAATTGTAAATATATCTTTGACTTCTATCTTCCAGAACTAGACTTGTACATTGAGTACTACGGGCTAGCAACTGAAGAATATAAAAAGAAAATAGAAAACAAAAGACTACATTATGGTGTAAGAAGCGTGCTTGAGATTTTCAAGCACGAGAACACGATCAAGAAATTAAATTCCAAGGTTCAGAGACTATAATCATTCCTCGTTGGTTTAATCACGAGAAGGTATAGTCCAGCGCATGGTGAAAGCTATGCGAAAGTCCCATCTGTATGGATGATGGGCACAGACTTCGTTCAAGAACGCACCGCAGCTGGTTTGTTTAACTGCGCGTTCAGGTCTACTAAGGACCTGGCTGCCAAAGGCGGCTATCTCTTCCAGTGGATGATGGATGCCCTCATGGTGGGTATTGGAGTAGGTTTCGACACCCTCGGTGTCGGCACCCTCAAAATCAAAGCTCCTGGTAGCAAGTTCCCTACCCCAGAGCAAGTTCCTGAGATGGAAAACACCTACCATCGCATCAATGGTGAGTGGACTTGTATCATTGCTGACAGCAGGGAAGGTTGGGTTGAAAGTGTGCGCGTTCTCCTGAACGCATTCTACTTTGGCTACGAGCTACCCAACTTCTGCTACGATAGTATTCGTCCAGCAGGTAGCCTCATCAAAGGCTTTGGCGGTGTTGCCAGTGGCTCTGGGCCCCTGGCTGACCTACATCAGTCACTCATTGCTATGTACTCTGAAGCCGTTGGTAAGTTGATTACTACCGAGAACATTGTAGATACTCAGAACCTTATTGGTAGGTGTGTGGTTGCCGGCAACGTCAGGCGCTCCGCAGCTCTAGCAATGGGACAAGCAGGTGACAAGCACTTCCTGGTACTCAAGGACCCAACCCAGGTCCACGAGTGGGAAGCTGAGCTAGCTGTATCTCTTGAGCAATACCCTCCTCCCGTACCACTCGACACATCAGTTCTTGCTGGTGCATTGGGAGCCGAGTACGCAGAGCAGACAGCTGAAGAAGCAACAAAGATCGCGCAGCTCCTGGCAGAATTCCAAGTAGCTTGGGATCGTCAAGCTGAACTCAAGGAACTCATCACTAACCACCCTCTACGTCATCACCGTTGGGGTAGTAACAACAGCGTTGATGTCAGTGGCGTCACAGACTTTACAGAATACGCTGAGCTCACCGTAAAGAACGGAGAGCCTGGATATATCTTCTTGGAGAACGCACGCAGACACGGGCGTCTCAAGGACCCTGAGAGAGATGACGACCTACTCGTCATGGGATTCAACCCCTGCGTAGAACAGCAACTAGAAGATGCAGAGCTTTGCTGCCTGGTGGAAACCTATCCATGGTTGCACGAGAGCTACGAAGACTACCTCATCACCCTCAAGATCGCTTACCTATACGCTAAAACAGTTACACTGGCTAAAACCCAGTGGCCTGAGACTAACGCTATCATGCTTAAGAATCGACGTATCGGACTAAGTATGAGTGGGTTTGTCCAAGCTGCTTACCAGCGTAGCTTCACAGAGATGTATGAGTGGTGCGACAATGCCTACGACTATGTTCAAAAGCTAGACGGCACTTACAGTGACTGGTTGTGTGTTCCGCGTAGCAAGCGGACCACCTCTATTAAACCTTCCGGTACTGTTAGCAAGCTAAATGGTAGTTGGCCCGGCATTCATCACCCTGAATCAGAACATTACATTCAACGAATCAGGTTCTCTGAAGACAACGACATGCTACCTGCTCTCATTGCCAATGGCTATCATGTAGAGGACTGTGTTTACAGTCCTGGCACCAAGGTGGTTAGCTTCCCTGTTAAAGAAGAACACTTTGTTCGCGGCAAAAAGGAAGTAAGCATGTGGGAGCAGTTAGAAATCGCTGCCCAAATGCAATACTACTGGGCAGACAACAGCGTCAGCGTAACGGTAACCTTTCAAGATCACGAAGCAGCAAGCATTCCTCATGCATTACAGCTATACAGCAAGCGTCTAAAAGCAGTAAGTTTCCTCAAATACAAAGAAACAGGCTATGTGCAAGCTCCTTATGAGCCTATAAGTGAAGACACTTATAAACAGATGATAGCCAAAGTGACTCCACTTCAACGCGTTAACGCATCCACTCAGGGCGTTGGTGAGCGTTTTTGCACTACGGATAGCTGTGAAATCGACTTTAGCAAACCTAACTAAGGAAAAACAATGACAAGATTTAAAATCGGAGACACAGCAACAAGAACTATTGAGAACTCAGTCGGACATCCAATTGATGTACCTGTCGGAATTTACATACAAGACAATACTCTTGACACTCACCCAATCCTAGTCATGATGGATCCAATGACTATAACTGACGTACGCAAGTACACAGAAGAACTAGTCAAAACACTTAACGCAGCTGTACATAAGTGAGGCGTAGCCTCACTTGTGGGGCGAGAACAGGTCCTCTTTCACTTTCATGGGTGGCGCGCAGCGCCACCTGTGGGGCGAGAGTAGGTTATAAGCTTGGTCTTGCTACTAGACGACCAACAAGTTGCAAATCTAGAGCTCCAAGCACTCTAAAATATAAATTTTCCATCATTCTAAGAATAGTGGAAGTAAAACTTTGAAAACAAATGTTTAAAAAGAAACAAAACTTTCAATTGTCTCTAGAAGACGTTATTGATTGAAAGTTCTATCTATAACAATGTTTGTTGGAAAAATGCGGATACTGTAACTTAGAATGTCGTTTAGCTTCGGTGCGTTTAACACTAATTCAAAATCCCTAGGGACACTGAACGTGAAAGTCAAACCAATTGCTAAGAACTTTTTAAGCACAATAGCCTGACAACTTGAAAAGCAAGTTGACAGTCTGGAATAGACAGACGCTTATTTATAAGCAGCAGACGGGGCCCAGTAGGGCCCCGTCATATTTACAAAAATACAAATTACAATCAAATTATGTAGTCTTGTCTTGGAAGACCGAACAGCAGACATCGAATGTTGGTTCAACTCCAACAATATACTTAGTATGTCCCCAGATGGGAAGAGAGTTCGATTCTCTCGGACTACATTAAAAAATTCCACGCGCGCGGAAACGAAAATGTTCTTAATTCAATTCCGCGATATTGCAAAAGCTAATTCCAAAAAAACATAGGTACCAAATATGAAATACGAATGCTCATGCGGAGCTAACGGCTGTAAACTCTGGCGACTGTACAACATCTTCATGAGTAGTCAAAAACTATTCTGTGCGAGCTGTGCATTGGCAAACCAAAAGAAAAAAGGCCATATTGATCCCAGCGGAAAATATCAAAGCAAATATGGTCTTGTTGACCAAATTGGCAGTCTTATTCCAGCCGTCCCTATTGACCTTACCAAGCTTCAAGACATTCAGAGTTTCTGGGGGTACACCAGTGTACCTAGTAGTGGATGTGAGTGGTGGTCTTCCTTACCCTCCTATTTTCAAGAAGACACCGTATCCAAGGGTCAGTATGCTATTGTTCACAACTCTACTGGCAGTCGCTCTATTGCCTACAAGAACGCAGCTGGCAAAACCATAGTAACCATGAGGATCTGTTCAGAAGAGCAAATCAACAGCATGTCTCATGGTAGCTTCAAAGGCTACCGTAGCAGAATCTTTGATTGGAGTGAAGCTGTGCATTCTTGCGGAACTCCAGAAGCAATTCGTACTATCGACTTTCTAATGAATGCATGCAAACGTTCAAAAACCTTACGTAGCAGAAACAACAACCCACCTCTATGTTGAGTTAAAAACAAAAATGAAACCTACTGTTAGCAAAGTCAAAAGAGAAAATCATATTCACCATGTTTCTCGCCAATGGTTAAACAATCCAAGTCACCATACTGTTGCTGCAGTACTCTTCTCTGCCACGTATTGGATCAGGAGAGCTGGTCGGCCAGTTTTAGAGAATTTAGATCTTACAATTGCTGATTGCAGCAGAAAGATTACTTTAGAACTAAACCACGACACAGAAGAGGAAAGAACAAATAGCATACAGAAACTAAAGGTTTTGATAGCACATGCAGAACTTGCATTAACCTATCTTGAAACTGAAATCGAACCATAAAATCAGTTTTGGAGACGTGACCGAGTGGCCGAAGGTGCTTGATTGCTAATCAAGTGTGGGGTAAAACGCTCCACCGAGGGTTCGAATCCCTCCGTCTCCGCCAAAAAGGAAGCTATGAAAACATTCTTTAAAAAAAGATTCCGTAACCGCAACGACTGCAGATACGAACAGCTCGACCAAAATAGTTTACCTAAACATTTAAATGACGCAAAGCCAACAATCATTGCACATAGAAAAACATACTATGATTATTGGACCTACAATCGACTTGATCGTATTTCAACGTCAGAAAATATTAAAAAACTAATACAACGCAGACGAGAATTACTAGCCGAAAATCATGCAGATACACATTGGGTAGAATTTTATGACAAAGTCATTGCACATGGGTGCAATGTAACTGGCAAAACTATTAATCCATATAATGGAACTGTACAAATATCCACGGTATCTCCAAGCCAAAAACGAGACGGGTCTATTCTTTTCAGTAAGAACGACAAGCTTCCTGTAGTTGTAGATGACAAATGCATGACAGTCTGGTCAAGAGGGCAACGACATATGCTCTTTCGTAAAAGAATCATAAATATGATTGAAGAACTGCTAACAATAGCAGGCAAAGACAGACTGCCTCCATTACCACAAGAAACCAAACTCCCTATAGAAAAAATGGGAAGAGTCAATCTATGCGGCTTGACAATTCTATATACTGTTGACAACCGCTTTGTCACAACCAGCAACTGCTATATCCACTGGTGGAAATTGTACTACATCAGTGAAACTAACGATATCGAATATGTCGAAATCTAAAAAACAATTATAACTGAGTGGAAAATTGTTCTAAACTCAGTTACATACACTAGTGCTCAAAAGCACTAGATCGATGGGGATTAGCTCAATTGGCAGAGCATCGGTTTTTGATACCGTTGGTTCTGGGTTCGAGTCCCAGGTCCCCAATTTATTTAAGGATATCATATGCTTTATAGACAATTCGTACTGCAAGACAGCAACACCAGCACAACTTGCTGGTTGCCAGAAAAGAAAAAAGGTATCGTCCTAGAGCCAGGTGTGCGCATCACCTTAGAGGACGACAAGGAAAGCCGATGGTGGACCGTCCAGTCTGTAGGCTCAATTACCAAAACCAAAGCTGAAGTAAAAAACAAAGAAAAGCTTCAGCGCAAATACAAATCCACAACTGATATCTAACCAACTAATGGGATGTAGCTCAACGGTAGAGCACGCGGCTGTTAACCGCATGATGAGAGTTCGATTCTCTCCTTCCCAGTCAATAAAGAAACAACATGAATATTCAAAATCAAAACATTAGCAACACAACATACCCTGAACTAAACCTGTCAGGTTCTCTGCTTTACGGCAACACAGCCACCCAAACCAATTGGCTAAGCTGTGCTCTTCACGGCACTAGATTCAAATGGTCTAAGCTTGACTACAGTACTTTTAGGCATTGCGTTGGGGCTGCTAAGCTGCAAAAAACAAGCTTGCGTGGCGCACTACTCTACAAATGCAACATGACGGGCAGCAACTTTAAAAAAGCTGACTTAACTGGAGCCACACTTCGAGGTTCATTTGAGGGGTGCAACTTTAAGAACGCACGCCTACGCAAAGCAAATTTAGCAAACACATCACTGGCAGGCAGCTCTTTTAAGGGAGCTGACCTACGCAATGCAGATCTCAGTTACTGTGACCTAACAGGCTGTGACTTCAACAATGCCAATATCCAAAACATCAACCTAACCAACGCAGTATTAACTGGTGCAACAGGACTTTAATTATGAAGTTCAGATGCAGTTCTTGCAAACATAGTAGAAGCAAGTATCCTTACCCTGGCAGCACTTGTGACTACTGCGGCGAATCAACATTCGAAAAGAACAATGGTACAAAATGGAAACGGTTAGATAAAAACCATTCTTAAGCAATTCAATTACCATTCACAAAGGAATCAAGAATGAAAGTTGGAGATATAGTTTGCCCCAACGGACTATACAATAGTTCTGCTGCAGTACTCATCAGTAACATTCGCAGTGCCAAAGTAATGAAAGTGTTTCGTAACGGTAGCAACGGGTCAGATGGTATGGAAATCAAAATCCTAGAAGGAAATGGTTCCGCCAACCCCCACACTACTTCCATTACATTAGAAATGGGCTGGGGCCCTGGTAGAAGATTCAGAAATCCCCAGACTTTTAGTGCTGGAGGCACAGTCAGGGTGTTTCAACGTCCATTTCGAATTATGTCAAAAGCAAACCCTGGCGCAATGGGATTACCCGATTGCGACTTACCCGCCATGGATGATATTATGCTCATCATGGCACTCACCTAGGAAAAACAACATGTCTACCTCTATCCTTGAGCTCTGGTCCAAAACTCCACAAGAAAAAGCTAGCGCCGCTCTCACTCTCTCCTACAAGCGTCTCAAAGCCAATGCTGACGCCTATATGGTAGAAGCAGCACAAGAAAAACTAAACGCAGAAGCAGCACTATCAGCGGCACTACAAGGCAGCAAGACCACACCAGACTTTGCCTCAATTGTCAAAGCCAAACTGCGTTCAGCAGCAGCCGATCTCACATACTCCAAAGGTGCTGAAACTTACACCAAGTGTTTCAACACAGCACCTTCAGTATAGTGCTTCAGAGGAGCCACAAGCTCCTCTATTATGGCCCGTTCGTCTAACGGAAGGACGCCAGGTTTTCATCCTGGAAATAGGGGTTCAATTCCCCTACGGGCTACTACAAAGAAGCAACCATGCTATGGAGCGGAAATGAACACAATACACAGAGGCCTACGCGGTAAAAATGTTCTTGGCCTTAAGAGCCTGCTAAAAGAAGCGGGCCTTATTGTCACGCATAACAACATATTTGACCTACAAACTGAAGCAGGTGTCCGCACTGCACAAGAAAAATTAGGCCTAGAAAAAGATGGTATTGTCGGACCCAAGACATGGTCAGAATTGCTTGCCAAACCAAGACTTTTCAATAAACCTACCGATCCTATCGAATGGGTTAAAGTTACTCCCTACTATCCTCAGAGAGATAATGAATATCATCCTGGCGGGACTTGCAATGTCACTAGCCTTGCTATGGTGCTTGCTTACCATGGGGTCATTCCCACAAAAGCGAATCAGCTTGAAGACGAGCTCTTCATTCGTCTTCAAAAAACAGACGCAATTGATGAATTCAACAAAAACTACCCATCTCTCAAAAAGATGGGATACAAACCAAGACATATCCACGGAATGCTCGGATGGCTTGCTCGTCAATATGGTTTCTCCTGGAAATACAGTGAAAAAACCTCACGTTCAGATCTAATTGATTTCGGAAAAACTACAGGGCCTATGATCATTAGTGGACGTTTTACAAGCAGCGGACATATTGTTACACTGGTAGGTATGACTCTCTTCAATGACTTGATTGTTCATGACCCGTGGGGAGACTGGAATAGCAACTATCGCAAACGCGATGGCAAATACAAAATCTACAATCGTGAAGCCATGGAAGATGTGCTTAGCGGCCATAGCAAAGAGCTTAAAAGAGCTCATAGAATAACACCAGCTTGAAGGCAGCCGCAGGCTGCCTGCTAAAAGAGCTTGGTAACAATAGGAGTGACCAAATGGAAACGGAATACACGTAGAGCCAAATCAGTTCATTCTTTGAGCGGTTAGAACAAGTAAGCAACGCACTTAACATCTGTGGAGACTATGACTTCGAATTCACAGAATGGGAAAGCCAGTCTGGATTCATCACAGTCAGCTGGGAAGAACCAGCTTGTGGTAGCGGTTGTTGTGGCTATGACAGTCATGAAGGCCAAATACCAGTAGCACTGCTATTTGATCCCAACTGGGAAGCAACAATAGCTGCTGATAAGAAAGCAAAACTAGCTAAAGCAAAAGCTGACAAGCTTGCTAAAGAGCAAGCTGACAAGCTACAACAGCAACGAAAGGCCGAACAAGCCAAAGCCAACAGGCGTTTGACTTACCAACAATTAGCCAAAGAGTTCGGAGACACCAGTGTCTGAACACTCTTACGATCCTAACTGGAAGCTACGTATCGTAGTAGATCAAACACTAAAGCCAGGCCAACAGATAGCACAAGCTCTTCATGCAGCCATTGAGTTCTTGTTTGTATATCCTGAACAATCAAACACATGGCACTGTCTAAGCAACAGCGTAGTCGTCATGAACTGTGAGCCAGAAGAGCTACCCAAGCTCTTAGATCGTTGTAAAAAGAAAAATGTGCAATACTCTACCTTCATGGAGCCTGACATGGATAACCGACTTACAGCAGTCTGCATAGAGCCAACACGAACAGGAAAGAAGTGCACCAGCAATTACAAGCTGGCCATGCGAGACATCTAAAGGCTCAGCGAGGGCTTGGACCTCGCGTTTATGAGGAATTAGCTCAGCGGTAGAGCAGCAAATTCTAAACTTGTTTGTCGGGGGTTCGAATCCCCCATTCCTCACTGCCGTAGGCGTGCGTAGCACGCCTTGTGGATTGAGCTCTTGACACACAAAAACAATCTGGTTATGTTGTCAGACTGTTCTTTGAAAACCACAATTGAAATGAATCGGAGTGTAGCGCAGCCTGGTAGCGCATCTGCTTTGGGAGCAGAGGGTCGCAGGTTCAAATCCTGCCTCTCCGACCTTTTCTAAAGGAACAAAATGGAATACAAAACAATCGAAACAGCATTGAGAAACGCAAGCGAAAGCGTGAACTTAGCTATCCAGCAGGTTCAGCTAGCGAAAATGAAAGATGAAGCAGTAAGCTGCCACATCCAAATTGCAAGATACTTCAAGATCCATGACAACAAGCCAACAACCTACACAGAAATAGCGACTGCTATCGGTCGCCCGAAAAAGTACGTAGCCAACGTGCTTTCTGGTTACTACAAATTCCAGAAGACTCAGTGGGGAAAAGGCTGGAAGATGAGAAAATCTTGTCTTAAGCAAGTCCTTTAAGTAAAAGCAATTAGTTAACGAAGAAATCGTTAACCACGACTGAATGCCTGAGCAGATTACATCGCCTTCCACGCGGGTAACACAGGTTCAAATCCTGTACTCGGCTTTATGCCGAGTTCGTCTAGCGGCTAAGACACCTCAAACTAATCTCTTGTATCCTTGTCAGTCACCTTCACGCCCATGATTCTGAGGCTGTAAATATCAGACGCACGGCTATGTGGCTCAGTTTGGTTAGAGCAGGGGCTTCATACGCCCAAGGCCACAGGTTCAAATCCTGTCATAGCCATTTCACACTATTTAATGCGGAGTAGACTGGAGTTTGGTCCCAGCACGGTCTCATAAGCCGTATGACGTAGGTTCGAATCCTACTTCCGCCTCTTTAGAGAATGCAATGTTTGATATAATAATTCCTTTCCTCATGGGCATCGTTCTTGTCGGTGCTATGATGGAAAGAACTCTTACAGTCATTCAAGGAAACATTTCACGAACTGCTGTACTTAGCATTCTTATCAGTTCTGTGTATTGGTTTAACATCCAATATGTAGCGAGTGGAAATGTAGCTGCTTATATTAGTTTCAGTATAGGAACTCTTATAGTTACCTGTTGGCAAAGCTGGCGAGAAAAACAACGCTATGCTGGACAACCGGGGAAAAGCAGAAGAATGACTGACAAACTTAAAAATATTAAGAAAGAATGAACAAGAGTTTTCATCGCAAAAATAACGGCCCTAAGGTACCTAGATCTGGGCAACCAGTCAGGGAAAAATGTGAATCCTTCATGGACAAAGCATTGTGGTGACGGCAGATAAGCTTCTTGAAGCCCTGTAACGACCGGCAGAAACTCTTACCTCCTTGTCTTTCTTATGTATTTGAATACTTAGTATTTCCTATTTACTTTTTGTCCTTGTAGCTCAGTGTTTAGAGCGCCCGAACCTGAAAAGCAGGGAGGTCGTCGGTTAGAATCCAACCAAGGACAACAAATACATCTAAGTGCATCCAGACCTTACAGGCAACCCAAGGGTCAAGCCTGCAAGTGAAACTGTACATTTGTGGGTACACAAACCCCGTGAGACCGTTCTCGACACGTTAAATCGGAGGACACACGTTAGAATGCCAGAGAAAGATTACATCGTGCCAATTTACGAGCCGGTGGTTCAACTCCACAGCTAGAAAGCATGTACGCACGTGCAAAGGCGTACAAGGAGCGACGTTGGGTCGCTCATCGTGGATCGAAAGCCCACGATTCCTAAAAAATCATCTTCTCACCTCTTGTCTAACACCCTTACTCGCGTAGTTGAACCAGCTCGCTTGTACCACGTACGAATGCCCAGTGAGGATTACATCGCCTTATAAGCGGGTGGTCGCAGGTTCGAGTCCTGTCTCTCCAACCATGGTCTTGACGGGCCTGGCTGTTAGCACAGCCGGAGAGTAGCTCAGTTGGTAGAGCACCTACAAACTGATCCCACAATTTCTTGTCGTACATTTTATCGAATTGAGCGTAGCTCAAACCCACCTCAATAACCATAAACAAATGCCAAATAGATTACATCGTCCCCGCCATATGGGGACGTGGTGTACAGGCGCACACCCTGAGTCCAATCAGGGAGGAATGGGTTCGATTCCCGTGTAATAATCTATTCACTTCTTTGTTGTTTTATGTAGCAACTGCTCCCTAAAAGTACTACATTACCATCGTGGGATACGTCAGGTTAGTCCTGGAAGACTTGGTACGTTAAGCCAAGCGCGTTAAAGCACTTAAGTGCCTTGACTGGTTTTAATCAGGATACGTCCCCGCGTCTTCACTGTCGCAAGACAGCAACCCTTCAGGTGGGTACTGATTAAAATCACCACGATCGAATGCCAGAGTAGATTACATCGCTTTTGGAGCCGGTGGTTCCCGGTTCGAATCCGGGTCTCCCTACTATAGAGAGGTAGCTTAATCAGGTAGAGCACCGTTAAAACTAATCTCTCACTTCTTTGTCGATCACCTTTTTCATACAAAAAACAACCATACAGATGAGAAAATATGAGAAGTAGACAATACGCCAAAATCAAAAGACGAGTACGCTTGCGTCTCATCGACGGCATGGATCCAGAACGTGTCGAAGAATTAAAAAACGAAGAACTAGCTCGCCTTGAAGCAGGCGAACGACCCTACCGAGCACCATCTCGATAGAGTATGGTAGGTGTAGCTCATTTGGAGACGCAAGTCGTAGAGCGCCGGGTTGTGATTCCGGAGGTAACGGGTTCAATCCCCGTCATCTACCCCAAGAACTAGCTAGCCTAGAGAGCACCACAGTTGAGACAACTGTGGGTCAATGTTCTCGCCACGAACAATTTGCTAAATAGTGAAGACAGAGAGCCATGAAAAGCGACGACCTGTTGTTCAGAGCCCGTGCCTACCAGGCAGCACGACCGGGCTCACCATGTTGGAATGCCATGTAGAATACACCGAATCAACGTAAACCCGGCGCCTTTTGGCTTTGTAGGTTCGAATCCTACCTCACCGACCAAAGCTCTTGAAATAAGAGTTAGGTGAGTGGTGAAATGGTAAACACTCCGGATGATTTTATCTTCATCTACACTTCCTTGTCCAACACCCCACGGGAAAGCAACTCTTCGCGTAGAGTTGAGAGGAGCAGGCTCACTGCAGTCGCGCCCAGTCGCGACCTTTCCCACCACGACCGAATGCCCTAGATAACTACATCGTAAAACTTGAAATTTTAAGGTCTGGGTTCGAGTCCCAGTGGGTCCACTTTGGGCCTGTGGTGTAACGGTAGCATCAAACATGTTATCTAACTCTTTTGTCGGTCACCTTTGCGGGCATAGCTCACGCTGGTAGAGCACCTCGTTGCCAACGAGGAGGTAGTGGGATCATCGCCCACTGTCCGCTCCAAGGGTCTTGAAAACATCCCTACTCGTTAGGTAGCATCTTCCTGCTACATTCTGTCGTCTGCCAAGAGTCAGCGGCAGTCTTATATTGACTCTTATGCGGGGTTAGCTCAGTCTGGCCAGAGCGCCGGCCTTCCAAGCCGGAGGCGAATAGTTTACACGGGTTCGAATCCCGTACCCCGCTCCATGCACAAGAACGAGGGTTCCATTGAGAGGAATCGTGGGCGAATAGCCCACTAGATGGTTCGAATCCATCCGTTCTTACCACGCCCGTGAATACAATTACCACCTACCTGGATGCATCTTGTGTAGGCTGGACTGGGTAACTTCTCAACAACATTCATCTGGACCCAGGTGACCCTGCGGTTGAAAACATGGTTCGATCCCATGCACAGGCTCTGAAAAAGGCAGGATAGATAGCTGTACAATCTGCTATAACAAAAATATATACACCAAGTGGGGCGAGAAACCCACACCCATGCACATCGCCAATGTAGGGTCCGAGATCTGTCGAACCACTGACCTGACGGGAGTTAACCCTAATCAGACATGTAATAACAGCAATCACCCATGTGCGGGTCATGCTAATGACGTTGGTGCCATCTCTAGGTATGCAGTAGCCCGGCCACCATCCCGGAACTGCAATGAGAAAGAACACATCCTGAGGTTTGTGTATAATTAACCTCAACTTTATATGGCTTGTACTGTGGATACACATTCAAGCCAGTTCTTAAGCAGTCAATTAGATGACGTGCAGTGCGAGTACTCTTGCTGTGGTGACGACGGTCACAAACAAAATCTAACAAAAAGCTAAGAACAAATGCGGGGGTAGTTTTCAACCGATAAAACATCGGCCTTCCAAGCCGAAGTCCCGAGTTCAAACCTCGGTGCCCGCTCTTGTGTGATTAACTCATAGCCTACCGGCAAAACAAGACCTCGATCTTGTTCCAATAGAGCACCTGCGCAAAGGCAGGAGGTAGAGAGTTTAGGCGACTCTCATTGCACACCACGGGGAATAGCGCATCTGTGATGATCTATGAAGTAGCCAACAGATCATTGGCGAAAAGTTGCATGCGCGCACACTGTCATAAATACTTCGAAGTAATGCGTCGACGGACAAGTGAACCAAGTACGGAGATAGCAATGCGTCTTAGCGCGTTGGATGTGGATCCAGAGGTACCCCGTGTGGGGTTCCCCAACCATTAAAGAATAATCATGGGTACAAACGAAAGTACCAGTGGCTTGAAGTAACAATTACCACGGGACCTTAGCTCAACGGTAGAGCAGTGGGCTTTTAACCTTCTGATCAGGGTTCGATTCCCTGAGGTCCCATCAAGTTCAGGATGTAAGCAGTAGCGCTACAATACTTACTAGCACGACCAAGCGGTCCCAGAGGATACTCTGATCTGCAGCCTCGTGTAAACAGGGAGACACAATCTCCCTGCCTGAACACTTAAACTGCAGCCAACTGGCTGCATTCTTTTTAAGAAAGGAGGAATAATGGGTGCAGATGGAGGATACCAATGGTTAGAAGTCACCAATAAATCAGCTCTTAAAGAGCTGGTCTGGATGCTCTGGCGCTACCAAAACAATAACTGCTGGGCTATCAAACATGCTAAAGAGCCAGAAGGCCTGCAAAACCCTGGAGTCAATTGGCTAGAAGGTGGTTATGGAACTGATTGTGACTACGACTTTAGAAGTCTCCTGGACTTCATTGACTACTGTATAGTAGAAGATGATCCAGTCTACTGCGGTACAGATCCACGACACCTTACGTTCGCTGAGCTAGAAGAAGACCTGCTAACTGACCCAGAATTTAATCTTTGGGCCTGGAAAGACTACGGTCTAAGCTGGAACCACTGGGACACCTGGTGGAAACAAAAACACTGGGGTCCAATCATGTACGGTATCGCCACCAAGCTGCGCGTTGAAAATCCCAATCCAACTGAGTATGCTCCCAATCCGTGGCCTGAAATCTACGTACCCAAGAACCTACGTAACACCACTGTCCAAGAGTGGGCACAACAAGTCAAAGCCCTTCTCCCCGGCGGACACATCTATCAAGAAACATGGACGTAACATGGATTAGCTGCAGCGACCACATGCCACCTCCTGCAAAATGGGTGCTAGTTACTGTTGACATTCCGTACAACAACCAACCACCCTCTGTTGAGTTGGCTCAGTGGAACAATCATCAACAATGGAGAACAGCCAGCAGTGCGCTTTCTTTAGAACAAGTATCTCACTGGACTGAAATTCCAAAGCCAGCTGAAGGCTGGCTAGGTAACATCCTGGCAGCCAAACAACATTTTGATAAATACTCCAAAAGGCAAATATGGAAACAGTAAAACAAGCATATTACGATTCGGCTATTCAAATTGCTAAAGAAGCAGTTTCAAATGCAAAGCAACATTTAAAACACACTGAAAAATATCTTGAAAAAGCTATTCAGCATAAAAAAGATGCATGCAGTCACGAAAATACTAGCACCTCAGAAGGTGCTCCAGGCGGAATGGGAATTTATTACCAACATAAATGGTGTACGGTCTGCAACTACAGGTGGCCATCCTTCTCTGAATGGGTAAGCCGAGGCATAGGTTATGCTAACCGCGAAAGCAAAGGCACCATGCTGTTTAAACCCGGCACTGCAAATACAAACATCAGTAGCGGGAACTAGCTGACACGAGTATGCAAAAGAAGGCTCAAGTAAACACCCAAACACCAAGCTACTTCCAAAGTTGCCCTGATTGCAACTTCGAAATAGTCTGGGGTAAATACCTCTACTATGTACGAACAGGCCAATGCCTCTGGGCTTTCAGTTCCAGTGGAGGGCCATTCAGGCTCCTTTGCATGAACTGTGCTTGCATGTTACAGGTAAGCTTTAACGGACCGGTAGCTCAGCTTGGTAGAGTGCCACCCTGATAAGGTAGAGGTCGTTGGTTCAAATCCAACTCGGTTCACCATAGGAACAATATGCTACGACACGTTCAAGAAAGTCATGATATCAGCCCCTGCCCATCTAAAGGATGTGCAATCGAATTAAACTACACACCCCCTGGCAATGAATACGAACCCAACGCTACCGCAGTTTTGAAATTTAGACCAAGCGGTCAGGGAAAAACCAAACAAGAAGCCTTTCGAGCTTTGGCAACAGAGCTTGAAGAAATCGCAGCAGCATGCAGGAAATATGCACTTGAACAATAACGCCTAATCAGCTACTGTCTACTAGTCCGCCAGGACAGGAGGCAATATGTTTAAATTAATTGACATTGACACCAGATGTGTCGTAGCTGAGACCAGTACAAGTGCAGAAGCAAGAGCAGAAGCCATTAGGCTCATCAACGAACCAGAAGAATTAACTCCGTACCACACTGAAAGCGACATTCTGACAATTACTTTATCAGAATATGGCAATCGCATTGTAGGCAAATACGGAAGCGAACTGACAGCACGTCAATTTTTGATCGTTGCAGACATGACACCAGTTCTTTAAGTTTCTTTTCAAAAACACAAGCTCCCGCCATAAGGCGGGAGCTTAATTTCCCTTAATAAGAGCTAAAATAGTATGAAAATCGTATTTATAACAGGAGCTGGTATTAGCACAGCCTCTGGACTCCCCACATACAGGGGGGCCAATGGACTCTACGGCAATGAGCCAATAGAAGACGGTTACAGAATTGATGAAATCCTAAGTAGAAAAATTGCAAACATAAGACCAGATTTATTTAATAAATATCATGGTCAAATTGAAAAAGCTATTGCATTAGTTGAACCCAACACTATGCACTATGCTATCGCTGCTCTTCAAGAGCAGCACGATGTACGTATTTACACTCAAAACATCGATGACTTACATGAACGTGCGGGCAGCAAGCATGTTGTTCATCTGCACGGTGGAGGAGCTGAAAAAGAACCAGTCATTCTGTTCGGAGACTACTTGGATCCACAGAAGCTAAAGTGGATGAAGGCAGCCTGCAAGGCTGCTGATATACTGGTGCTTGTGGGCAGCTCTGCTGCCTTCCACTACATCCAAAGACCTTTCAAGAAAGCCAAGTATGACCACCCACAGGTCTTTATTCTAGACCCTGATCCACAACATCCACTGGCTGACACGGGTGTACACAAGAAGAATCCAAGCGAATACGCAGACATCATCAAAATTATTCCAGAACTATTCTGATAATAATTCAACTTACGGACCTGTAGCTCAGCGGTAGAGCATTCGTCTTATATGCGATAGGTCGGAGGTTCAAATCCTCTCAGGTCTACTAAATTAACAAGAGAAATAAAAATGATTAAATCACAAACAGTAAAAATGATTAGCTGCAATGACCTAGATTGCATGGTGCAAGAAGTCTACGAACGTCCCTATTGTTTCCAACAACAAAATGGATGCAAACCCAGGGGGATAGAAAGAGTAACCATCCCCACACTTGGTGAAGACTATGAAAACGATACCATTTCTGAAGAAGCCAACAGTATGGGGGTTTCATTCAATGCCTGGCTTAAGCGAGACCCAGAAAAAACCACTGGTTATGGCTCAGTAGGACGATGCTGGGAAAGGAATTTCTACCCACACTTAGACATGGTTTTGAACGATCTGCATAAACGAGGTCTCGTTGCTGCAGGAGAATACATCATCAACATCGATTGGTAACCATCAGTACATGCACCGTTAGTTCAATGGATAGAATGCTCGGCTACGAACCGAAGGATAGGGGTTCAAGTCCCTTGCGGTGTACTATACAAGGAAACAATATGCAGCCAATAACTCTTATTGTAGAAAACGAAGCAGCGTACCTGCATCTCATCGCCGATTGCTTTGAGCACGGTGCACACGAACCCAACCCATTTGTTAAGTCTCGAATAGACGAACTAGCTCTCAGCGATGTATTTGTCCGTCTGTCTGAAGATGCTTTGTATAACTATCTCGGATGCTACACTACTGATGTTCCTCCTGGAACTCTTGTCTATGAAAAAAACAACTATGAATCCTATCAAGAAGCAAGCATCACAGCCAAAGAATACGAAGTAAGAAAGCTTGTTCGAAAAAACATGAAGCTGCACTATGAATGCACTCAGGTCCTCGTACCTAAGGCCGAGGACTACCCAATAGTTATTCACTGGCACTGGCTAGATGGCTGGGATAGATCTGGAAAAATCAAAGAAAGACACTTTATGTGGCATTCGTTATCCAACATCACTCGTATTAACAACAAAGACAATCCAATAAAATCAAGACACATGCAATGGGAAAGCCAATTCGGCGCCCTGTATGACAAGCTATCCAATACCACTGCAACACAATCTACGTGAAGCACCCGTCTCAGCATAAAAATTCAAACCACAACAACTTCATACTAAAGCCCCGCGTAGCGGGGCTTCTTTTGTGAGAGCATTGACGCTCGAAGCAAACTGCATTAGCAGGAGAATCAAAGACATTATGAATAGTGTAAATATTATCGGCAACCTTGGTCAAGATCCAATGCTGCGACACGTCGCCAGTGGCAAACCTGTTTTAAATTTTCGCATAGCTGTTGATAAATCACGCACCAGTAAGCACACTACAATGAGTGACACCAGCTGGTTTGATGTCACTGTCTGGGGAGCCGCAGCTGAATACCATGCCAAGTACCTGACCAAGGGCAGTCGTGTGGCCCTACAGGGCGAGCTGAACCAACGCTCCTGGCAAGACCGCGACGGCAACAAGCGTAGTGCAACAGAAATCATTGCTCATCGAATCGAATGGGTAAAACTAAAACCAAACACCAGCAGCGTAGAACAAACTCTTTAAAAATCTGATATACTTACCTCTTGCTTGAGGTGAGATATGAAACCACTACAAAGAATGAGTCACGTTCTTCAAAACGCAACTATAAAATTTCTAGAAAATATTTTAAGTAAGAAGTTTTTAGTATTTATAACGGCGACAATACTAATGTCGCTTGGTTTGCTACCACCTGATCTCTGGGTGGCTGTAGCCTTGGCAGTGCTAGGCGTAGTGAGTGCAATTGATTACAAGCATGGAAGTAGATCTTTTGAGTCAACTTCAACAGAAACTAACGACTCAACAGAAACCGAACCTACGCAAATCTTATAGTCAAATAACCCTATTTGAAATGCCTAGATAATTATCTAAAGGTAAAAACCAATGACTCCTAAAGAAAGACAACAACTGCAAAACGCAAACCTACGTGAAAGAACAGCTACGGCAACAGCAAAAAGAGCAGGAAGAAAGAATCTAATTTTAAAAACAAAGATTCAAAAGCTCGAAGAACAAATAGAACAACTACAGCAACAGTTAGAAGAAGCAAAGAAACCCAAACCAAAAAGCAGAACCAGAAGAAGCAAAACCAAAACGATACCCGAGCTGACTAGTGCTGATTCCAAATAGTCTTCTAATCGTTCTGTCGATGCTAGGCACTATTGCCTTCTGCTGTGCAATCCTTTGGTCACTGCCACAATTGTGGTACAGAATCAAATATGGGAAATTCAAACCTTCTTATGAAGAGCTTGAGCTACAGCACACAAAAGAAATACAAGAACTACACAACGCGCACGTTGCGAAAGACCTCAAATTCGAAAGAGAAAGAAACGAAAGCCTCTCAACCGAACTGAAAAACACAATCAAAAAACTGGTCGATAAAATTTGACCTAAGGAAAAACTATGAATACCTACGAAATTCAACGTACCGTAACCACCACAAGAACCATCATCTCGCGCAAAACTTTCACTGAGACAGTTGAAAGCGACAGCTTCTCTTCCGCAGCACTGGGAGCAGAAAGCGCTGCCATCTTTAGTAGTGATAGCCTCAGCGTCAAGACAGTCTCTGACTCCACGGAAGAGACCGAAGCAGTCATGGAAAGCATCAAGTTCGTTGGTGTGGCGAAAGCACCTGAAGTCGCGTCGGCTCCAGTTGATGATGGCAGCGGCCTGACCCCCGCACGCTATGATTCTAGCCTCGCGCCAAGTGGAAAGGCATACTTCCCGATGCAGGTTGAACCAACTCCCAACACCTGATTTTTACAAAACCAACACCAAGAGCGCCCATTAGTGGGCGCTCTTCTATTTTTACACAGGAAAGTTAATGAACCAGGTACCATTGTATATTATCAACTTGGACGACAGCGTCCCACTGCCTGGTGGTACGTTCGTATTAGATGTTCAAACAGAAAAACTGCATTTATTCAGCAGTGTCGAATCATACAACAAGCAATATGTTATTATTGGTATAGCTGATTGTCCAGACCCAACAGAAATACTCGAAGACCCTACATCTGCCCTTGAGCCTTTGCTACAAGTAGGGGTCATGTGTCAAATCACAGAAACAGAAGCTGCAGACACCTTCACGGTATATACTCTTCAGGTACTGCATCGAGTCTTGATTAGAAATATCAATAGAAACAAAAGTGAAGACGACCCATATACTCTTTGGGTTCAGCAAGAGCCTATAGCAGAAGAATTTCTCCCCGCAGAAGAAGAACTAAAGAGAGACATTCAAGATATGATTGGAATATTTCTCCGTAAAGAACAAATCTGGGCAGGTATGTCTGATTCAACTATCAAGACACTGCGCTCAGATGAGCATCTTTTGAAAAAGATGCATCTTATGGCAGGGCACATGCTATCAGGTATTGAACGATTAGACTATTTGCAACAACTCAGCAATGTTGACAGATGGAATAAAGTACTAACTGTGGCTAGCAAAAAACTAAGCGCACAAGCGAGAGCACTACCTCCCCCCGTCTCTAAGAAAATAGACAAACCTAAAAAGAAAGGTAAGAAACTACTTACTTGGAGAGAACGAGTTGCAGAGAGCGACATGCCTGATGCCGTACGAGAGAAAGTACTACGCGAAGTCAGCAAGTTGGAATCTACTCCAAAAAACAGTACCGAGTATGCTCAGACAGCCGACTACCTTCGATGGACTCTAAGCGTTCCATGGGGTAAAACAAGCTACATACCAACAGACCTACGCAAACTCCACAGCAAACTAGACGAAACACACTACGGTTTAAGTGAAGTGAAAGAACACATGCTTGAAATCATGTGTGTCCAAGAGCTTCACGAAGGCTCCACGGGCTCTGTGCTTTGTTTTGTAGGCCCTCCCGGCACAGGCAAAACCACCATCGCAAAATCTATTGCAGACGTTTCAAATCGTCCACTTATTAGAATTGCCCTAGGTGGACTCAGCGATACTGCTGAATTTCGAGGTTAAGCAAAATGGCCTCGCGTGTTGGCAACAGCACGAAAACAATTCCATTAATTGCTGGAACATCCTAATGACAAAGTCAAGGACAATCAGCAGCTAGATATTAGTGGTCACCACATGTTACATTAACTCTATAACCACGGAGTTAACAATGAAATATCATGTAGGCGACACACTTGGTTCGTTTCTACTCATCAATAAAGATGGAGTAAAATGGACCGCAAAATGCACATGTGGAAACATTTGGTCAACAAGATTGATACGACTAAAAGGCCGTACCAACTGCCCCAAATGCTCACCGCCACGATCTTATAAGCAAAGACAACCAGGTGAAACAATTAACAGCCACACCTTACTTGAACGATTACCATCTAGAAAATGGAAAACTCAATGTAAGTGTGGAGCAACTAGAATATGTTCACCAGCTGATCTTAAAAGATACGATACATGTAAAGCCTGCTACGATCCTGAGAAAGTAGCAGGCCAACTCCGACTTCCTCCTAAAGAGAAAGAAACTAATTATCGTATCCGCTACTACAAAAAACATGCTAAAGAAAGAAACTACGATTGGGAATTGACAAAATTTCAAACCCAAACACTACTTCAAAGCATATGCAACTATTGTGGTAGCGAAAATGCTCAAGGCATTGACAGAGTAGACAACTCTCAAGGATATACAATTAGCAACTGTGTCAGTTGCTGCAATTTTTGCAATCATGCAAAGAAAAACTATCCTAAAGAAGAGTTTCTTAATCATATTAAGCGCATTTATGAATATCAGTTCAGAGACTATCCCGAAAGGGAGTACAGCCAAGCGGCTGGAAACATGGAACCCCCACGTGGGTGAAGATATAGTCCGATCTACATGGAAACATGTAGCAGCGAAAGCGAGTGTAGCCTAGCGAACTACGCTGAACACCATGCATAGACGTACATACGTAGCCAGCAGACCAGGACGACTCATCTCCGAACTAAAAGAGAAGGGCAGTATGGATCCACTCATCCTTTTAGATGAAGTTGATAAGCTTGCTCACTACAAGGGCGACCCAGCAGCAGCCCTATTAGAGATCTTAGATCCAGAACAAAACGATCATTTTGTAGACCACTACTTGGAAGTGCCAGTAAATCTAAGTAAAGCAATGTTCATTTGCACAGCCAATTACGAAGAAAAAATTCCACAACCACTACTAGATCGTATGGAACTAATCAGGTTCCGAGCTTACGATGATGCTGAACGCGACATTATTACAAAACAATTTCTGCTGCCAAAAATCCAAGCTCAAGAAAACAATACAAATCTACCAGTAACCTTCGAAGATACAGCTTTAACTAGAATAGCTAAGATTCCACAAGTAAGAAAAATCGAGAAGATTTTAGCTAAGCTTGTTCGCCGAGGAGTTACCCAAGTCCATGTACATGGGAAGAAAGAATACGTCATTACAAATGATGATGTATCAAAAATTAAACACAACTATGTGTCAAAATCCGATCGAAAAATAATTGGATTCAGGAAATAATTACAATGACAACACAATTAGATACAAGCACGATCCCAAACCGCATTTGGTTTGTCAACAGTGGGAATGATATTAAAGGTCAATGGCCTAGCAGAAGACTTGCTCGTGTTCAAAAACGTGAACTTATCGCAGCAGGAAACACTGCGAACATTAGTTTTAGTTTGGTAACAATTGAAAAACCAATCGTAGATTCACATTCCTAAGCTGTGAGGAGGGGCGGCGTAGCCGCCCCTCTTGTTTGAGATAACAGGAGCTAGCATTGCTCAAATACAATCCAGAAAATCGTGTAAAAGATATAATCAAAAACCAAATCCTCGACTTACCAGAACTACAACACCAACTATCTAAAAATGCCATCTCGTATCTTCGAGAAAGGGTGTTTTTAGGGCAGTGTCAACCATATACTCAAAGAACAAGTAGTGGACGACTAACTAGTATGCAAATTCAAACTATTTGTAAATTAAATATCTTGTGTTATCAAGAAAGTTATTATCATCGAGGATTGATAAATGCCGCAACTAAAAATAATAAACCAATAGATGTAATCGCATTACATGATTACATCTATGCTCAACTTACACTCATTGTAGCAAACCCAAGATCCGAAATTTCAAACGACTCTCAAGCTCTTTTGAGAGGTCTAAAATTAAGTAGACGAGCACAAATCGCCCTACTTAATCAAAGAAATGGCCTTTCTGAAATTCTCCAAAGAGAACAACAACTTCAGCTTGCTCAACTTGGCACGCTAATCCTTCCACCCGCCCTTCTCACCATTTTACGTGAACCAGTTCACTTTGTAGACACTACCGCTACTGCCCTTGGCAGACTTGCTGAGGTGGTGCTGCGCCAAGGAATCAAATGCCAGGTTTCCACAACGACCAACTCTTTCATTTCAGAGCTTTTAGCAAGCTGCGTCCATTAGCTTACTATGCATTGTCTAGTGCGTACTTTTGCTCCCAGATGCGTTCCAACAGGTCTGCCAGACCATCTCTAGAGTACATCTACAACTTAATCCAAGAAAGTGTTCTTGCTTTCGATATTGAATTTAATGGAAAATCAACCTTCCATACAAATTCAATAAGAAGACATCACACTACACCCAAACGCAATATGGGAATGCTTAAGGTACGCAGAACCAAGCAAGGCTATACAAGCTTACCAGAATCACTTTTGAAAAGCATGGGCTCTCCCTTGCATTTTCCGACCCTGCCACCAAGCTTGACTTTCACCCCAAATGAAAATTTTGAATTGATTCCATATCGCATACAGATGGAAGCAAAATGGGTAGATCGCAGAGGAATGATCAGTTGCTTAGGTAGTAATTTTCGCAAATGGGTTGCTAGCCAAGGCCCCAGAAGAACAATAACCTGCAGAGGATACCGACACACTTTAGAAGAAAGCAAAATACCAGAATACAGTATCAACTACGTTCCAGGCAAAACTGTTTCTAAAGCCGGAAACTTCTTCCTCTACAGCCAGAACCTCAACATCTACAATCCATACACTAAAGAGTACGAAACTGTACTGTGGGTGGGTCTGGCTAGTTGCATGAGCATACAATATCTTTATACTCATCCATACGCTACGAAAATCATGAAGAGTCTTCTGGAAGCTAAAAAGCTTAAGAAAACCATTACCCCTCTTAGTAGGTATAATGCAAAAACTCCAGAAGGCATACGTTGGAGTGCAGCTACTTGGGAAAAGATAGCAGGTCAAACTTTAGACCAGTACCAGAAGCAAAGTCATTCAAAAATTCTCGAAACACTAATTTTAGTTGAAGAACTGTTTTCTACTCCAGAAGGCATCAAGCTTCAGCGCATGGAAGATCTTGCACAAATAAAAAAACAAGAACTTGACGAATTAGAAGCTCAGTTAGAAATTACCGAAAAACAACTTCTCAAAACACAAACAGCAATAATAACAGAACTGCAACGCGTTAGAGAATACCAACTGAGCCTTCAAAGAAACCGAGAGAAAATTCCCTCCCTTGTGAAAGAGAAAGAAAAACTCCACCCAGAAGTAAGTGCACGAAAAGCAATTTTCAGTAAGATTCAAACTGCAATAGAAAAGAAAAGAACAGCATTCGAGCTAAATAAACGAAACTTCTTACGCGCTGACAAATTTAAGAACTCTAGCTCCTATGCAGAAGGCCTAGCTAAGAGCGGACTGGTAATAGACGACTTGGTTTATAAGAACCAAGTCTCAGGCAGAATGAAAACCGCTAGTGATAACCCAGACATCACGGTACAGCGAGACTGGAAATTAATAAAAGCCTATATGCATACTACTCGTCCAATCAAGATGCATTTTGGTTTAGAGAATGAAAAACCAAGAGCTAGTGGACCTCATAGGTTAAAAGTATGGCTTGAAGAGGGTACACCCAAACTGAAAATTTCTCCATTGGTTGCCTGGGCGGCGCTAGGCTGGGACGAGACTACTTTCAAGATAACTCCTCATGCGGATAGCTGCTCCATAGATACAACACAGCCTGCTATGTCAATCTGTAATGACATCTTGGATCACAGCCCAACAGTTTGCATGGGAGAGCTCAGTGCAACTGCCAGCTGGGCGTTTCATGATAACAATCCTAAAATGCTGGCGTTAGCAATCCTAAGCTTTCTTCAAAGTGTTAACAAGAAAGACATCTGGGGGAAAACATATACTACGTTCCCTTTCTGGGAAGATGTACAAAAAAGCAAACTTCCCAACGATTACACACACTGGGTAGAAAATACTGTAATCAAACAATCAGAAGCGCCTAAGTATTATATATCCAAATGTAGTAATTACTTCTTCGAAGTAACTAAAGGATCTGATGGGTGTGATTGTAGATGGGGGCGTCTGAGAAAAACAGACAATGGTCTTGTAGAAACAAGCAACAATAGCCACCTCAACTACATAAGAAGCGATTACAATACAACTTATACTTTATTGTGCGCAAATGCGCAATGGGTATTATCTCCATTTGCTGCAATTCAACAGAAGCATGATGGAACTACACCTGGTTGGAACCCCATGTCCTATGTGCCACCTCCAACTGATTCTTTAGCTACTCCTACTTCTTAAAACCGAGGGGGGCGCGTAGCGCCCCTTCTTTCAAGAGCAGATATGAATAAAACACCTAAAAAAACCTTTGAAATCATACCATTTGGCATTACACCAGACGTGACTGTCTGTATTGATCATGCAAGCCTATTGCGTTACCGCTACTTGGTAGCACAAGTATCACCAAACGAAGTTCAATGGTACGCAAAAGTAAAACGAACAGTTACACCAGCTAGCGAACGATCCCGTCAATATTCCAATTCACTATGGACATATCATATCACAGATATGTTCGTTCCCGAACAAAGCGTGAGCAAAGGTTCTGTTGATACTGACATCAAACAAAACCCAGCAGCAATGTATCGACTCATGAAAGAAATCGAAGGACGCTATCCTGATGATAGCAGTGAGCTTGGATTCAATACAGAGAAAGCCAACGAAGACATACAGGCTATGCACGTCTGGTGTCATTCGCACCCGTTCACTCAATATCCTACTCCGAGTGGGCAAGACGACAAAATGTTTTCTGATTGGGTCTATGATAATCAAATAGCCCAAACAATAACCTCTCCGTTCGTAGCACTTATCTTCGGCTCTAGTGAAAACATTCACGCACGCATATATGACCCGCTTACTCCTGGCATCATGTATGAAAATGTTAAAGTCTCTATCACTGTTGATAAAGACTTTGATACAACTTACATGGACAATGCAGTAGCAACCAAGATTGAAGAAAAGACTTTCAATTACGCCAGCGGCGGCACTTACATTCGCTGCTCTGATGGAGTTTATCGCACTTCTGAAGTAAAAAATGCCTTTGATAAAACCAATCAGAAAAAGCTAATCAGCAAGAAAAACAAATGCTTTTTTGATAAATATTTTCCAACAGACTGGGAAACATTTGTTGCAGATTGCAATAGCAAGTACGACAACACCAAAGAAATAATGGAGCTGTGGAACTTCATGTGTCGCTGGCTGCCTACAAAATTAGAGCGAACGCTTTTCTGCTTAGCTCTTGTAGATACTTCTGAAAGCTTAGAAAAAATGGCACGAGCCAAACAAGAAGACTTATTCCACATATCAGATGAGGACGCTATACTCGTTCTTACAACACACTTCTCATCTGATTCTGTCTGTAGTAAACAACTTCGTTCTGCTTTGACCTTCTCTAAGCGATACGCAAAACAAAACAGTGAAGAAGGCAGACTCCGTGCAGTACGCTTTCTTAAGAAGAGCCTAGACAAAATTATCCACAACTCTGCCAGCCCTTCAGGCTACGTCTTTTTAGAAGACTGCAATTAACAAACACCAGCGAGAAATTACCATGAGCACACGTGTATCATTCCAAAGACACAATGGCTTTGTAAGCCCAGAATGTCTTACTGATACTCTCAATATCATTGGAGTCGGCGCGACTGGCTCCAATGTAGCCCTAACAGCAGCTAAAATGGGGTTTACCAAATTTCGCATTTGGGATGACGACATTGTTGAAGCTCATAATTTACCCAACCAGACATATGACCTCTGTCATGTTGGCATGCCAAAAGTAGAAGCACTTAAAACAGTGCTAAAACGCTTTAACCCCGAGATTGAAGTAGAAGTCAATCAGTGTTACTTCACCGCCAAAGAACATGGTGATGACCTGGAAGGCCCACTCATTCTCACCGTTGACACAATGAAAGCCCGCAAAGAAATCACAGACTGCTTTGAAGGCAACATTCTCATCGATACCGTAATCGAATCCCGTTTAGGATTCAATCATGGCACAATCAATATTATAGATTGTACCAGTGCAAAAGATATAAAGGAATGGAAACATTCTTTATTCAGTGATGACGAAATACCCGAAGGTCCTTGTGGCTTTCGAATTTGTACCACCATGGTTGGCATGGTTGCGAACTTTATGGTTCAGCAACTCTGCCAAAAATATGCTGCTCAGAAAACCAATGCAGCATGGAACCCAAAGAAAAAGACAGTGCTCGCCTTCAGTGACACTAGTCTAGACACCTATTCAACCTAAGGAATTATCGCACATGCGCACAATCTCTCTCGTCACTCTTCCAGGCTCTGGCCGTAGCGTTCAGCAAATCGAACCCGGAACCACCCTTGCATCCTTCGCTGCCGCCAATGGCGTAACAAACCGTCAGCTCTGTCTGAACGGTGACACAATCCCAAGAGCCCAGTGGGAATCTGTCGACCTGTTTGCATATGAAGGCAGGGTAGAAGTGGCCGCACTGCTAGGCAGCAAGGGCAACAGCTGAGTTTAGCAAACTCAAACATCTGAATGGATCCTTAAGGGGATCCATTCTTATTTATATGACAATCAAAATTCAAGTCATTGGTCTTCCAGGTTCTGGGAAGACCACTTATATTCGCAAATTCTTAGAACAACACCCTGATGTCCAATACCTAGACATTTGTAATTTTACCGGCAGATGTCGAGAACAAAAATTCAGAAGAGCTTTCAAGAATGCACAAGGGCCTATCATTGCCGAAAGCGCTTGTGGCATTTACAATGCAGGTTATATCATTAGGGTAAATACCCCAATTCAAACTACGTATCGCCAGCTGAAAGCTAGAGATGATAAAGCTGATCTAGAATATCTTTCTCTACTGAGTACACAAATAGTGCCTGCCCATTGTACACTGAGGCTGCCGGAAGATCTCCCCGGCCAATTGCAGACCATACTAAGGAGGTAATAACTATGTTACATATCAGGAATCTAGAAGTTCTACCAGAAATAGTAGACAGTGTTTACGCTTCTCCTACTGTGAAGCTTAAAGCAACCGGACCAATTAACAGTTACGCAATCCTACGAGACATATTCACTCCAAAGCACACTGCTTTAATTCAGCACCTAGGTGATGGCAAATGGGCACGAGTCCGTGGATCCAGCGACCTGACAATCTCCGGTCTCCGTGGTCGAGACTCTCAACAAACAGCATGCATCAACAGTCTAGTACACGAAAAGATTTTAATTAATACAATTATTGGTCAAGCTGGCACAGGCAAAACCACCATCGCTCTAGCTTATGCGCTTGACCGCTGGTTCAATGAAAACAAAAGAATTGTCCTAAGTAAACCAACCGCAATGGTTGGTGAAGGAAAAGCTTTTGGACCCGTGCCTGGAGACATGGCTGAAAAATACGCACCATATCTAGCAAGTTATGAAATTGCTATGAAGCGACTACTAGGTTGCAACTCTCAAGGTCAACTTGAAGCCATGAAACGCAAAAAGCATCTAGAGTACGTACCTATTGAATTAGTACGCGGCAGTGAATTCGAAAACTGTACCTTCATTCTTGACGAAGCACAAAACCTTACATGGCATGAGATCAAAACCCTTATCAGTCGTATGGGTGAGGGCACAACGCTAATTATTTTAGGAGATCTACGTCAAATTGATATTGTCGATCGTCGCGGATGCACCATACCAGCAAGCACTACGGGTCTATATAAACTAATTCACTCCCTCCCATATCAGCAATCTGCGATAAGCAGCCAGATGGAATTGACTACACAATATCGCAGTCCTATTACTAAACTCATCGCCGACGTTGATGAGTGGCTTGCAAAACCAAACAAAACCTAAAGTTTATCAAACAACTATGAACAACAACGAACAAATCTCCAAAGAAATTATCAAGCAACTCTCGATGCTTTCTTTGGAGAACCAGGTTGAAATCCTGGCGAACGTGCTTATGTTTTTAGGTACTGACCACATGTCAGCTGAAGAAAACATTAACCCAAATAACATTGCAGAAATCATACTATTAGACCGACGAAGCAATGGAGAAACAGTAGCCAATGCGCTGGCCCTTCAGGGCCTGACTATGATGTTGTGGCTACAGCAGTGAAAACCAAGTACAAAGAGGTAACATATGAGAAGTGGACAGTTAAAAGTCTACAAGAACAGTGGGGCTGCGCAATTCAGCCTTATTGAATGTCGTCGTGACGATCGAGGATTCGTCATCAAAGAAGGAGCAGTTCTAGTAGAAGTTGCCAAGTGCAACGGAAAAGACAGTGATGGAAACATTCAAGCCAACTGGGGGGATAAAATCAGTTTTGCTATTAATATAGCAGATATCTGCAACCTCATGGATGAATACAACGTACGAGCACACCGCTTGTTTCACAACTATAAAGGTACTGTCAAGTCCCTAGAATTTCGTCCCGGAGCCGGCAAATACGAAGGCACCTACATGCTTCAAGTTAATGAGGGCGGCAAAGATGGTAAAACTATCGTTGTTCCGTTAACTAATGGTGAATATAACATGATCATGAGATTACTAGTCGGCTGTGCAGCTCCAAAGCTGCTCGGCTGGGAATAATCTAGTGTTTAGGATTCATACAAACGGTAAAACCGTCAAGTTATCTTCTCTGCAATTAGCAGAAGCTCTAGTAGCTAGAAGTATCAATCCAAAAGTTTCAGACCGCACACAACAGACAATACCATCACTCGCAGAAGCAATGGCAAAAAGCATGGAAGCACAAGGTCTCCTCGGAGACAGTACACCCAGGCAGCTTCTTGCCCTTGGAATCGGAGTTGGATACTATCTAAATACGTTCTTTAGAAAGAACGAAGTAAAAATTCAGGAACAATTAAATGCAAATGAACGTCATTCTGATGGAAATAGCTAATCACCCTGTAGTCAAAGCAGCAGCAGTACGGCTTGCAGTAGAGTTAGCAGAAGGTGGTCTTGCAAAAACAATTGACCGCGCCATCGATAGAATGGCTTACAGCATTGCAAAAAAAATCATAGAAGAAAAGAAACAAAAAGGAAAACAGCTATGAGCCTACAATTCAACACAAAAATTACTATCTTAAAAAACCCACGCGGCTCACTCCGCGCATTCGCAACACTGATCGTGAACGATGTAATTCACATCAATGGCTTTCGGATCCTAGAAGGTTCTAAAGGAACTTTTGTTTCCGCACCTCAGAAAAAGGGCAACAAGCCAGACCCAGAAACCGGAAAGGATGTTTACTACGATGAAGTTAGATTCGTAGAAGAAACCAAAGAAGACCAGTGGCGCGGCCCTGTGGCAGAACAAGCATTCCAAACAATTCTTGACGCATACAATGTGCAAAGCGGTACTTCTGGCAGCACTGGTCGCCCAGAGCCTACCAACGAGCGTCCAAAAACTCGAGCCGTTCGCTGGTAAGTAAACAAACCGGGAGCCCCAAGCTCCCGGTTTTATTGTCTGAGGTAACCAATGTCAAACAACACTAATACCGATGCAGTACCTACCACATCTATCGAAGACATTATGGAAGAAGTCGTGTCTGGAGCCCAAGCGCATTCAGCTGCTACAGAAATCTTTATGGACTCATTCGTGTTCTACGGAAATACACTTAGCCACTGGCTAGACGAAATGGCTGTGGCTATTCCAAAAGAAATTCATCCTGAAGATCTTCAAAGACTGTATCTGGATGTAGCTTATAAAATTCAACGAGCCAGCAATTTCTATACAATGGCTAGCGCAATCCATGGCGGATTGGTGGATGGTGGAAATATCAAGAAAAGCGATCTTGTAAAATCACTCGTAGATCAATTCTCAACCACTAAGAGAAAAAGACCTGCTGCCACCATTATTGAACGAATGGCTGACTCTTACATGAATGCAACTGTGCACACTCGCATTGCTGCCAAAATTGTGAAAGATTTCTGGCGCGAAAGAAAAGATGCGCTGATTGAAATACGAAAATGCTTAGAACAAGTGAGCATCAGTATCCATACAGAGATGAAATACCTCCACGCCAATCGGAATTAAACAATGTTTAAAGACACAACAGTAGAACAAAACCAACGTTTAGCCGAAGCCATTCTTACAAGAATGTCTGAGGACGCAACTGAAGGAAACCTTGCTTGGTTAACAGAAATCTTATCAGAAGCAATTGAAAGCAATCAAAATCAAGTGACAAACTTACTGTGTGCAGTGTTTAGCTTGGACTGCTATGATGAGCTAATTGAATGGTTTGATACTGTTCTTGAAGAGTCAGAACTTCAGGACGAATACTAATGAAAAGTCACGAGGACCACAAAAGACTAATGCTAGCCATCCTACATCAAGCAATGGATGACTATGTAAAAATGCAACACCCACGCTGTCGACGACGGAAATACGAAAAAGAAGCATTCTGGAGTGCTCGTGACCTGTTCTGGAACAAAAACCATGAGCTAAACATCATAAGTGAAGAAGGGACTCCGGTCACACTTCAAACTTTAGCACTAGCAGCTTCAGGTAGAGGGAATGTAAATCTAAACAATTTACATTCCCATCTTGTTAACGAGTCTATTAAATACTGGAAAGAAAAACACGTGAAAACAATAAGTATCCCAGAAGACGTTGTCATTGAAGGTCATGCCTATATGGTTGAACAAGCTGATAGCCCGCACATTGATTTTGATGCAAAAACCATTCAACTAGACAAGAAGAATCCTGCTGCGGAAAAACAATTTATGCAACTTGTAATTGAGCTTAGTTGTCATCACAGAGAAATTCGCACAAGCGCAAAAGCAAGACGTGAGCTTAGCGAAGCAGTCTACGAACTGCTTCGCATGAATGATTGTTTTACCGGAGATTAGAAAGCTCAGTAATCCTTCCAGGTCTTAGCAACTCGACCTGCCATAGAAACAAATGTGGAGTTGGGCACAGACTCTATCAAAGAACTAGCGTTATGAATTTTCTTCGTTTGGTGAATGATTAATTCTGCACCAACTTGGTCAAGCGCATCTTGCTCTACAAGTTTCGCATCAACATAATCTGGTCCGCGAATAAACACCTGTGGTCGAAGTTGCAAAATAAGTGCAGAAGGGTCAGCTTCAGTAAAAACAACGACCTCATCTACAAATCGACAGCTATTGAGTACATAAGCACGGTTAATAAGAGGAACAGTTTTGTCTTTGCCATATTTCTTATGTAAATAAGAATCTGCATTAATACCTACGGTTACCCGTCCAAACCTACTAGCAAACTCAAACAGCTCAACATGTCCGGCATGCATAACATTAAAAGTTCCTGTAACTAACACATGTGAGGCATGTAGCTTTTCGATTTCTTGAGGCATAGTATTATCTCCATGAAGCGCTATGAATCAAAGACCTTAGGTCAGCAACTCGCTAGACTTGCATATTAAGTCTAACACACAAAAACAATAGGAAACACCCATGTTCTGTGCATTTATAACACTAGGTGTGATATGCGCTATTCTCTCAGCCGTAATATTCATAGAAATAGAGCACATACACACTCATTACAATGCCAAGATTAAAGCAATGACAACACAAGTCACAGAAGCTCAAATAATAGAAGCAGACTTGCAAAACAAAATCAAAAACCTTAACCTGCATTTCGAAGAGCAACAGCAAGCAAACAAAATCTTGCAGTCAGAAGCTTACAAACGTGGCGATAAAAAAGGCAGACAAGACGCACTCAAGCGAAGCAAAAGCATAACTCACGGATTTGTTTCCGAAAACTTCGCTCCTCTTTTCAATCACCATGACTGGAACCCCAAAGATTTCAGGCACATGGGGGACCCTATCGACTACCTGGTGATACCTGGCATGAGCTTAGTTCACCAGGCAGGAGCACAAGCAAATGTTGAGGAAGTTGTCTTGCTGGACATCAAAACCGGCAACAGTCAACTTAATACCGTGCAACGACGTATTCGAGATGCCGTTGTGAACGGCAGGGTGCGCTTTGCAACATACAACACAGACAAGGGCCAGCTACGATGCTGGCCACCTAGTCTGGAATCAGCACAATTAAAGCTACCACTCAAAACAAATACAAAATGAAATCAATTACAGCAGACACCTTTTATGAATGTCGCATTTGCGGTCGTGCCTACATGGAGTCAGGAATAGCAAGTTTCTGTCATCCAGACACTTTCGTCAAATCCGTTGACCCGTACTTAGTTATGGCAGCAATTAGACGTAAGCTCATCAAAGAGCCGACTTATACAGTCAAAGACATTGAAGACTTTCCTGACGAGTCACCAAGACGTTCAGATTTATACGACATGCAAGAACCAGGAAAAGCCAATCCTGGCAAGAACCTAGAGCCTGAGGAAAAGCATCCACACAACGAGACAGAAGACGGACCCTGCGAACTCACCGAATGGGGAGACCAAGTAGTCACCCACACTAGCGGAGCTAAACGTGCCAACGGAGACAAGATCCGCTGGGACCTCATGCCTGTCGCACCTATGCGAGACACCGCGTTGATCTGGACCTTTGGTGCAAATAAATACGGTGACAGAAATTGGGAGCAAGGTTTCGACTGGTCGGGCCCCTACGCTAGTTTACAGCGACACCTACAAGCATGGTTCTCAGGAGAAGACTTCGACAAAGAGTCTGGCATGAGCCACCTGGCTCATGCCGCCTGCAACCTACAGATGCTACAGCAGTTTGAGTACACACACAAAGAGGGTGACAACCGCCCTCACAACAGCTGCCCACCGACTAGGAAATCAAATGCCGAAAGACAAGAGAATGAGTCCACTAAGGACAAAAATAAAAAAGAAAGACATCTTGAAAAAAAACCTACACGTTGGTGATGTGGTCGTCTGTATCCCGAACCATGTGCGAACCAATGTTGCCGGTATCGGAATGATCTGTGGGGAAACTCTCCGCCACACTCGAGTGCTGAGAGTCAGTGGAGAAATCATCACAGGCAACAAACCCCTAAACACCAAAAGTATTGAAGACTGGAGTGGTGCAAACGCAAGCTTTGCACTTCATGCAGGTGGCTTCTACCTGCTTCGCGAACACGACACCCAGTTGTGGGTGCAGCAACTTCGCAACTACATCAAAGAGCATACATGAAGCCATTAGGTACGTTTCTCAACATCAAGGACGTAGTCGGACAAGAAATTTGTAGCGGAGACATCATCATTCACTTTGCTGGAAGAGGCAGGTTTTCTATAGGAGAAACCCTACATGTTGTCTGCGGCATCACCAAGAGCAATATGCCGAAAAGTATTTATGTTGGTTCTATTCCAATCAGAATCAACGAACTGTCAAACCCACTAACCGTTTCTGTAAAATCAAGAAGAACATCTTATGTACGAATAGACAAACCTATTAATGCTTCTAGAATTACAGAAGCACGCAAATACATTCAGGAGAACACATGACGCCAAAAAAAGCATTAGCCACACTCGTAAGAGCAGCAATGAGTCAAAACCAATTGCTAGTAGGACCTGCTTTGCACCTGCAAAAAACTATAATCAAGGAGCTTGAAGCTCCCCAATTGCATAGCAGTCAGCTAAAAGCCATCAAGGCTGAGAACACGGACCTAACGCTACGTATCGCTGAACTAGAAGAGGAACTAGCTGAAGCACGCAAACCACGACGCAGAACAAGGAAGAAGAATGATGACACTGGAACCTCGTGACATGACACTTGCCACATCAAACTATCCTGACAAAGGAAAGCCAGTGTGGTACATGCATCCAGAGCGAACACCGTTGGGGTTAGAAGATTTTCAAACCCCACTAAAAAACATCTGCAGGTACAACGGCAGTATTCGCTGGCATCTAATTCGTCATCTTGCACTTGGGGTTCTGTTGTGCCGAGTTCGATTTGGCACAGGTCATTTCGCCCGCAACATTGCGGGCTATTACGCTGCTCACGACCTACACGAATGCATTGTAGGTGACGTAGTCTCCGGAATGAAAAAATACCTAACAGGCTTTCGAGAAATCGAGAACGCCTGGGAAGTGCATACACATGAGCAAATTGAAATGCCACTAGACTTATCTCTTAGCAAGAAGGCAGTCCGAGAACTTGACTTGCTTGCTCTTGTTGTAGAGATGAAACGTCTGGAACATCCAGCAGCATACATTGCTGAACGGAACACCAAACTGACACCTACAGAAACAGAGCTTGAATGCTTTGATAGTGTAGCTAAGCTCAGTGATGAAGACTGCTGGAAAATTATCACAGATGCAATTGAAACAGCGAGAGAAGAACTACCATGGCAACAAAAATAGAGATTGAGAACAAGACCGGACTAGCAGCACTAGATGCTATCATTAAGACAACCAGTAAGAAACGAGGAGTAGACCTTAGCGGCATCCGACTCGGAAGCATAAAACCGTTTAGCACTGGCAGCATGCAGCTTGATCTTGGACTTAAGATCGGAGGCATGCCAGAAGGACGAGTCATTGAAGTCTTCGGACAAGAGTCTACCCTGAAAACCAGCCTATGTCTCGCTGCACTCGCTCGGAAACAACAAGCTCGAATCGCAGCAGGAATTCATAAACGCGACCTCATCCTAGACATCGAGCACTCACTGACCGACCCTTTTATTGAAGGTTTCGGTATCGATCTTGACCAGTGCATCATCTTGCAGCCAGGCTCTGCAGAGGAAGCATTACAGGTCAGTATCGACTACGTAAAATCAGGTGAAATCGACTGCGTACTCATCGACTCTGTTGATGCTATGCAGAATGAAAAACAACAGCGTCGTCAGATTGGCGAGAATGATGTTGGAGGCATTTCCAAAGACATGGCAAATGCCATGAGACAGATCAGCAAGCTAGCTGTTCAATATAGTACTACCTATCTGTTCATTAATCAAATCAAAATGAATCCAGGTGTAATGTTTGGCTCCCCAGAAACCACCCCAGGTGGCTCTGCACTACGTTTCTACGCGAGTCTACGAATCAAATGCATGAGTCGTAAAGCCTGTCCAGCTATTCCAAACGCTACCACTATGCGCATGCGGATTGTAAAAACAAAAATGGGAGGAGATTTCAATGAAATTATTGAAGTTCCATTCGTTTTTGGAAAAGGTTTTGCTAAAGCTCTTGATATCGAAGCAGTAGCCAAAGAATTAAAGATATTACGTCACAGCGCAGGTCAAAGCAAGGTCCAGTGGGTACCAGATGCAGAGTTCGAACCACTCCTTCTCGACATTGAGAAAGGAAAAAGTGCAGGTCAGCAAGCCCTAATCAACACTCCGTGGCTGCTCGAACGTCTACGCCAAGCGTGCTTCTTGCATGCAAATGCAGACTGTGCACTTTCCCCAAAAGAAGTCCTAGCAATAGGACCCCCAATACTAACAGAAGCACAGCAGGAAATCATCACCAAGGCAGAAGCCTTGGTGGAGGAACTTGATGACACCTCAACAGAAGCTTGAGCACCTACAAGATATGCAATCTTTCCGAGCCTTGTTCATTCGGAACTTGGCTCGTGAACTTGCTTCATTTATACCAACCCAAACTGTCCAAGAAATAGTTGTGCAAGCATATGCTGAACTTCTGGACAAACGACTACCGTCAGCTACCGAGGCATCTTATCCGAAGCCTGCAGAACAATAGGATCAACTACTCAAGGAGGTAGATCCACCATGAGAGAACAACTACAAACCAGAACAGAAGAGTCCCACGGAGAGCTTAGTAGCGCCCATTTCGGAATTAGCATATCTGATCAAGCTCACGTTATTGGCATTCTAAGAAACCGACTATACTCTGATAAAATCATGGCCGTACTTCGTGAGTACGGCACTAATGCGTGGGATGCACACGTCGAAGCAGGTCTTAAAAACAAGCCTATCAAAATCACCTTGCCAAGCAGGTTCTTGCCAACTCTACGTATTAGAGACTTTGGTCCCGGTATTCCAGAGAAAAACATCTTCGATGTGTATTGCCAGTATGGCAACAGTACTAAACGTGAAACAAATACTGCAGTAGGTATGCTCGGTATTGGATGTAAGTCCGGCTTTGCATATTCTGATACATTTACTATTGTCAGTTACCATGCTGGCATGAAGAAAACCTATGTCGCATTTATTGACCCAACAAACCTTGGCAAAATGACCAAGCTTGCCGAAACAGAATGTGGCAGCGAAACTGGTGTTGAGATTCAGATCCAAACCCAAGCCAATGATGTTGACGCATTTCGTAACAAAGCTAGAAGTCTATTCAAGTATTTCAACCCAAGACCAGAAATCAACTGCATACTACCCATTCGAGAATACACTAACACAGGTACTGGGTGGGCGCTTCGCAGCAAGAACAACAACGATACAGATTCTGGTCCAATTGCGATTATGGGTAACATTGGCTACCCGATCAAACCCCAGCGCTTAGACAAGCTGCCAGAAAATCTAAAGTCCTTGCTCAATGTTAACATTGACATGCTGTTCCCTATAGGTGCCGTAAGTATTGCAGCCAGCAGAGAAGATTTAGAGTACACAGACAAAACTCTGAACGCAATCAGAACCACCCTAGAAATGTGTTTGCGTGAGCTAGAGGTAAATGTAAAAGAATCTCTAAGTAAAGCAAAAACATTACACGAAGCAAGAAGTACTTTTGTTAAAACAGCAGGTAAAAAATATTCCTGGACCAACAGAAATGGACGACAACAAAACTTATCTTGGATTGTCGCTATGGCACACAAAATGTGGAGATCACCAACCACCGGAATCGCATACGACTTAAGCAATAGTGTTTTCTCGCCTCTCCGTAATAATAAAAACTTACAAGTTCGTGCACTAATGCCAGGAGCCTATCAAACGATAGGTCTTACTTCCAGAGGCACAACCTTTGATCATGGTCAGAATATTATTATCGCCCTGTGTGATGTAAAAAGCCAATGGGTTGGTCGCACAGATAATCTTCGTGAAGAATTGCTGTCCAAAAAAGCTATCAATTATCATATTCTAATTGTAAAACTGCTCGACGATGACATAAAAGTTAGCTCGGCAGCATACAATAAATGGCTTCAAGAATGTGAGCTTGAAGGCACACCTACTTTCAAGCTAAGCGACTACGAAGGCAAATCCATAAGAGGCCCTGCAGCTTCACCAAAGACAAGAAATAAAAAAACCGTAAAGAAAGTTTTCAAACTGAAAGCCGACACCTTTGTTTCTCATGTTAGCGCACCAAGTGACAACTATGAAACATACACCGCAGACTTGAAAAACGGTAGCGGGATATGGATGGAAATCTACACATTTCGTCCAGTGCTTAGCACTAATGCGATTCTAAAAGAACAGTTGAGCAACTTGCGTGCCATCGGTATCGATTTGTCTAAAACAGATATCATTGCTGTAAAAACAAAAGAGAAAGAAAAAGTTGGCAAAAAATGGACTCTGTTTGAAGACTGGTACGAGAGCAAGCTTAGTCAATTTGTTAAAAACAGCCCCGATATCGACAAGCTTCTGAAACTTCAAGCTGTCAAACAGTCTGTCAATGAAAGAGCAAGGTACAATTACAGAAATCGCGCAAACAGTCTTGTCAATATTGGCGGATTGCCAAAGACCCATACGCTAGTTAAGTTTTTCAATGAAGTCTGGGAAACCCTAGACGCAAGTGGACAAGCTGACATAAATGAACAAAAGAGACAGAAAATTATCTACAATGCGATTAGTGCATTGCCAGATGACAAACGACCAAAATCAAGCTATAATTTGTATGAAAAACGAACTGCAATTGTAGAACTTTACCCGATGCTTCAACATTCACAAGTGTTTCAAATCGGGTATTGGGGAGACGGATATTACAAGTCCAACCCAGCCACAGCTGGCGCCATGCCAAAAGACGAAGCAACAAAAGTTGCAGAATATATACAACTTGTAGACAAAAGTAAGGAAAAATAATGATCCCAAGAATTATCACTAACACAACAGTCACCATCCACCTAGAAGGTGACATTATCTCAGCCAATGCTCAGCATCCAGCATTTGATCAAATCAGAGAAGCAGCCTTGGCACAGGATTGGAATCAAGTTCGCACACTAACAAACGTAAGTGAAGCTATTAAAGTCTGGTCTGACAATGAATTTGAAATCAATGACGACCAGGTTCTATACAATGGAACTCCGGTTCCATCAGAACTTGAAAAACGCATTTTGGCTTTCGTAGAAAGCAAAGTTGACTTTAGCCACCTGTTGACTTTTTACCGCAAGCTAATCAAGAACCCAAGCCGCAGGTCTGTCCAGCAACTCTACAAGTTTCTTGAGCATGAGTCTATTCCAATCGGAGAAGACGGGTGCTTCTACGCATACAAAGCTGTCCGACAAGACTGGATGAGCTACGGAGCTGACAGACGCACTGGCGAAAGACAACTCAACAAGATCGGCATGACACCCACCATGCCTAGAAATGAAGTCGACGACGACCCTACTCGTGGTTGCTCTTATGGCTTTCACGTTGGATCCCTTGCCTATGCTAGTGGCTTCGGCGGCGGCGGCAGCAAGTTGCTTATCTGTCGTATCTCACCTGAAAACGTAGTTAGTGTCCCGCATGACTGCGCGCACCAAAAACTGCGTTGCAGTAGCTACACAGTTGTACAAGAATACGTTGGCCCTCTTCCAGATACTTTCTGGAGTCCAAACCAACCTGACTATGACGATGGTGTGTTCGAGAACTCTCCTACAGACACTCGCATTGCCAGTATCCAAGCAGAGATGGAAGAGTCCGAAGACCAGCTAGAGCGCCTGCAGACAGCGCTAGAAGCTGCAGAAGACGCTGAGGTAGGGCAGACAGTACTAAACGGTCTGCTGAACGCCATGACGGATGTTGAAGGCATCCTTCAGCGTCTAGAAACAGATCTAGCTAGCTTAAATGAGCCCTACGAGGGTTGATTCACAACCCTAAAAACAAGGGTCGGGTCCTACGGGACCCGGCCTTTTCTAATTAAGAAATCAAATGGAGCAACACTCTGAACCCATTCAGCCATCAGGAATCTAAATGACACATAGCATGTATATTAAGACTAAAAACTATTCCAAATGCAAAATCGTTTACGAAATCCACAGTCACTACATCAAATTCGACATCCAAGAAACAACCAACGACACTTGGAAGACAGTCATCAAAGGCAGTATCAAGTGGGATGGCTGCAGCAACTTTAAATACAAAGACACCACTCATTACTGCGGCTTCGCAGAAGCTCAACACTGGCTGGACATTCTACACTGCTGTTACTACATCTGTGAACAGGAGATGCCTGGCTGGGATAGTCTGGGCGAAGAATCCAGCTGGCCAGAAGGATACAAACGACATGACGCTTGATGAATTGCAAATTGTAGCAGATACAGCATGGATTACGCTGGGACCCGATGGCTTTGGAGTCGTAGTTGCTAACGAGCCTTTGCTTGATGGGTTTAGAGTTGAGGTGACTGGTTTCGAAGGAAGTACTATGTACCACTTCTCAGAAACAGTGTCACGATACAAAATAGAACAACGACGAGGGAACACTCGTTACAATTACATTCGAGAAACAGTAGCTCGCATTCGCAAAGCTATTACTGATCTACGAACATCCCAGATCTTACAAAATCTGGGAGAATAATCGCCGGCGGGCAGTAAACGCAAGGAGAAGCATGACTGAAGAGCAAATTGATATCATCATTCGTACGCTAACTTCCTCTCTTCCTGACATGAATTACACTGTCGCATTTGACCTTGGCGACCAAATGCTAGCTGTAGCTGTTTGTGCTAGACACAAAGACACTATCTACATGGTCACAGACCAATCGTCACGCATGAGAATCAGAGCAGAACACAGCAACAGAATTCAAGCATATGTAAACCACCTTACACAGGTAGTAACAGAACTTTACAAAGAGCTGGCAGAACAAATTATACTAGAGGGCAGCCACAATGAGTAACTGGAACAACGACTCAACCAAAGACGAACTGCAAGCCGAACTTGTCCGACTAGAAAGACTGCACGAACGAAACAGATCCAAGTACCTAGAACTGCAAGCCAAAGTTAAGAAATTACAAGCAGAAAACAAAGAACTCAAAACCAAACTAGGCAAAGAGCAAGACGCCAATCTCGATAAAAGCACCCTGCATTTTTCGGATCTGTTTGGAGGTTTTAAATTTTGAGCAACTTCGTACACTTGCACATGCACACCGAATACAGCACACTCGATGGCATCAACAGGATTGAAACTCTGCCCGACCACATCATAAGCTTGGGTCAGAAAGCCGTGGCTATCACAGACCACGGCAACATCAGCGGCAGCTACAAATTTGCCAAGAGCTGTAGAGCCAAGGGCATCAAGCCTATCATTGGCCTAGAAGCCTATTACACTCCACATGACGCAGCAGTGCGCGAACTAGACGATCTGGGAAAGAGGTACTATCACATGGTGCTCCTGGCCAAGAACGGAGTAGGCTTGAAGAACCTCCGATGGCTAAGCACCAAGGCGTTTACTCAGGGCTTCTACGCGAAGCCACGATTGGACGATCGCATCATTGCTGATCACTCAGAAGGCATCATTGCTACAAGCGCATGCCTGGGAAGTAGGATCAGTCAGCTGATTCTAAACGACCGTAAGGTCGAAGCAGAAAAAATGCTACTGCACCACAATGCGATATTTAAAGACAGCTTCTTCATCGAAGTACAGTTACACCCCATGGGTGAGCAACAGCTAGTCAACCAAGTGTTGTTAGACATTGCGAAGAGGCACAGTCTGCCGCTCATCCTTACAAACGACTGCCACTACACTCACGAGCAAGACAAACTGCTGCACGAAAAGGCACTATGCATGAGTACTAATGCCAAAATGAGTGATCCACCATGGGACCCTGAACGCAAAGCCAAGGGTCTTACTGGAAAGACCCGATTTAGTTTCGGGCCCATCGATGTACATGTAGCACACCATGACTGGATGTGGAAACATGCACAAGCTCAAGGAATTCCCTATGAAGCAATTAGTAACACTGCTGCAGTGGCAGACAGTATCCGTGATGATCAATACTTCATGGATATTCGTAACAGATATCCCCGCTATCAGCATGTTGACACTGGGGAAACTAGCTGGAACGCTTTAGAGTACTTAGCAAAAGAACTTCTTTGGAAAAAAATGAACGGTCAAGTACCAGAAGTCTATCGAAATCGCATGGATCATGAACTTGGAATCATTAAAAAAATGGGGTTCTCTGACTATTTGCTTATTGTTCATCAATTTTTAGAAGGGGCTCGGAAAGAAGATGTCTTTATTGGTCCAGGTCGAGGTAGTGCTGCCGGAAGTCTAGTCAGCTACGCACTGGGTATCACCCAAGTGGATCCAATCAAATACGGACTTGTATTTGAACGTTGGCTTAACTACGGTCGTGCTGCTCAGCCAATTTTATTTGACCAACACATGGTGCAGCAAATCAAGAGCATGACACCTGTAAAAGCGCCATGCTCTCATAGTCATTAAGTAGGTATGGCAACCCAGCCATCTCGTACAGTGAAAGTGACACTCTTTACATAGCCTGAATTGTCATGAAACATAACTCTTGCATCATTGGGAGCAGTTATGCTTCCGATGCTTAAGCTCATTGTCTCCTGGCTTAATATATTCTCATCGGAATCAAGAAGGCATGCCATCACGGAAACTTCTGCTGCAGAATCTACATACCAGTAGACTAGCAATGCAGAAGGCTCCGTGCTTTGTTCGTCATCCCCACCGGAGCCAACATTACCGACACCACTGGTAATCGAGGCTTCCCAGTCACCTCCACTGTGTTTGAAAGCCCAAGCGTTAACCCAGGTCGTGCTAAACTTTAAACCTATCCCAATGGCGGCATTAGACCATGTCCCAGTAATATCACTTAAATTCAATCTAGTGATGTACATAAACTGATCAGCATCCCAAGTGCCGTCAACACCTGGGTCAAGCTGCACGGCTAAACTTTGACTTGAAAGAACTGAGTGTGCTGTAGCGTTTGTGGTCAGGGTATTCGAAGTACCGAGACTGCTACTATCAAGTGCCCCTTGGGTATCGGTGATAGTGTTGCCAACAAGATCTCTGTTTGAAAGAGTGGCCGCTGGGCTTCCACCCCCGCCAGAAGCAGTAGTATCATTAAGAGCCTCTCCTGAGAGAGGCCCTCCACCAGTTACTGTAACTTGTACCTTACTATTGGTTGGACCCGACATGCATCACCAACAAACGATAGTGATCGTACTGCCAGAACTCAGACTTAAGGCATCAATTTGCAAACTAGCAACATTTAAACCTTCTGCAGTCTCAAGAACAGTACTCCCAGTGCTTTGATAACTAGGAAAGCCACCAGCCCAAATCTCAATAATAGGGTTGTTGTAGATCCCATACATTTGATCAGTCTTGCTAAAAGCTTCATCAGCTCGACGCTTCTTATGAATGCGTTGGAGATTGTTCAGCGTGTAGTCAATTGTGTCGGCAGCATCTGTCATGATGAATTGTAGACGCCTTGCTGGGCGTCCAAGAACATTGGTGAAATCAATTTGATCACCAGCAGCAACTGCAGTAATCTCAGCACTTCGCTGAGAGCTTGGAATAGATTTGGAAACAGGCGTATAAGTTGCCATCGTAAAACTCCTTAAGGATTGTTAATGATTAGTGGTGCGGAATCATAATGCACATCAACAAAACCAACTGGAGTCCCAGTCATTTTCGCTGTTGCTTGCAAAAAGAAATAATCGCCAGCTTCAGTAAGCCGCGCATCTTCACTTGTAAATGAAAAATTGGCAAAACCGCCATCGCCAGCACCACCTGCAAGAGTACAGGTAGCAATACGAACAAATGCAGCATTGCGAAAGCGATATATTTCAAGATCATACTGCCCACCACTGCCATCGCTCATTAAATGAAAGTGAATGCTAGACATACGAAGAGCACTATCGACTCCAACACGGCCATAATTCGCAGCAGCAGCCCAGCTAAAAGTATTTGGTTGCCCAAGGACCGAATCTTTATCAACAGGATCGTTAAACCATTCAACCCCAGGCTGATAGGCAAGGGCAGTCATACTAAAACGAAGCTCACCAATAGTGTTTCCGTCAATAGTAATTCCTGTCATATAGTCAACAGGCATCGAAACTCCAAATTATATTTAATATTACCCACATCACCAACCGGGAGACCGAGCAAATCTATGAAAAAACTAATTAACAAAATCAAAACCCACTATAACCAAAACCGATTGGCACTTGTCGATCAAGATTTTCTATCCTTTGAAGAAGATCTTAGCACAAATCAAGATCTAGAGCTAGTAGAACTAGCCCTAACACATAATCTCAAATTTGTAGAAAACCCAACCAATAGCATCATCTTGTACCTAACTGGTCTTACTGACCAGTTCGACAATGAGAAAGCTAGAGCTGACACGAGAGGTGGCTCTCCCCCTGACATTGACATCGACTTTGAAGCCCTTGGTAGAGACAAGGCGGTCGATTGGGTGGTTGAAGAGTGGGGGCGAAATCATGTTGCAAACATTATGACCCAAGGCACCTTTAAGCCCAAGAGTCTTACAAGAAGATTTTTCAAGATCACTGAGGGAGACCAAGAAGTCATGAGAGAAATCCTTCGAATGATCCCGCCCCCACACTTTGGCAAAGAACCAAAGTTAAAAGAAATCATTGAAGGTAACAAAGACAAGGGCTATGTAGCCCATCCAGAACTAGCTACTGCTCACAAGTACAAGGAATGGTATGAATTCACCAAGAAACTGGAAGGAATGGTTGCTAACTTTGGCATCCACGCAGCTGGAATCGTTATCAGCGACTTCCCCATCCCAGACACCATTCCCTGCTGGAAAAACAGCAAGAGCGAATTCATTACCCAATACGACATGCACGAAGTTGAAGAACTAGGAAGCATCAAGTTTGACTTCCTGGTAATCAACAATCTAGACATCCTGAAAGAATGCGTACGACTTATTAAACTAAGACACAACATCGAATACGATATTTATAATGTGCCTGACGGAGATGAAAAGGCTTACGAACTCATGGCTCAAGGACTGCTAACCGGCGTCTTTCAAATGGAGACCAGTGGATCAGCCAAAAAACTGATCCAACGCATCAAGCCTACCAACTTAGAAGAACTTAGCGACATTAACGCATTGAATCGACCTGGACCAATGGAAGCAGGTCTAGACGAAGCCTATGTAGTAAACAAGACCAATGGCTACGCTCCCAAGGACATGCCTCCTGCTCTTGCAGAAATTCTAAAAGGAACCTATTGGACTCTGGTGTATCAAGAGCAAATCATGCGACTGGTATCCGAACTGGCAGGATTCACGCTTCAAGAGGCAGATGACGTTAGACGAGCAATGGGTTGACAACACTTTAGCATAGCGCTATGGTACTTCATACAAGGAGTACTTATGCAAACCAAAATCACAGATGAAAAGAAGCTAGAAATTGCTCTAGCTTACCAGCAGGGTCAAAGTACAATAGAGATTGCAAACAACTACGGCTGCTCGACTACCATAGTTTACAGAGCTCTGAAACTGCTTGAGACTCCTAGGAGAACTGGTGGCCATCAGCCACCAAACTTCAAAGATACTTACTTTGACCAGATCAACACAGAGGAAAAAGCCTACTTCCTAGGCTTAATCATCGCAGACGGAAGCGTATGTCAGCCCTCCAGGGGCGGTCAAAAAATTTTCCAGTTGGAACTCCTTGAGCAAGACAACAAGCTCATTGCCCAACTCTGCCAAGAACTCCAATACCCTCTGTCCAGGATTAAAACTTACCAGCGAACAGGCAGATCAGCTACAAGCAAAGTCTCAATTACCTCAAACCAACTAGCTAAAAGCCTAGCAAAATACGGAGTGGTTGCAGACAAAGCCCCTTGGACTGAACTACCCACAATAGACGCAAGCCTGATGAGACATGCTCTTAGAGGACTGTACGATGGCGATGGAAGTATTGCCAAGTACAGACTCGTACTGACAGCAGGCAACACAGTGATTCTAAACCAAGTGCGTGACCATCTGATCAGCACCTTAAGCCTGAATCCAAAAGCCATTAGAATCTACAAAACAGGAGAAAGAGCCTGGGCTCTTTCTATCAACAGAAAGCTGGAAAGACAATCTGTGATGAAGCACCTCTACCAAGATGCTTCTGTCGCTATGCAAAGAAAAGCCCGCTGGCTGGGCAACCAGTCAGAATAACCATTCCGTGAATTCAGAGAAAGCCCAGAGGTGGGTAACCCTGAGCCAAGCTGTAGAGGAATCTACAGAAGGTGCAACGACTAGTGAATACAATCCAGAACGGATTATGAATCACCACGAGCGCGGAACATCCCAAGCGGATGAAGATATAGTCTGAGCTACGCCAATAGCCTAAAAAGAAAGCGTAGAAGCTCAGGATAAAGAGCCTGAGCGATAACAACACTGAAAAAGAAAGTCTCCGTGCTGGAGAAGTACAGAGACCCCTTCATTAAAGGCTGTGTAGACCACAATATCAATAAGCAATATGCAGAAACTCTTTGGGACGACACTCTACTTGGTTTTGCTAACTATTGCTTTAACAAGTCCCACAGTCTGGCATACAGCGTCATCACCTACCTTTGCGCTTTTTTCAAAGCACACTACCCTACTGAGTTCTTCACCTCGTTGATGACTATCCGATCTCAGGTGATGCAACCAAAACTATGGGCGCAGAAAGCGCCCCAGTTCGTTAGCGAGGCCAAGAAGATGGGAGTACGTGTTCACGCACCCTACATCCAGAAGTCCAAACTTGGCTTCACCATTGAAGACGATGAAATCTACTTTGGTCTCAATGCCATTAAGCAAGTAGGAGTAACAGCTTGCCGAAGCATTATTGCTGCAAGAAAGCGGGGAAACTTTAAAGACATCTGGGACTTTTTAGCTCGAGTCAACAGACAGAAAGTTACCACCAGAACCTTTGAGGCCCTGGTAAGAGCGGGTGCGTTCGACCGCATGGGTTACCTACGGTCAGAACTACTCGAAAAGACTAAAGACATCTATTCATTCTTCAACAACAACATTGAATATGAAGAAAGAATCCAAAATCATAAAATTAGAGCAGCTGAAAATCAAAAAAAAGATGCACGCCGTACAGAAATTCAAAAAGAAATCAAGAATGCTAAAACACTTATCAAGCAAATGAAAAAAGAAAAGCTGAATGTGCCTGCATTTCTACAACATGCTGCCGACTATGACAAAAGATTAAGAAACGTAAGACAACAGATTCGTGCAACCGGGTTAAAGCCAGAAGAAACATTGTCAGGAAAAGACCTACAAGAGTATAACGAATCTTTGACTCTTCGAAAAAAACCAGAACTCAAGTTGAAAGACAAACCAATTCAGCCAGAGCTTACTAGAGTTAGAGCTGTAAAGATAAGCGTCGCAGAATTAATGGAACAAGCAGATTTCATTGGATGCTATCTTCATGACCATCCAGCTCCCGTCTTGTATCCAGATACTACCCGCATTGCCAACGCACAACAAGGTGACTACCTAGGCATGGCAGGGCAAATTACCAACTGGAAGCAAATCAAAACCAGAAAGGGAGATGACATGGCTTTCGCCCAGATGGGCGACGGTACTGGTCTCGCAGAACTAATAATCTTTCCATATGTGTACAAAAGACTCAAAGCCAGTGGTAAACTACCAGAGCCAAGAGATATTGTTCGGGTTAGATGTGAAGTAGAAACAGCTGGAAACGAAGATAGCGAAGAAAATGGTGAAATTAAAGTCATCGTTAAAGATATCGAAGTCTACCAGTCCAAATAGGAGAGAAAATGAGTACATACAGATGGCGTCCGCAAGAAGAGCGTCTCCTTCAGACGCTCCTGCCTACGAATAGCTACAGGGAAATCTCTGAGCAGATCAACCGTAGGCACGACAAAGGAATCACCGGATTCCCATGTGAACGCACAGACGAAGCAGTAAGGAAGAAGTGTATCCGCGAAAGCTGGACTCCACAGTCCTGCACAGGCTTCAGTGAAGCAGACCCACATGACAAGCGCTGGGACCAGCTCCGAGAGATCCAAGAGCAGTACAAGGCCCAGGGCACAGAGAAGCTGCGAGGAGTAATCGGTGAAGACAAGATCACTACCAAGATCCTGTCTCTTAGTGACATCCACTTCCCGCTTGCACGTGAAGATCTCCTTGCGCAGATCGTCAGAACGCATGCAGATGCAGATGTAGTCGTAGTCAACGGTGACCTCATGGAGGGTTACATCTTCAGCACCTTTGCAAAGAATAGAAGTATTGCAGCACTAGATGAATACCGTGCAGCATTCCTGTTCATCAAGATGCTGAGTGAACGTTTCCCCAAGGTCATTCTTGTAGACGGAAATCACGACATCAGAGCCGGTAGAGCTCTTAAGTCTGCAGGATTCGACAAGGACGCAAGTCAGATTCTACGTCCAAATCTGATGGCACGCCTTGCCAATGGCGAACTGCTCGATAAGAGTGGACTTCTCCTTGAAAAGTTGGATTTCAGTAATGTTATCTACGAACCCCGTGAGAGCTGGTTTGTAAAGGTCGGAAAGACCCTCTTCGTCCACCCTCATGGACGTGGCGGCAGCAAGCCAGGCCACACCGTAACGAATCATGGCGATAAGCTCATGAGACGATACGAAGACAACGAAGTTGATTCGGTAGTATGCGGTCACACGCACAAAATCTACAAGGGCATCATCAATGGCAAGCTATACATCGAACAGGGATTCCTTGCTGGCATTCTAGCTTACTTGCACAGCCCCAAGAGCGACTCCCGCTTCAACTACCAAAATGGCTATGCAGTCATTTACCAGGACGCTGATGGAAACACAGATTTCAATCTCAGCGGCCCTGTCTACATGGGCGAAAGCCTACCGCCAAAAAAAGAAGCACTATAGGAGTGAAAATGAGTAGAATTCTAGGACCTGATGGACAGCCTGTCAGGCCTCAACGACAAATTCCAGATGAAGTAATTATACATCATCTAGGAGACCATGATGGACGACTTAACGCACTAGCAGCCCAGTCTGTACATATGGGAATCATGGTAGAATATCTGGTTGAACAACTAGGTACTCTGTTACCAAATTTCGATCTTGACCCAGAAGAATTTGCAGAGTTTCGTAAACGCAGATTTGAAGAAATGCAAAACGAAGCAAAAGCAATTGAAGAAGCTCGAGCCAAAGCCGTTGCAGAGCAGGCTCAGAACCAAGCAGATTTTCCAGACTTGGATCTAGACGAAATTGATGACGGAGATATTAAACCTAATGGGTGACTGGGCTTTCGTAGAGCATGCCACCAAGCAGCTCATGCGAGGACGCTCAGGTGATTCAAAAGGACCAACCTTCTGGCCTTCAGAGGCCAGTGCAACCTACGTAAATGATGAAGGGAAAGAAATAACTGTTGGGAAATGCCGAAGAGCAATATTCTTCAGGTATCTTATTGACAGTTATAAATTCTTTGAAAAGTACAAAATCTGGCGACCTCTAGTTGAGAAACTTAAGAAGGAGTCAAAACCTGTAGACCGCTACATGCTATGGATCTGGGCAGCCGGCAACCAAGCTGAAGACTTCCTAATTGAACAAGCAAAGAAAAGCGGCATCTACGTAGACGAACAAGTCCCAGTGTATATCAAGTCCCACAGAGTATCAGGTAAGAAAGACATTGAAGTTCACAACCCAGAGACAAGTAAGCTAAGTATCGTAGAGGCCAAGAGCGTCTACGGCTTTGGAGCTAACACAGTACTCGGAACTGAATCCCAAAGAAGGCGAGGATTCATGGGTGAACCAAGAGAAAGCAACCTGATGCAGATTGCTCTCTATCATTGGTGGTCCGCCAGTTTGGATGCCGCCTATGAAGAGAGTCGTCTAGTGTACATCGCAAGAGATACAGGTAGGTATGCAGAATATCTAGTACGTACCATCGATGAAGACGGTACAATTCACATTGAATATAGACCCTGGCACCCAAACAAGGGAGCATGGACACGAGTAGCATTCACCATCAATCATTTACTAGATAGCTATGAAGCCATCCAGTTAGCTGTTGATAGTGGGCGAATTCCACCAAGGGACTTTGACATATCGTGGAGTAAAGAACGCTTAGATCAAACCTTCAAAGCTGGAAAACTAAGTAAAGGTGAAGCAGACAAGTATGTAAAAATCGAGGCACGCAAGGCTGAGAACGCCTGGATTGCCGAGATGCAAAACCTTGACGAAGATGACCATATGATCACCGCAGCAGAAGAACGTCCAGATATCTTGCTGGCACCAGTCACCAAGCAACTGGCTAAGTTTCGTGCACATGAAGACATGGGGGCAAGTTACAACAAAGATAAAGCAAAACTTGTTAAAATGCTTCGAGCTGTCAAACCTAAAAAAGAACTGATGCCTATTGAAAAGGGTGATTGGCAGTGCAGGTTCTGCAAGTTTTCACCAACTTGCTACTTTGATGAAAATTCTGAGGAAAAATAAATGAATACATTCTTCTTCGTTAAGGTAAGACTAGGAAAAACACAAGGGCGCCGAAGCTGGAGCTTCGGACCCTTTGTTCAATTTGAAGACGCAACTCGCCTTCTAGACCATATCCCAAAACTCATTATAGGAATGGGTTCAATTCCAAATCGATATACAATGACAATTGAAGAACGCCACTTGACTCAAGGCAAGTGGGTCAAACTTAATACAAGAAGTAAACTTACAGTTAGTGAAAACATGGTAGTAACAGAATCTAGATGACACATATATTAGACAACAAAACATTAGCAGCCGACGATGTGCTATGCGTACCAGCCATGGGAATCCTGCCCAGCAGGTCTGATGCGAAGATAGCGCCGTTTATCTACAGCGCCCCTATGGACACGGTAACAGGCTACACCTTAACCAAAGAGCTTGTTGAGCTGGGTCACTTCCCCGTGGTTAGTAGAGCTTTAAAACGAGATGAATGGTTGCGAACCTTAAGAGAATTCGCAGGTCACCCACAGGTCTTCTTTGCGATCGGTCTAGACCGAAATCAATTAAAAAACCTAATAGATACACTGATAGAGATGGAAATTGACAAGCCAATTAACTTGGCAATTGACATTGCTCATGGAGATATGAAGCAAGCTCACGAACTGGCTGCCTATCTTTCAGAACTGGGCATTTGCCGCTTTATTATGAGCGGTAGTATCTGCACTCCTTCAGCTGCAATACGAGCTACAATGAATGGCTGCACTCACCTGCGAGTTGGTGTCGGTCCAGGCAGTGTATGCAGCACACGATTAATGACAGGTTGTGGATATCCTCAGCTTAGTGCAATCTATCAAATTGCCAAGCTGGGGCCACGTGCCCAAATCATTGCTGATGGAGGAATCAGAAACTCTGGCGACGCAGTCAAATATCTTGCAGCTGGAGCCAACGGAGTTATGCTAGGCGGTCTTTTGTCAAAAACAGTAGAAGCTACTGGGTGGGAGTTTGTTGGGTGGGAGCAACCGCCTACAGACGGCACAATATCTTTCCCTATGCCAAGCCCAGAACCCATCTATCAAAAGAACTTTCGAGGGCAAGCAAGCGCATCATTCATGCGCGAACATGGAAAAACTCACGCATGTCCTGAAGGCATAGAGAAAACTATCACCTGGGAAGGTGACAAGTTAAAACATACAGTTAAAAGTTTTGAAGCTGGTATAGCCGGTGGCATAAGTTTGCTTGGCCTTACTAGCATTGAAGAACTTGGTCCTGAAACTGTAGAAATGGTGCAGGTCACCAACAGTGCAATCTTGGAAGGAAAACCACAATGATCAAAACGGTAGATATTGCATGGACTTTTACTTTTTCAACAGAGGTAGAAGTGGAAGTAGATGACGAGCTGGACGAAGAAACAGCTGATGCAGACGCAATGAAGAAGGCAGACAATCTGATGCGGGATATGACCTTGCGTCAAGTAATCAACTACCTTTGCATTGACGACTGCTCTGCAGACAATTTCGAAACCACAGATGTATACTAGGAGATAAAACGTGAAAAGCATTTGGGTCGCAGGAGACTTCTTCTACGACGAATTCAACATCGGTAGGTACCGGGGCGAAGGGCCCCGGTTTCTAATTGATGAAACAGTAACCAGACCTGGAGGAGCCGCCAACACACTGGCGAATGCACGGGCAATCTGCAGAAATTCTGCGATCAAATGCCAAGCCACAGGCTACTCCCAACCAAAGGTCTTACGTCGTTGGATTCAAGACGACAAAACCATTTTCGAGTACTGGGACTACCAAGGTGGTGTCACAGACCCATGGGAAATCTTAAACAAGAAAGACCCCAGCTTTCATGGTGCCAGGGAATTCAATACCCTAGTAGTTAGTGAATACAACAAAGGGTTTAGTAAATGTGATGTAACAAACGCAGCGGTATTCGACCTGCTTGTTGTGGATAGTAGGTACAAGACGGCACCGATCAAGGAACTAAAGCATTTGACCCAAACAAGTATCTGGCGCTGCACAGGTACAGAATACAATGAAAGGTGGGCTGAGCATTTCGACTGGGTGGTTCACACGAACCACGCTGAGAGAATCACAGTGTTCCAGCCCAACGAACAAGACACCATTGGCAACTTATCAGCACAGATCGATGTGCCTGAACTAGATATTGTAGACCCAGTAGGCGCTGGCGATACGTTCACTGCTGCACTGGCTGCACATCTGACAAATGCTGGGGTAGTTGAATTCGAAACCTTGGTTAATGCTACTCGCTTCGCAGTTGCAGCTGCGCAGAATGCATGTGCAAAAAAATTCACAGCAAAAACAGACGTACGATTGGAGAAATAAATGTACATTACGAACAAAGAAGAATTAGTAGACGAATTAAAGCCACGCCTTCGTGAATATCTTACAATGATGCTAGGCGCCGAAGCACAAAAAAAGCAGTTTTGCTGCTATGTACATCAAGAAAACACACCCAGCATGGCATACAACCCAAAGACCGGCTTCACCACCGTTCATTGTTTTGGTTGTGGTGTAAGTCATGACATCTTTGACGCATGTGAGGAGCTAGAGGGACTGCCTGCGCGTGGATCTGACTGGATTACACAAACGCTACCCCACTTGGCGGAAAAGCTAGGTGTAGAAGTACGCCTCGGAGAAGCAAGCCCCACCGATCGAGCTAAAGGCAAATTATATAAACTATGCTCAGACATTACCAAAGTTTTAAGTGGTACCACATCTCATATCAAGTACCTACAGGAACGGGGCTGGTCTGACAAGTATTTGAAATTTGGCAACATTCCAATTGAAGACTTAAAAAGTCAACTAATAGAAATGGGCTGGAGTCACTCCGACTTGGACACCAGCCTGATGATCGAAAGCAGTCGACAGCCATATTTTGGAGAAGACATGTCTATGACGGTAGTCATTGAAGACTACCGTGGGCGTCCTATCGGATTTCAAAGCAGAAGAATAGAAGGCAAGCCCAAATACATCAACACTCCAGAAACTCTTATCTACGAGAAGAGAAAAACTCTTCTCGGTCTTAATACCGCACTTAAGCTAGCACGCCATCAAGGACTCTACATCGTCGAAGGACCTGGTGACTTGGCGTCACTTCATCGTGCCGGTATTGAAAACGCAGCAGCTCTATGCGGCAGTAGCTTTACAGCTGACCATCTACAGCTACTCAAAATGCTAGGTATCAGGAGAGTGTACTTTGCACTGGATTGGGAAGAGAGTGGCTACAAGGCTGTCCACAGAATCTTAAAGGAAGAACTTCGGTTTGCCCCAGGTGTGAGTTGCTATGTAGTGGCAGCTCCAAAAACAGGAGAAAAAGATCCATGCGACTTCATCAACAGTCTCAATATTGATGAAGCTGAAGTAGCGTGGAGCACCTTAAAAAAGATTCCTGCTTTTGACTGGGTCATAGATAGAATCGGTGAAAACAGCACACCTGAAGACCTGTGTGAAGAGATGGTTCCAATCATCGCAAGTGAGGAAACCGCTGTACGTCGAGAAATGTTCGTCGCCAGTCTTGCGCGCCAAACTGGCATCAGTCATCAAGCCATTGATCAAGATGTTCGGAACATTCGTGACGGAAAAACCAAAGAAAGAAACGATAGGCACCTAGCTGCTGGAGAACAATATATCCGCGCACTGCGTGATGAACCTGGTAACGCACAATCACTTCTAGCCGAATATGAATCCAATATAGAGTATATTGAAAAAGAATTCGGAAAGAACACGATTGGCGTTAACTATCAACTCAGCAAGTACGAAGCACTTCAAGAAAAACGCGCAAGAGAAGCAGAGGCTGGTATCGTTGGTGAATTCACTATGGCTCACTACACTCAGTTCAAAGAAGCTTTCTCAGGAGGTGCCACCTGGACTGATGGTGTACTCGTGTACTTTGGTGGGCGAGAAAATAGCGGCAAAACCGCTACCGTTATTGGGCTGGCTATGGACATTGCGATTAACGATTCTGACGCCATCGTATTGATGCACTTTACTGACGATTCGTTTGCACAGGTCGAGCCACGACTTAAAGCAAATATTGGCTTAATGATCAAAAACCCTGGGGACCCAACCCTTACTATTGGTATGACTAACAACCCTGTCAGATGCGAAACACCTGAAGAAAGAGCATGTTACTTTGCTGCAGATGAAAAATTCAGACAACTGATTGCAGATGAAAAACTAATCATCCTAGATATGGAAGACGGCAGCACTCTCAGTACGTTGGAAAAAAACCTTCGGCACATCCGACGTAAGCATCCAGAAAGAAAGCTATTTGTAGTTTGTGACAACACTCACAACTACATGGACTACCTTCAGCTGGACCAACCTACTCGTATGACTAGGATTTCTAATACTCAAAAGATGCTTACCGGCAAGTACCATTGCGCTATCTTCGCAACTGCAGAATATCGCAAGAACGCAGCCAGCGACTCCAGTAAGATGAAGCTACCAACCAACGATGACCTTGCAGACGCAAGAGCATTGAAGTACCGTCCCAACGCTATCATTCACGTCTACAATGACTTGAATGACCGCATGGATGATGCAGAAATTTTCTGGGAAAGCGATCACCAACGAGGTGAGCGACTACCTCGACTCATGTTAGTAGTGTCTAAAAACAAAATCAGCAAATACAAAGACAAACTCATGATGGATCTTGACCCAGTCACTGTTTGTCTTCGCGAATACGATACGAATAGAGCCAGAGAAGAATCTGAAGAATTCTTCGAGAAAAAAGAAAACGGTGAAATCACCGTACAAGATGGTGTGATCGTAGAAGCAGACTGGTAAACCAATCAACAAAAGAAAAACAAAAGAAAAATAATGAACTTACTAAAAATCGGAACCAACACAAAATTAGGCAAGGGTATCGCGGGCTTTTCGCTGCCCGCGATATCAACTTGTCCAGGACGCACAGCATTGTGTGAAGGAATTTGTTATGCAACAAGCGGATTTTTCCGTTTTAGGAACGTACGTACGTCACTACAGAGGTCTCTTAAGGCTGCTGGGGATGATGGATTTGCCACTATCATCAGCAGTGAAATTAGCAGGAGACGAAGCATTAAAGCGGTGCGCATTCACCCCGCTGGTGACTTCTATAGCGTTGAATATATCAACAAGTGGATTAAAATCGTTACAGACAACCCCAATACCAGCTTCTGGGCTTACACCAGAAGCTGGAGAGTCCCCAAACTTGTCCCAGGACTCAAGGAGCTCGGAGAGCTCCCCAACATTGAACTCTTCGCCAGCATTGACGAAGAATCAGGGCGCCAACAGAAAACAGAGAAGAGCACAGCAGCTAGAACTCAAAAGGTTTCTAAAGTCCCTCCGAAGTGGCTCCGCACTGCGGACGTTGTCGATAGCTGGAAAGAAGTAGACAGCACCTACGTCCAGTGTCCTAATCTAAAAAATAAAACCATTACGTGTGCTAAGTGCACGTACTGTTTTAAGCCCGCAGGAGGCAAGAAAATGAACGTAGTCTTCACCAAACACTGAGGAACTCATGAACGCAACCGAAGCAAGAAGACTCCAAGATGCTTTCTTTATGAGCCAGCAGCTCGACATGGATAGCATCCTGTCCGAAATCAAGAAAAAAGCTGCTCAAGGCTACGACAGCATTAGCATCGATGTTGCCAGCATCGACTCCAGGGCCGTAGCCAGAATCGTAAAACAAACCACAATCAAACTACAGAACCTAGGGTTCACCTGCAAGTACCACGCACATAGTGGACGCAACGAAACAACAAGATACATAGAGGTCACCTGGTAATGTACACAATTACAATCTTGACCAAGAGTGGCAACACAGCCATTCACAACGTCAGCGAATACGTATTCCAGTCATTCAAGGATTGGTTAATTGATGGAGAAGGCACAGCCAAAACGAACAGCACAATGTTCCAAGATGGCCTTCCAAACAATCTCAATAACGGCTACCATCAGAAGCCATGCAACATCTTCCTGTTCTCCGATGGAGCAATCCAACGGGACAACATCGATACCATTAGCTGGGGAGAACTAGTCAAGCAGCCAGCGACAGTACCGCGTCAACGTATCGAAATGCTTGACAAGCACCCTGACGCGGTGAGCAATTGAGCAAACTAGAAGACGCAGGGTGGGATGCCTTCCGAAACGAAGGCATGCTTTGGTGGATCAACAGGATCCTACACACCTTCGGGTGGAGTATCATCATGTCCTACGACGAGCAAAACAACTTCATCAAAGCATTCCCAGCCAGAACAACTTGGCTGGACTTCGATGAAGAAACCAATAAGCGCAGACTCAAGCAGTTTCAAAACAAGGGTAGTGTACCAAACCCCAACGCCCTCACTGAAACAGCAAAACAAAAACAGTCGGTAGATCCGACAGGAGAAACAAATGAGCAACACATTAGAAACCAGAAGTATACCAAGTGACCTTAAGGTTGGAGATCGACTCAGTCGAGTCAGCTACATGAAGATTCTTGGCAAGAGGGGTAACAACTTCTCTGTTGAGAACGAAGAAGGTATGACCTGGACCGTCGCTGGCTCTATCCTTCAAAACGAAGCCTTCAGCGCAACTCAATTCACTAAGGAACGCGAGGTATCTCGTACTGAAATGGTTGAGGCCCTTGAAAGCGCTGGTGACAGTGTCTTCACCGTCGTGTTTGACAAAAAGGTTAGTCAGAAATCCATCGCTCAAGAAATCACTGACCTTCAAGCAGACGAAGAAGGCTTTCAGACTATGAGCAAGCGAGACATCAACAAGTTGGCCAAAACCCTACTAGCAGGTACAGAACGGCGCCTTGTCGGCTATCTAGCAAGCACTGAGCCAAAGATGGGTCGCAGTACCGTAGTTGATCTTGAGATCGCCACAGATAAGCACAGGCTTCGTCTCGTGGACCACAGGACCATCAAGGAGCTAGTGCTTCGTAACGTTCGTTACACACTGAAGTAGTCCAATGGCCAGCACACCAGCATCAGTCGTTAATCACGCTGTGGTGGAGCTGACCGGACTGGGGAGGAAGCTGTCGTTCACAGTGATCGGCAGCGACTCCCCAGAGCTCCCTCCGGGGAGCTCTTTCGTTTGCCCAGGCCATGTGTGGTCTGCAGCATTCGCCGGCAACCACCCGCACGTCAAGTGCGATATCCAGCCAGGACACGTCTACTTCGTAGGCAAGCTAAAGACATTCTGCGCACAGAATGCATGGGGCAGAGAATGGAGACCATTTAGATGAAAACCACACCACTAGGCGAGACCTTTACCGGCGTCCTCGAATTCGACGGCGGCATGTACAACAACAGGAGTAGTTGGCTTGTAGTCAACAGTGACAATCCAAACGTCGCCCCAGGCATGCGATGCCGCGCCATGAACAGCAGACTTGAAACCCTCTTTGAGGGCAAGAGAAAGAACTACAGCTTTGGCACCGCGCCCAATGGGCGCTTATTTATCACGGGTCGCTTCAAGACCAGGATGCTATACGGCAGTGCCCTCACGGTGCCTCATGCTTAAAGAAGACGTATTTAAGATCGCGCGGGAAGCGTGTGCGGAAAGTCCTTGCTGGCTAAGAGTGAGCACAGAGTACTCTGGAAAGTTCATCAAGCTGCAAGTTGTTCATCACGCGCCTCACAAAAGCATACAAGATAGCATTACCATGAGCATCGACCCAGCTTGGGAAAGAGAGTTCATTGTCAAAAGCATTACAAGCACTGTCGACAGGTTGATTAAATATATTGGAAACAAATGACACTAAGCGAATTAAAAACACGACTTGAAGAAACTGATCAAGAACTCATCAGGGCAACAACTGATGATATGGTTGTTGACGAAATGTTAGCTCAAGCAAGCAGTATTAACAACAGTTGCATAAACGATATAGTCGACTTCCTGCTAGAAAGTGGCTACCAAATTAAAGAATTGGTAGAAAAGTTAGAAAGTACAGGAGTGTTGAATGCATGACATGCTAGGTAAGGTAATCGCTAATGGTGATGTAGTTCTGTTCCTCAAGGACGGGTACCACGGCGCCAGTCACATGGTGGGTGTAGTTGAACGCCAGACTCCTAAGAGAGTGCGGGTCTTCGCTGCCCCTCTACCACAGAAGAAAGACGACTGGGTTCCTAAGAGCACTAGCAAGACACCAGGCAAGCTCCTGGTTGTGACAGGAGCTACTGGAGTTGTTGGCCATCCTGTTACTCAAAAACTAATTGCGTTACTCAAGGAGAGTAAAGATGAAAATTCACGAAGCAATTCCTCACGGACTTGAAGAGCAAGTCAAATTCGTGGGAACTATAAGGTTGCTGCAGGGATATACAATTATCGACATCGTCGATCTTCCAGACAAGCATCCAGGCAAAAGCATTTACGCTGAGGACCCTGCTCGCGGGTGGGCCTTTACCTACCTGTATAAAAGCATGCTAGAGGAAAACAGGCGAATCATTCATGCAATCACAAAGGAGAGTGAGTGTGAGTAACCTGGTCCTAACGGCAAGCCAAGCAGCAGAAGCCAACTTGTGTTGGGGCGGCACCCTCACTGAAGAATCTCTCGTAATTAACCGCCTGGCAGCTACTGTCAGTTACCTTTATAAAAAACTTGAAGACAGACCCTTGGGTCTGGACAAAGAGACTATTGCAAAAGCCATCAACTCCGAACTGGACTGGCTAACACTCGACCAATGTCGTTATGCAGCCAACTGCGTAGTAACGGCAATCCAAGAAGAAGGATGAAAAATGAATATGAATAAAGAAATGGCACTTGAGCAATGGGGCAAGCCCCAAACAGTAGACAGGGACGGCTTCGTACGCCTTGTAGACTACATGGGCAACGATACAGCTATCACAGATGCTGCACGAGTTAGTTACGGAGCTGGCACCAAGACTGTTCGAGAAGACACTCAGCTACTACGATTCCTGATGCGTAACGAACACTTTAGTCCGTTCGCCATGTGTCAGGTGAAGCTGCACGTACGCTTGCCTATCTTTGTGCATGCGCAATTTGTCAGACACGACAGGTTCCATTGGAATGTAATGAGCGCCAGATACTCTGAAATGCCTACTAAGAGTTGGCAGCCTGGAGTAAAAGACATACGCGGGCAAGGCAAAGGTAATAAGCAGGTTGGAAACGGTAAGATGAGCTGGGATGAACAAAACAAAGCCCAGCTAGACATCTCAAATGCCTACCATGTGGGCAGGCTAGCCTATAAGACACTTCTTAAAGATGGAGTGTGTCGAGAACAAGCGCGAACCGTACTTCCCATGGGTCAGTACACAGAAGCATACGTCACAGCCAATCTGGGTGATTGGCTACTGTTCCTGAAAGCAAGACTGAGTTCCCATGCTCAGTTAGAAATCGGGTTATTCGCCGAGGCTATCTTCAAAATGTTCAAAGACCTGTTCCCCGTCACTATGGAAGCTTTTGCTGACTACCAGCTGTGTGGAGTAAAAATGTCTGCGCAGGAAATGGAGTGGATTCGTGATGCCCTCAGCCCAATGGTTGAAGTGCTTAAGGACAATCCAAGCACCAGAGCCAACAGCCTCTCCGGGTCTATCAAGAACAAGAGAGAACGCCTTGACTTCTGGAGAAAGATCACGTGACACTCGAGGACTTTAATGAAGCCTGGAGCACCTACTGCCGAGAAGCTTCTGCATTAGCCTCCAGGTATTCAGGACAATCAAAGACCGAGCACTTACTCAATCAAATGTATTGCGAGTACGCGACACTGCACCAGAGATTTATCAAGCAAGGCTGTAGCCTAGCCTTCATCTGGCCTAGGTTCCATGGAGTCGACAAGGCTAGCTTTGAACTGATGGTAAACCCTGTGCGGACTCACGAATAGGAAAAACAATGGATAGCAAACAAATCGACAACGAATTAAAAAAAATTGAGAGAGAAATCAAATACCTAAAACGTTTACTGGAAAACAGAAGATTCTTATCTGAATCACCAAGTGTGGTTTTAAGCGAAACCAAAAACAGACTTGAGTCAGCAGAATGTCGCAAAGCCAGCTTACTCCAGCAACCAGAAGCAAAGACTTTCCAAAAATCTATCACTGGGTACAAAATCACAGCTACTAAGGAACCCGTTCAGTGGGGTCCTATTGAGATTAACAGCGAGCAAAAGCGAGACCCTGACTTGATTAAAATATACTTCAAGCAACGAGGTGCAAGTAAGAACGGGAACGGCTACAAGCGTGGAGCTGCTCTAACTCTAACTGAAGAAGCACTGGAAAACTTGATGAGCCACATTCCAGAGCACGGAACCTACCCTCATCTACGACTAGAGAGACAGTAATGACTAAAAAAACACTCATTCTAACTCCTATTAGTGGTGCTGACGGGCAGTTAATTCAAGTAGGAGACAACATTGTCTGTACTAGAAAAAACAGTGGTGTTTTGTTTTTTGGCATATATCAGGGATTCACTACCTCTGACAGCACTAGTCGCAAACAGTATGACTTCCCTAACAACATCAATAGAAGCTATAGATTCTATTATAAATGGAATACGTATGATCATGAGTACATCTGTGAAAAGGAATGGTGTTTGCCAAACTCTGTAGTAGAGCCAAAAGCCAGAAGAATGTTGAAAAGATAAACAAGTGAGAAAATGAAAACCATTGTAATTAATCTATTTGGAGGTCCGGGTGCTGGCAAAAGCACCCTAGCCTCCGAGTTGTACGTGCTGATGAAACGCCAGGGCCTATCAGTTGAGCTCGTACGAGAGTACGCAAAAGACTGGGCATACCAAGACAAGCACATCGACACCCTGATGAAACAAACATACATCCTTGCCAAGCAAGCTCAACGAGAGTCCAGCCTGTATTGGAAAGTGAAGTACATCATCACCGACTGCCCTATGGCTCTGAGTGGATTCTATGCTCAAAAGTATCTTGGTACACCAGCCATGAGCGTACTGATGCTGGAATTCCTACGAGAAGCTGAACGCGCAGATATTAAGCACGTGTACTTCCAAGTACCAAGAAAGAAAGAATACAACCCAAATGGCAGGTACGAAAACGAGGCTGATGCTATCGCTATTGACCAAGAACAAGCCACATACTTCGGGAACTTCTTCAACCCCATAAAACTGGAGGGACCAGACAACGAGTTGGCCCTCCAGATCTATCACACACTAAGGATTCAAGAACAATGCACGCAATGCTAGATATTGAGACACTGGGTACTGGTCCAGACGCCCCTGTGCTTAGCGCAGCAGTTGTCTTCTTTGACCCAGAAACAGAAAAGACATTCGAACAGGCAAAATTCATATTCAATGTAACTTTGCAAACTACTCGAGTCATTGATTTCACCACCGTCACATGGTGGATTAACCAAAGCCCAGAAGCCAGAGCTCACTGGATGAATGTAAAAGAATACAATACCCTCGAACAATTCGTGCAGTTTTGCGAAACCCATAGCAAAGTAACTTGGTGGGCTAACAGTCCAGCATTCGATGAAGTTATCATGAGCTCGTTGCTCCGTGACGCTGATGAACGAGTTCCTTGGAAATTCTGGACCTGGCGTGACGTCAGAACCATTAGGAACTTCCTATTCAACCAAACAAAACCAAACAACAATAACGTGCACGACCCTCTAGCAGATTGTCTTGCTCAGATCGAACTTGTGAATAGGTTTTATGCTCAGCAAGCCATGGTAGCCATACTCCAGGAGCAAAAATGATTGTACAACACAGCATTGGAAGCGGATTTGTTCCACAAATCACAAGCACAATGATCAATAAATTCGAAGTAGTTCATGTAAAGAGTTTTACTCAAGACAGTGCTAAAGAATTTGCAGAAGCCATCGCGAGAGCATGCGAAACAGGTCAAACCTTCATCCCGGTAGTTGTTAACAGCTATGGTGGTCAAGTCCATGCGCTTATGTCCATGATAGATACTATGGAGGCTTGCAAACTTCCCATCTATACGATCGCACAAGGTGTGGCTATGAGTTGCGGTAGCTTTCTTCTAGCTTTTGGCGATCAGCGTTACTCTACTCCGAATAGTACTATTATGATTCATAGTATTGCTCTTGGAGCCATGGGCAAACTAGCTGATATTGAAAGCAGCACTGCACACGGACGTGTGCTTAGCACTAAGTTATGGAGCAGATTAGATCGACGTTGCGGACAAAAACAGGGTTTCTTTGAAGCTCTTATGAAAAACAACGAAAATGCTGACCTGTACCTAACAGCCAAGCAGGCAAAGAAATTCAACCTGATTGACAAGGTCAAGACTCCAGCTGTTCAAATAACAGCTACAGTCACCTATAAATTCAATTGAGGAACCATGAAAGAACTACTTAAGAAAGCCATCGCAAAACTAAACTCGATTGTTAATAAGCCAACTGGCCCAACAGTCGAAGAATTAATCGCAGACGGCATTAAACAAACAGCAACAAGCTTCAGTGACTCTTATAGTGAAAAACAATCACTACTACGCTCTGCTTCACGCCATGCTAGTTTTGCAGGCACAGACATCAGACTGTATATTAGTGATGCGCCATTCGACTTAACGAAGTACACCACATACGAAACCTACAGCACAGCACAATCTATAAGGTGGAATATTGGCCCCAACGACGCAATGGCCAATGGTGTTGTCAAAAGTATTAATTTTGGAAGCTTACCACCTGACATTGAAGAGAAATATTTAACAGTTTTTGGTGTCAATGAATATGGTGACTACTCTGTTATTGCTGCCTTTAGAATAGAAAAAGTTACACAAATGAATTCTCAGACCTCTGTCGACGATCTCTTCTTAGAACGAAACGTCATGTGGGTTGGCGAATACCTTCGTAATTCGGTAACACAAACAGAAAACTGGTCAAAAAGGAGTGACAATGACACCAGAAACTAGCGGATGGAAAAACTATTGGCTTGATGTCAGAAGCCCACTGGCACCCAAAGAAGCAATTGTACTGCATACAGACAAAGATCCACATGTAGCCACAGAGGCAATTATAAACGGCTTGTGTGCCGGACTCGCTATACCAAAAAAAGTAGATAAGTGGTGGGGGTACGAGCTACACTTTCGTAACGACGATTTGTATTGTATGAAACTACTACACTTCGAGCATGGTGGCTGCACCAGCATGCATTTTCATGTAGGCAAACATGAAACTCTTTTGGTCGTAAGCGGAGTCCTTACAGTAGAAACCATACACAACAAACAAAGTGTCTTCAGGAGACTAGGGCCTGGGTCGGCCCTAGTCACGCCACCAGGATTTATACACAGGCTTATTGCTGCAGAAGGTGCGGTGGATATAATTGAAGCCTCAACAAAAGACCATGATGACGACAGTGTAAGAATCGCATAACCTTTTCGAAAGAACGTATTGTCATCAACATAATCAAATGAAGGAGAGAGAATGATCTACAAAAAGAAACACAGTGAGGTGCAAGGCCTCTGGTGTCGCAAGAATAAAGTATTCTATTATTTTGAATCAGGAGTACACAGCATCAGAAATCCTCTTGATCGCATCAAGAACACCCTAGTTAGTCGAGGGCTCTTGGCGTGGGACATAGAGGGGACTAAACTCCACGAAGAGCCTGTAGTAAGAATGAGCTGGGCAGAAGCTGAGGAGCGCGGATACAAGGCAGAAGCAATCTACTTTAGCTCACATATCAAAGCACAAGTTGAGATGGCTCAAGGTGGCAAGAAACCAACCAAGAATCCGTGGGGCTAATCATGAACAAACGACAGATTCGAGCACTTGAGGCAGCAGGACGATGCACACTATTTGCTATCGAAGACCTAGAGCAAGAGCTACTTGTAATAACGGAGCGAAAAAAACAAATTGTCCAACTGTTAAGCGAAAGGAGAGAGGAGCTTGCCCTCCTCTCTGACAAGGTATCGCTTAATTTAACTGCACCTACTTGGGTGTCCAGAACAACAACAAATGAACCTAAACCAAAGACTTAAGTACCTTGGTGGACTCATCTTGCTTATTTTGATCTTTAGCTCAGGTTGGCTCTTGCGAGGCATATCAGCAGACTCCAACATAGAGAGTCTGCTGAAGAACCACGAGATCGAATTGCAAAAAATCAAAGTGGTCCACACACGTAACAGTACATTAATTGAAGAACTAGAGGTTGCTGGTGCTAATCGTGCTGTATTGCTTGATGAAATCGCTAGTCTGAAAAGCAAGCCTACTGAAATCAGATACATCACCAAGGTAGAAACAATCATAGTGGGCGAACCCACGTTCGTCACCACAGAGTTGCCAGAATCACACACGTTCCGCACCGATATCGGTCTTGCCGTAGCTGAGTTTTCAGTTGAAGGTGAAAACGATCAGCCGGAGTACGTGTTCGACACCGCTGACCTCAAAATCGAAGCTGACTTCGTCATTGCTGAGCACGATAGCGCACTTAGCCTACGAATCACCAGCGACCTAGAACCAGGCACCCAATATGAGGTGCCAGTGGATGAACTAAATGTCAAACACATCAAAGAACAAAAGCTCTTCGACCCCCATGTCCTGCTGGGAGGAAGCATCTCGGCAGGCACAGGAACGATTGGACTGGCACCTCATGTCGGTCTGTCTCTCCTGCATGCTAGAAGGGGACTCGATCTGGTGCAAATCCGGCTTGGATCTACCGGCGAGCGAACAAATAGCACAACTGGGAGTGAGTCTAGATTTTCTATCGGGCTCGACCCAGTACTCTACAACATCGGTGACAGCCTGCCTGTCCTCACCAACTGCTGGCTCGGCGGAGGAGCCACCATTGACACCAGCGGGCAACTTAGCGGAACCCTCAGTTTCGGTGCCAAACTCTGAGTACGTTAGCTTCAGCAGCGTCGACATCAAAGCTATCATGGACGGAAAGGTAGTCGGGGTGTTGCAAGAGATCAAGTACGGCACCCGCGAACCAGTGGGTATTTGGAGGATGAATGAAGATCATAATTGAAATCGACGACAAGGGAGCAGGCACCTACCAGCAAGACGACGAAGAACCACGTCCATGCACCATGACCAACATGAGCCAAAGCACCGAAGTCAAGCCAATTCACATGTTGGGCTCACCAGCTGCTATTGAGTTCCTGAGGAGTCCCAACATGCAAGTTGACCTAAGCCTTCATGTCAGTCTTCCACGTCCTGAGAAAGCTACTCCGCTCCCAGAAAAGACTGCTTGGCCCCCTGCACAGACTGAAAGCGTCTGGGGCTACCGCAACTACTGCGACTGTGGGATCTGTTACGAGGAAGAGTAATGATGGCGACAGGCGGACAAGCCTTATCTGAAGAGCGGCTGAGAGCATACTTTAAATGCTCTCAGCTATTTTACTTCGGAGGCACAGCAGAACCTAACTTGCCAAACAAAATGGCTCAGATCGCTGTGGAATATTACATGAGCAGCAAGCTCAGAAGCCCACAACGTGACAGAGCCTACCTGGTAAGTAAAGCTATTTTGCATGCAGCCAAACTCTGCAACTTAGACACCAAATATCTGGTTGGCCAACAGCAACAACTGGTTAACCGTACAACCCTGTGGCTTGATGAATTCTTGAAGCTATTTAAAGCAAACATCTACTATCCAGTAACAGGACCTCTGCCTTGGCGAAAAACAATAAGTCGAACAACTATTGATCTAAAAATCAGCGGCATCTTCAGAACAACAAAGAATCAAACGCTCCATGTAATTTCCTTCAGTCCGTTTAGCGACAGGCAGTCACAAGTAAATGATCCAATTCTACATCTCAAAACACAAGCACTGCAGAACTTTGTAAAGAACCACCCATCGCGCCCACGAACAACAGTGCATATGTTATGGGTGCAAAGAAATGGAACACTTGGTCATGATTTTATTACTAGCAAATCAATAAACCCAGACTATGCAGATGCAATCACAAGAAAAATAAAACAAGCAGAACAAGGAGACTACATACCTTTGCTTCCCTGCCCTTACCAATGCGCCTTCAAAAGCAAGTGCTACCCAGGAGAAAACAAGTGAATACCTTTGGTACTAAATTTATTATCATATCCGATATTGTCCAACCAGTCCCAGGCCTGGCTATAGGCAACCCACCTGAACGAGTCATTCACCATGCTACAATTAAGCGTGGGTTCCAAGAATATGTAGTTCTGGCTTCAGCAACATCTGAAAAACTATACCTAAACAAAGTTGAACGCAACAGAGCTACCTTCGTGCTTCAAGCCATTGAAGACGATGAAGAATACAAGGATCTTGTGGCGTTTCTGACAGCATCAGGAATCTTCAATATGGGAGGTCCAAAAAAGTATGGCAATTAAAAGCAGATGGACAAACCAATTCAAGACTCTAACCAATCAATCCAAATTTCACGAAAAGGTACGCGCCATCCTGCAAGCAGACACTCTTCTTCGAGGCTTCAGTTGCTACCAAGAAATCCCCGTAAAGGATCTCTGTGAAAACTACCCCGACAACCATTACTTTGATTGGTATATTGAAGAACTGGGCACCGTAGTTGAGCTCCACGGAGCTCAACATTATAAAGTAGTTAATCGTGGCAATGTCTCGTACGAGCAAGCTCAACAAGACTTTCGTGGTATCCAATCACGTGACAAAAAGAAAAAGGCTGCTGCATTAGCAGCAGGTCTTAAATACGTAGAAGTCTCCTATAAGGAGTACGCAAAAATAAATGCAACCAGATTCAAAGAGTTGCTATTCGAGGTAACAGCATGAAGCTCACATCAATTCTATCGAACGATACACCAGAAGAAATGGAAGATGGAGATGTTCTGTCAGCCCTGTTCGGCAGCACATCTCCTGGTTTCTGGCCAGGCGTTCCATCATTCTATGGCGTAGAAAATCGCGCAGTGCTAATCGCTGGAGAAATCAACGAAGTAGTAGCCAATAGTGTCATCGCCCAACTGCAACAACTACAAGCAGAAGATCCAGAAGCCCCTATTAGGGTATATGTCAACACTGTCGGAGGCGACGCGGCCAGTGGCTTCGCTCTGTATGACTGGATGCGTTGCTTAAGTACGCCAATTGTCGGAATTGCATATGGGCGCTGCAGCTCTGCAGGACTACCCATCTTTATGGGAGCTGACTTGCGATTCAGCACTCCTCGCTGTCGTTTCTTCTACCATGAAGTAGTTGGAGGCATGGGGGTAGCTTCTAGTGCTGAACTTGAAGAAGCATCCCAAAACTATACCTGGTGTCAAGAAACCATGAAAGATATCTTGATGACCAGATGCAAGAAAATCAACAAAACTTCATGGAAGAAACACTTTGCAGGCAAAACCAGCTTCCATTTTGGTACTAAGTTTGCTTTAGAAATGGGCATTATTCATGACCAACTTATAGAAATTAAAAAGAAGGTCACCCTCGAGAAGGAGTGAAGAATGGCTAGTAGAGGAAGAGGAGCCCGAACAAAGGGCTTCCAATTTGAAAGAGACATTGCTAAAGCCTTCTCCGATACAACAGGAGAAGAATTCAAACGAGGACTTGGTCAAACAAGAGGGGGTGGGGCTGATGTGCCCGATGTGCTTCCGGCTTGTGGCGTACTCGCTGATCTCATTCATATCGAATGCAAAAGACAAAAACTATGTAGTATCAAGGGGGCAATGAAACAGGCCGTCGCTGATATCGGCGAATTTACCAAAGTCCCCATAGTGGTAACAAAAGACGATCGCAAGGAAACGCTTGTAACAATGAAGTTTCAAGATTTCTTACCAATGTTCAACGCCTGGTTGCAGAACCAAAAACGAGAAACGTAATGTTGTACAGGATTCTACCTACTGATTCTAGAGCTATGCCACTGGACTGTACATCTAGAGATTTCGCAATGGAATACCTTGCTTGTAGATTGAATCCAAAACAATCAACAAACAAACTACATGCATTAGTTATGCCATTTTTTGACCACTGGGTACGCATGCTGGTAGAGCCAGCGTACCCAAAAGATCTTAACTACATCGCCCTATGTCGCAGACTATGCTACAAAAGCGAAGACCCGACAGAATTGCTACATTATTATATTAATTGGGCAAACAGAACAAGTTCTGTAAAAGAAGAACTTGTTTTTCTATTCTTTGAAAGGCTTCGTAACCTTAAATATTATCCAAAACTCGCAAGTCCAAAAATGGCCGAATACGTCATCGCAATGGACTTTCGCAACTATCTAAAAGATAGAATCGTCAGTAGTGTTAGGCACCCCATTGACATTCCCAACCCTGAGCTTACATTCAACTCGTTAAGAGTTGAAGACACACATCCAGATTACCTACTTCTAAAAACTTTAGGATTAGATGCCTGGGAAAGCTATGTGCTTGAATTATTGAAGCTGGGCATGAACACAATGGAAATCAGTGTGCTAACAAGACTGCCTAGAAAAACTTTTGCCAAAGAGGAAAATCAAATATGGCTCAAACTAAAACACAGATGGCAGGAAGCGTAAGTAACCAACAAGCGCTAGTGAAACGCCTGCTCGGAAACAACAAACCTAAACCTACCAAAACAATTATTCCAGGTGGGCAAAACATCCTAGATGAAATCAGCCAAAGCATGCTTGAGCGCGCATTGTTAACCTATTTGCGACGTCATCGTTACTTTGAAAACTTTAAACTTTCTTTTGCTAAGGACCCAAAAGAATTAGATCTACAGGTTGAGAAAATCCAAAGTTTCCCTTATGACGGCAAGTACGCCATTTGGGAATTGCCAGCTCAAGGCAAGAGATGGCTTGCTGAACAACTCGCAAAGATCCTAGTATCTCAAAAACTCGTATATATCGAAGCCCGATATGACGGCCTATACGTAGCAACTGAAAAAGCCGAAACCAAATTTGGTCCCGGCACTGAGCAATGGGAACCTTTCTATGAAATGCTCCCAGCACGCATTAGTGAATACGCAATAGCACGATAAGTTTAAAAAGACCTCCTTTACGGAGGTCTTTTAAGTTAAGGGTTCTTCCTCAATAGACTCCACCCTAGACTCCAGTGAGCTAACTGTACTCCTGACATCTGCCATCTCAGTTTGTTGAATTGTTGTCAATTGATGCATTTGACTCATAGTCAAATAGTGCTCAGCTGCTACCAGCATATCATTAATTGTTTCTTCAATCTTGGTCAGCCTAGCTAAAAGCCGATTGTATTGTTCGCTACTTACTGCCATTGTTGCTCCTCCCAGTGTTGTTCCCAAAACGCTAAAGCAGACATCCCTTTGTCATCTACATAAAGCTCAGCGCTAGGTTTCCCAAAATAAATTTCATCGAACTCAAAGCCCCAAGCCCCAAGCTGCTCAAATGTAATTGCAGCCACCTTGGCTTGCGCTGCACCCACATTACCATGAGCACTACCCATGCCGCGAGCCGTTTGGATAATAACAGTATGTCCTTGCTTTCGCATACTGCTTAGTATGTTGGCCGCTCCAGGAAGCGGCTGACACCTGGTGTAATCTGTACCCGCAGGGCCAGGCACATCGCCATCACATAGCGTACCGTCTAAATCAAAACAAATTCTCACAGTCGAATTCTCCCATACCCACCAAGCTCAATCTCTTCTCTATAAGCAGAAGCAACAAGACCCCAGCTTGCAGGGTTGTACAGCTCCTTGTACCCGCGTCCCGGTCTCTCCGAATTGGTTTTTAGCACAGATTTTATTTCTATTGGAAGTCCAACACGTTCAAAAATTTCAGGCCATGCAGTCTTAAAATCTTCGTATCGATAGATCTTGTCTACACCACGAACAATATGCGCGCTCTTGACCACCATTAAATTATCAACATCTTGTACCCATTCTCCAAACGGCATGATTCCACGATAAGGAAAAAGGTGTGTGTGCCACCAGTGATAATAACTTGCTACCTGATCCCATGGATTCCTTAAAAAGCCAACGGCCCAATAATCACTAGCCTGTGGGTAAGTAAGTAATGCTTCACGATACGAGCTATGCTTACTTAGATCTACCCCCTGCATTCGATTGCAAAAGTCTCCTTGCCCAAGTAAGGGGCTCACTGCAAATTCAATACTAGTAGTGGCTGTCCTAGGGGAAGCCACATATACAAACTTATATTTATGACTAACGATCATTTTAGTTTCCTTACCACCACTTCGATAGAATACTCTCCGCCACTATGAACGTGAGGTGGGCTGTCTGGCCTCTCTTGCAAGGTTCTAGCACTCAGAACCTTGTAGTTCATGCCTGGAGCAAGGGGGGCGAGCTGCTGTCCAAGCCAATGGACCAGCCCTATCGTATGAGGTAGCTCATAAAAATCTAACAAATAAAACCGCTTATGGTCACCATTCCAACGACTTGGTAATGCCCGCTTCTTTTCATACAAATCTCGCTCAGGTACCATAATAATCATGTAACCACCTGGCTTAAGAATGCGCCACCAATTTTTCATTGCTGTTTCAGCATCTTCAATATGCTCAAGAAGATGACTTGCATGCACGTAGTCAAACTGCTCATCAGCAACATTTCTCATGAGAGTTGCGTCGCCCTGACCATGAATCATATCAAACATATATACTTCACCACCAGAATCAACAGGGTCAAAGCCACAGCCAATATCAATGCCCAAGCCTTGGCAATAGCTCTTAAAGAAGCCTTCGCGCTCTCTACGTGCATGAGCTTTTGTAGTTTCGTGCGGTTCCCGATTAAAATGAAAGTTGTATTGGGTCATAATAGTCTCGTGTACTGATTAAAAATATCGTCTACCCTGATGTCCTTTAAGCATTTGAGCCCAAAAGGGCAAACTCTATACCAGCAAGGACAACAGTCTAAATGTAGACTCTGAATAGGTACGTGTGTTGGGTAATGTTGTGTGCGCGCCTGGTGTGGAATAGGTCCAAAGATAATAACACTCTTCGCACCTACGGCAGCAGCCACATGCATAGGCCCGCTATCCGGACCAACATACACATTGGCTTGCCTAATCAAAGAAGCCATCTGCCTTACTGTCGTTTTACTATAGTTGACTACATTTGGATGATCCTTCCAGGTTTTGATTCGCTGATTGAAATCAAAAACCCAGAAGATGGTTTGCTGCTGTTTTTCAGCAGCCATCTGCACAAGCTCAATATACTTTTCAGGAGGCCAAGACCTCCTGTGTTCTTCACTGTCTACATGTAAAGCTACGACAGGGCCTGCATGCCCTGCACGAACCGCACCAGCCCAAGTAGCTTCAGCAGCCACTTCGTGATAGCAAGGTACTGGGTGCTGCAAGTAGGGGATACCTAGACGTTGCTTAAACCAGTCGATACGTCCCTGGGTGCCATGCACTTCAACATTCATGATGTTTTTGTTGGCATTGCCAACGTAATCATATCTGCTCTCAGTCAACTGACTGATATTCACATGCTCATCGATCCAAGGACAATGCCTAACAATATCATAATAGATGTCACCAGATTTACCCTTGCCTTTTCGATAGTAAGCTAAAGCTAAATGACAGTTGGGGAAAGTCTCTTTGATCTGTCGCAGAGACGGCAAAATCATAATCTGATCCCCCAGACCGCAAAGTTCCTGGACAACGCATATCCGTCCTTCTGGATGCTTACGTAAATAAGCCCACAAGTGTGGAGTGCGTTTAGGAACAGAAACAGCCTTGATGTCTCTACCCTTCCTTACCTTCTGCTTCTTAAGCAATGCGCGTCTCATAAGCCCTCCTGATCTCTGCAGCAACTGACTGAACTTCAATATTCTTCATGCACTTAATATCGTAGGGACACTTACTATACCAACAAGGTGCACAAGCTGCTCCAGAAGTAATAGCCTTATGAGAAGGGTAGTAGTTGATACGCGAACCAGGAGGAATGCTGCCAAACAGCACTACACTCTTGGTGCCCAGGGCACCAGCAATATGCATAGGTCCGCTATCCGGACCAACAAATATATCTGCACGCTGAATCCAAGCACCAAGCTCTCGAATCGAACAGCAACTGATATCTTTACAACTGTCAAATCTGTTCCATCTCTGATATTTTTGATTAAAATCAGCAATCAAAAATTTAATAGGAAGATCAGACAATTGCTCAACAAGCTCCAAATATTTAGCTATAGGCCAACATCGTTTCTCTTCGTTGGATGCTGTGTGAAGAAGTACATAAAAGACCCCATTGTGAGGAACTGCTTCGCTAGATTCTACCTGGTAGAACGGACGCTTGGACTTGAGGCTTGAGAAACCAGCAGCCCTGGCAAATAAATCAATTCTGTTCAACTCGGGCAATCCAGAATGCTCATATCTTAGACATACAGAACTAACATTAAGAACAAAATCATAGCTGCCGCGCTGAACATATCTAGCGTCAACGATACTGTCAACAAAGGGTGCATTTCTTACTAGCTGGTGGTAAACACCACCACCAGTCGTATGCATATCAATTGCAAAAGTTAAACTCACCTTCGGAAAAGATTTTTTGATCTCACGCAGGACGGGAGTCAACATCAATACGTCACCAATCCCTCCAACCTTCCTAACAATACAAACTTTTGCATTAGGTTTCTTAAGCAAGAACTGAGCAAGACGAATCTTGCCTCCAGGACCTTGGGCCCGAGGTGTAGGCCTGGCAGTCCTTTTACTCAACAGTGATCGTCGAGCAATGGAACGCATCAGCGATACCAAACAACTTGAAGTGCAACAAGCCCAACGTCATCAGCCCAATCATCATCAGCATGAGCTACATCTCTGCTAACTTTAATATTAAGAAGACCTAGCGAACTACCAGTCAAAACAATTACTGGCCATTCGAGCACAATTATATTATCAATATGAGCTATGTTGAGAAGTGTTGCGGTCTGGACCAGGGCAGCATCCCAACCTGGATCAATGAGTTGTTTATGAGCAATAGTAGAGGGAGTGCCAGTGCCAGTGCCCACTTGAACATTTATGGCAACCCCAGCCCCGCCTGGGTATGCACCGCCATTGGGGCCTAAAAGAAAAGAAGCAATAATTTTAACACGCCGTGGCGTGTCGTTGTTCTCGTCCAGCGGGATGGGTACGGTTGTATACGCGTTCTCTTGCACCTGATTGTCAAAGTTGCGCATCTGCACAACATAATCGCTCATCTCATATGTATCAAGAGAAGGTCCGCTATCAGCTGCAAACTTTAAAAATTCAGCAGCTCGAACAGTAGTATGCCCAACCTCAAGTTCTTTAACAATACCATCTCTAGTGATTTGAGCATTGCCATCAGAGCCATCACTATTCTGATAATACAGCTCCACATCTGCACTAGTGCCATCTGGACGAGTGTTAAGACGCCCTACACCAGCAGACGCAGCAGGACCAACAGTACTAACTGCCATCTCAAGCCAAGTATCAGCTGCAAGAGAAGCTCCAGTAGAAGTCAGTTGTCCAGCAACCGTCGAGGTGCTATCAATCCACTCAAGCAAAGTGCCTAGAGGAGTGCTGGTATCATCTTTAACTCGAATGGCACCAAACGAATTTGTAAGTTGTAAGTTCCCGGCAGTGCCAACAGCGCCACCGTCATAGCCATCCTGAAGCGTATCAACCAAAGTGCGTTGATCAAGCTTCCAGATAGCCTCTTCTAAGGAATCGCTATCTGCAATATCTGCGAGAGTACCACCATAAGCACTGTAATCTGGACTACTGTCAACTGAGCTATCCATACCAGTGAAGGTTTGAATAGCTGTCAGATCGGCAGGCAGGCCATCAACAACAGTCTGGTCAAGTGTAGTGTCAATAGTAATCTCACTAAGAGCGACAATCAAAGATAAAGCAGGGTACGAATTGGCATATGTGTTGCCTGTGCTAGGGAAGCCACTAAAGAATGCCCCAACAGCATCCAGGGCCTGACTTACTGAATAAGATAGGTTGGGTAACCCATCGCCATCAAGAGTGTAGTTGGGCCCCATAGTGTCATACGCAATCTGCTTCAAATCTAAAACATTGCTCTGAATTAAAGACCGAAGTTCAGTATCATCATATTCATCAGAATCTAATGCTTGTTGGATTTCATTCTCCAACCTGGCAATCTCAGCAAGGAGGACATCAATAGTCTCCTTGACCGTGCGAGCGCGCGCCTGATCTTCTGTCCAATATGCTTCAGCATCTGCTGCTGTCGCATGAATGCTTGTATAGATAACATTGCCAGACAAACCGTAATCAAGCGCATTAAGGTCTTGCTCGCTGCTTAAAACCTGGACTAATTCCTTGTAGACTGTATTGAGCTGATATACAATCGCAGCAATATCTTTTCTCACATTGTCTGCAAAGGCTGCTCGCTCAACTTCAGTACGCATGCGCCCAGTGTTTGTACCACTGCGTTGAACAAGAGATTGGAGTTCGTCAGTTAGTTTACCGGCCATTAAATTACTCTCACTTTAAAAGAATCGATTCGTGGAGTCTGTCCCTCATCACTTGTACTAAGCAGGGCCTTCACGTATAGCTGATTGGTTTCACTAGACTGCACAGTCCAACTTGGACTATATTGCTCATCCAACCAAGAAGCATCGGTTTTGTCAACCTTAACTTTAATGTACCAGTTCTCGTCTCCATCTTCAACAGTGAACATTCCGTAATACAAAGAGTCACCTGGCTCCGAATAAGCAAATTCCTCAGGAGATCTGTAAACCATCAATTTGCCAAAATACTGATCTGCCCCTTGGTATATTTCCTCACCAGAGAAGCTATCAGGATACACATAGCCTTCAACAAGATATCTGTGATTGTATGGATAAAGTGGGTCAGCTCGCTCTAAGGCATCAACAGAGGTGAGACCTGCGCTCACCTCTGCCCAGTTGCTATCTGAAGTAGCAAAAACCGTATAGCCAGACGGCAAAAACACAAGCCCACTCACGAGGGAGCCATTAATATGCGCACTGGTGTCACCAAGATCCAAGTACCTGCCATCAGGATCGTCAACATATAAAGTTGTGCTGTACTGCTGAGTGCTCTCTTCAAAGACCCAGCCAGCCGCAACACCAAGAACCTCTGCGTACCGATCGACAGGTACGTTGCGCTTAATTACAAAGCTGTTAACAGGGACATAGTTGGTCCAGTCAGCTAATACATAGGTATTGAGCACTGCTTCCGTTTGAAAATCTACATCCTCCATACCATCTACTGCTTCAAGAATAGCTCCGCTAGCAATAGAATCGTCTATAAAGCTTAAACTTTGGTCAGATGTTCCGTCACCAAAAGAAATAAAATTACCAGAATCGGCATCATGCGAAACGCCTACCCAATCTTCACCATCTTGAGAAAGGTAAAAACTTACAGAAGTGTTATCAGGTTCCGCTACACACGCACTCATAGTTGCCTTAGTGAAAAATACCGGATTGCCTGTATCATCAATGACATCATAAGGACCGCAAACAAGAGTGCTGCGACGACTAGGTTTAAAACCATCAGCATACATCTTGATAGAATCTAATGAAAAGATATACATGTAGCTGTTCTTGTTAGGACTTGTACTATCGGCAGCATCCTTAGAAAAAGTCAACTGAATTTTCCTAACACCATCAAGTCCAATTTGGTACGACATCTCAGAAGTAGCCTGTTGTTCAACAGGCTCAAGAGCTGACCAGCTACTACCATCAAGACTATAAAAACAGCTACTAGTCATTTTCTTATTGACAGACACTGGCAAGCCATTAATTCTTAAATCACCCACATAGGTGGGTTCAGGCAGTTCGAGCGTTATTACCAACGTTACGCGTGCCTGCTGTTCCTTAGTATAAACGATGTACTCCCAAAGAGTACCATCGTCTTTCTTGAGAGAGCTGATTGGGCTGCTCGCTCGCACGCCAACTATATTGGCAGTACCAGCACTAGTAGCATTCAGTTTCAATTTGTCCAAATCTACAGGAGTGTAGCCTGTTCGACCTAATGTAGTGTACCCAGCCTCAACCGTAGCATTGCTTAGACTATGATTGACATAAACTTGAGTATCGAAAGTCTCCTCAACGCCAACTGTGAAAGCATCAGCAGCACCATTCAAAAGCAAAAGGTTATCAAGTCTCGACTCTGTTTGATCAAGCAATCGACCAACCCGACGAGCAGTGCCGTAAAAACCCTTATGCGAATCTTCAAGCTGCTGAATGAGATTATCAAGACGCTCACTAAGAGTTGTGGCGTCATCCCACATAGCAATTCTATTGGTGTTCTCAACACCAGCACTGCTTATGCCTTTAAACCTGGGTCTTTCTAAATCAAACCCACTTACGCCAACAATGTCTACAGTTGGGTAAGCTTGCTTTTCCTTAAAGAAAAGCTGGTTAAGCTCAGCGTCAGTGGGGCTGCGTTGGTTTTCGCTTATAAAGCGCTGTACTGCACGACGCCTAAGCGTCTTGCTGTAAGATTCTGAAATTGGCATCAAGTAAACCTAAAAGCAAAAAGGTTGAACAGGGGAGTAAAATAATCTCGAAGGCTTTGCAAACTGGTTTCACCATCTTGTTTTGCCCAAATGACTTTTACTAATCTATTGATCTGCTTTAAGCCCTCTGTTCGGACTTCCACAGAATTAGTCGAGCGATCATATGAATATCTTTTGATTTCACGACCTATATTATACGCCACTTTATGAGAGCTTGCTTTGTATTGCACTGTCGCGTTTGACTGAAGATCACTACCACCATAAAAAACTCCATTGCGATAGTCTACAGAATATTTGTTTTGAGGTTCAAATTCGGGATCTTGATAATAGTAATAGATACTAATACCTCCATCAAGAACGCCACCAACACCTACCCAGACAGTTACACTACCATCTGAATCGACATGATAGTCGCCGGTACTAACAACAGCACTGGCCAAAGACTTCTTATTGGAAAAGAATGCAGTATCACTAAACAGTACTTCAAACCCTTCATACCAGAGAGCACCTGCCGCAAGCTTGAAAGTAACAATGCCAGCAGTGTCCTCGGTTAAAGCCGTAACTTCCTTATCCATAGTGACTAGACCAAGAAACTCAGTTTTCCCATCTTGGAAAACAACTTCCTCAGGATCTCCATCAGCATCAAACATACTGTCAGACACAAGCAAACTGCCCTTGACAACGTAATCATAAGACAAAGTTAATGCATCAGAAGCGGTACCAATACTCGCGTTGCGAGTTTCGAATACGCCAGTCAGCGGATTTATCCGCTTAGATAAACTGCCACCCACAGTGTCGGTAGCTTCTTTGGCTTGAAAAGCCGATGAAGATATACGAAGCCCCCATGGACGTACGCTTTCTTCAGAATAAACAATATCAAAATTATCCTGAGATAATTCCTGGCCCGCCTGATGTGGAAAGGTTGCACGCACAGTATCGGAATCAAATTCGCTATTTAACCACAAAATGCCATTCACGCTATCTAACATGTAGCCATTAGAAGTAATAAGCAAGTCCGTTCTGCTAGTCACTTCAACGTAAGTCACTCCATTAGAACTTGTCAAACTAAAGGAATCGTCCTCAATATTTGTTACGCCAAGGTCAATAACCTTTTTGTCCCTGGGTAGTAGTTTAGTTATACGCCCACTAGACCGAGGGTGGTAGGTAATATCAATATTGTCCTTGTCAGGATCAAACAGCAATTCCATCCGATGGTAAAAACCATCAGCCCTCTCCTCAAACAACATACGCTCTTCTTCGAAAACAGCTGCAACCCGAGCGCCATCAGCAAGATCGCTGCTGAAAATCAATTCAGTAAAATCATCAGAAAAGCTCCACTCATTAGCGCCAACAACACTGTCGTCCTCTTGGTAAGTGTATTCAACTCGATTGACATACACAAACATTTGGTTTGGTCTCAAACCACTTTCAACCACAGGGAAAGGCAACTCAATTCGACTAGTTGTACCTGTACCAGTACCAAGAAGAACTCTACGTAATTTACCACCACGCCTCGCAATGCGTGGCTGCATAACAAAGACATCGCCACGAGCAGGCGTTTCAGGTAAAGCAAATGTAGCAGGACTCTTAAAGCGACTAGCAGGTCTCATGAAATGATTCACTTCTCTCAAGCCACTAGCAACGGGAAGAAAGCTAGCAGCATTTGCTAATGCGTCGTCATCCCTAGAAAGCGCAAGACGCCACAACGCAGTAGTCTCAGTTCCCTCCATAAGGACACTTTGACCAATCCCGTCATCAACATTTTCTAATTGTACCCAACTCTCACCACCATCAAAACTCATTTCTACAAGCGCATCAAAAAGTTCAGGAGCCGGCGGCCAAACACTGACAACAGGAATCGCTGCATACAGGCCATTGCGAATATCGCGCTCAACAGAATTGATGCCACCCTGACTGCTATATTTAAACTTATTAACTGCAATGTTCTCTAACCCCACAGCATACCTGCGACGACTAGTAGCACTACCATTGTTGCTAGCAACTTTAATCAAGTAGTTGTAACTTTGCTTAAGTTTAATAGTAATAGTTTTTGTCTGAACAGGAAGAAAACTCAAACTCCATTCGCTATCGTTTCCTGCAGACTTAACTGCCAAACGATCAGGGTCCAAACTACCAGCAAGATCTCTAATGCCAACAGTACTACCCGCACTTGTAAAGATAATGTCCTCAACAGCAAAGCTGTAGGACTGTCCAATATTCAGAGGAGTCAATGTGATGTTGTTCACAACATCAACCTTGCTCAACTCAAGAACAAGACTCAATTCAAGCGGACCACTATCTAATCTTTCGTATTCAAACCAATTGTTAACATCGCCATTTATTGCATACTCAGGAGAAATGTTGTTCGTAGTCACAGCCTCGTCAGAATTGCCTGACTGACCATTGGACCCACTGCCGATAGCAATGCTTTTTACAGACAGACTCTGCCTGCTCGAGACAGGCAGAGTTAGCACCCCCTGAGCAGTGTCAGCATAGCAACTATCAGTGCTGGTGAATTTAGTGTCTAAATTATCTAAATTCAAGAAGTGCTCGCTCAAAACAAACCTAGCTTCCTCTCCATTCCAGAGAGCGAGAGTTGCTCGCTTCTGTCTAATGCGTTTCATTTTCCCTAGCAAATCCGTCAAAACGTATTGTTCGCTATTGTAATGATCAACAAAAAGCTGAGTAAGTTTTCGAAGTTTAGAAAGCGACACCTTCATCTGGTAAACGTACTGACTGTAAAACTCGTCATAGTTATCATATTCTGGATAATCTCCAGGACGCAGTTCTTGAAGTTTGTAATCAAGATCAAGAAGACGCTCAAGCAATACAACTGCCCTAGCCTCAATAAGAAGTTTGTCTTCGTGAGTTTGTGCTGCTCTTCTCAGAACGATAAACTCGCCAAGAAAATCTTTCAAAGCCTCCACTTCGGCAAGATAGCTTTGACTGACAGTTGAATTAATTGACATGTTCACGAACCTTTAGGAAGTAAGACAGCAGAACGGGTGTCAGATACGGATTTACACTGTCTGCACGGCTAACAATCACTGTCTGAATCGTACCAGAAGCAGCCTTAAGCCTTCTGCCAAACACTACTCTGCCACGCTTCAAATTCACCCCAGGCCTTCTGCTGAGTTGCTGATTCCTTAACACCCTGTAGTCTACATAGTAGATTTTTGTACTATCAAGATTCGTAAAGCGAATCTTAAAGAGACCAGCTTTGGCCTTAGTATACAATGTATTCCATTGTCGATCACGCGGCCACTCTGTTAGCCAAGTCGCACCACGATTAAGAGAAACTTCATAATCAATACCAAGGGTAAGTAAGTCAGATTCTTTGTAGACACTGAGAGGCGCATCCTGTTCTGCCTCTAAGTACACATATGGGGCAACCTTAAAATCATTAGAGTGTAGAAGCGAATAGCCATCTACATCCAAAGGCTTAAGAATCAAATTCTGACTGTCAGCGACATACCACTCTTCTGAAGAAAAGCTATTAAGCATCCCGTCCTTGCCTGGACCAGCAATGCTAACAATCCTATCAGTATTCTTGACGGCCACACCTCTGTCGTCAAACCCATGACCGTCTTCAAAATACATAAAATGCCAATAACCAATCCAGTTTCCTGCTGTCCAGTTGGTTTTGTTCTTGACATTCCATCGCAAATCCGGAAACAGTTTAACTTTGGCTTCATTGTCAAAGAGAGGTAAAAACTCTCTTTGTGTTCGTCTGGCGTCAGGAATGGGAATCAAATCATAAAGCGCCCGGCCACCTTCAGGGGTTGTTAAATTAATACCAAGGTATCGTTCCAACAAAACCTCTCCCTCATTTAAGAAGAAAGTAGTACCATAGGTTTTGCGCTCATTAGAAATCTGAATAGTTTCAACCTGATCACTAAAACTACAGCCAACAGGTCCTGTAGTTTTGACAGGCTGACTGCGAAAAACTCCAAGATTCTCATACTGGCGCAAAGCGCAACGCACACTCTCCAAAGAAAAGTCATATACTCTGCCTTGAATTTCAGAATTGTTTTCAGTTAGTAACTGACTCCATCCGGCACCACGTAAAATCTTATTTAACTCACGAACACGAAGGTCGCCAGTATCGTAGTGGGTTCGTGTCACAGGGGCATACTGCGTAAACTTCACCTTCATATATTTAGTTCGAATAGGCTCAAACAGCACAGTAAGCTCAACTTCATTAGCAAGCTCAACTTCAGTGAGCTCAACTTCTTCGCCGGCTTCGTTAAGGTAAGTAATAGCCTGAATGTACACAGTGCTGTGTCCCAGCGGACGTACATTCAGCATATTAACAAGCTGCATGCTTGCAAATTCTAACAACAAAGTGCAGTAGCTAGAAGTGTGATTGTATTTACGACTAGTCTTATCATAATCAGTCCTCACAACCACATGACGAAAAACCCTGTCTTCTCGAAGAAGATTGTTTGGAGAGTTACTAACAACAGGTTTTGTGGTGTCACCCACATCAGTTTCTTCTCCAACGAGAACAACATTAATAATTGGAACCTGAACCTCAGTTCTTAATGGCAGAGTTACACCAGTGCCAGAAATTACATCTGCAATGTTATCTGCCTGAAATGGCAAGCCGGTTTTGTAATCAACAAGCCAGTCTTGATTGTCATATGCCAAACCAGCGTCTTGAACACGCACAAATGAATTGTAATGAACCTGACTGTACCTACCATTAATCTTAACTTCCTCTTCTGTTGTGTAGGCGTCAAGCGCCAGTGCCTCGCGTTGCAAATCATCTAGAATAGCAAAATTCTTTCTACTGCTGAGCTTGATCTCTGCTTCAAGTCCTTCACCAGTACTAGCCGCAGCACTAATCTGCATTTTTGTATCACGAATGTAATCCGCCCAAATTCTAGCATCAAGAGGAGAGCCAGGGTTAACAGGCGGGAAAGCAGGCTCAAGTCCACGCAAAGCCAGCACCGCTTTAGTGCGACGCTGAGCTTCAGCTTGGCTAAATTGAACATGTTGCTCATCAAGAGCGCGGCGTTCAGCCGCAGCACGTACATACTTACCAGAATCAAATGCTTCTTTTACTTGGATGGGCATACTTACTCCAATTTAAGATCAATAAAAAACCTACGAGCAAGCGCACCGGGTGGAGTCTCGAACTCCACAGTAAACGTAGCACTATCACCAGCATTAAGATCAATAAATGGAATCTTGGTTCTGTAAGTACCACCAGCGCTTCTAGTAACATATCCAATAAAGGTACTATCGTTTTGGGGAAGAGTTAATTTTAGCCCACCCTGAGCAACAAGACCCAGATCAGTTTTACTACCCCAAGTCATAAGATCTTGATAATCAGTATGAGGTGGATAATCTGCAGGATTATCTACATCTCCAACACTAGTTGCCGGAACAATATACATCCCAAGACCAGTGAGATCACTGTCGCCTAGATTAGTGACAGTGATCTGGACCACAGTTCCATTTAGAACCTCTGGATCATAAATAGTTTCACCATCAGAGGTGCGAACGAAAATCAAATCTTGAGCACTCATGATGCCACCTTTACTGCAATACTGTGAGTTCGAGGGTACAGGATAGTTTGACCTCGAACTTGTTCTTCAACTCGTACGGTGTAGTATACCACTTCACCAGCAACAATGTCTTGATCAGCGTAGCTCATGGTAGCTGGCGTTGAAGAGCCAGCTACGCTGTAGACCTCCACCCACTCACCTACAGGATTGGTGCGTTTGTAAAGCCTGTAGGTGAGGTTCCTTCCTTCCCAGGTCCACTCAAGGTCTACGCGTTGCGTTACCGTACTCCACCCACTCAGGTCCACTTTAGGACACTGCCACTCAATGACAGGAAGACAACTACTGTCTAAGTGTTGGACAAGTAGTTTTTCTGCTTTTGATTTTGGCAATACTCCTCCGTAGTCATTTCGAAGGCTCAGGGGAGCCTTCAGCACAACGACTTTGTTTTTTGGAACCTCTTGCCCTTCCTCTCCGTACATGACTGCGCTTTGTAAAATGCGCGGGTTCGCCAGTAAAGCTTCTTTAAGTGTGTCTGGGCGCAAAGAACCACCTTTAGCTCTTACGTCATAGAGGGTCATGTCTTCCTTATCGTCTAGATTCAAAAGAACTACTTCAGCCAAGATTCCATATGCTTTGCTATTGCTGTAGCCAGCAACATAATTATCCACAAATGTCTCAGTTTCAACATCAGAAATATATTTAGAACCAATTATACTATTTGCATTATAATTACCATCAGCATCTAAAAGTTGTAAATTTTCATGACCAAACCCTAGGGCTTGACTGCATTCTAAAATCACACCGTTCTGATCTACTACAAGATGATGAATTGCCTGATCGTCTGGATCGACATCGGGAACCATATAGAAAACGATCATCTTGCCTAACACACTCTTATTAAAGAGAGGATTGAGATTGTACCCAACGTATTCGTAATCGTCTGCTTTGTAATAGTATTGAGCAGCAAGCTGATAGCTTGGGTGCATTTTTGTAGATAGGGCTACAAATCCACCCTCATTATCCCAGCTTCGAATCTGGTCTGATTCATAAAATACATCAGTGTCACTATAGCGTGTGCCACCAAGAGCACTGTCAGTAGTAAGCACGCGCAGCAAATTGTTTTCAAAGTCACTAATAAACAACACAAGATGCAGTCCAGTGTCAGGGTCAATTGCAAGACCTCGACGCGTACTCGAAAGCACACGTTCATTTACCCAAAGCATCCTTTCGTAAGGACTGTATATATATGGCTTATAAGGAGCATAGTTCTGTTGGTCATACTCAGGCACATAGTATCTTCGTACCGCGCCATTGGTGACAGTAGTAATGTCACCTGCACTAAATCTTAAATACCATGGATCTTCAGGGTCTCGGCCGCTAGGCAGACGAGGCTGAATCAACGAATGTTCAGTTGGGCGGCTATACCAAGTACTACCGCTATTCAAATAGAAAGTGTAGCCGCTGGTGTTTCTCTCTTTGCTATACACAGGATAGTCAAGAGTAAGGCGACCAGTGTCAAGATCAATATCTTGCCAGTCGGCCTCTTTGGTTACCACAACGGGTCCAAGTAAATTATGACTACTGTTGCCATCACTGTCAGTACAGGTGATGAAAAACAATGTGTACGCTCCAGTATCAGGGTCAAAGAAATTCCTAAAATTGGTATACAAATTACCACTTTCTAAATCTAACAAATACCCACTATCAACTTTTTGCAAGTTGCCACGACTAACGACTTCTACCTGACAGCTAACAACACCTGCAGGTAATATATGCCGCCAAAACAATGGTCGCTTTTTTCCTCGAACATCAACACCAAGCTTATTAGTAATAAGAATCTCAGAGTATTCGCTGGCCACAGCCGTAGCTGTCGTGGCAGCCCACTCTTTTCGAACCTCAGCGTTCTTGTCACTGTTTGCGACAATGCCATAGGTGCGGTTGGCGACCTGCAAGTGCCGCCAACTATCTAATTCAGGATTCTCAAGATAGTCAAGAGCAACTGCCACTGGCTTGATGTCATCCAAGTACCGGAAACGTTCGACACGCTGGTGGACATGGCTAACCAATTCAAGAACAATGGTCTGAGCCTGATCGTAAGAACCGCCACTTGCAATCAACTCAAGTGTAATCTCAGCCATTTAAAACTCCTTAAGGATTAATATCATATCCAGCAGTGCCAGCCGAAGCCACAATAAGCAAGATCTTGACATCAACAGCTATGCTGTCGACAGGGTCACCACTAGTAAAGAACCTTTCCCAATGGAACGCTTGTGATGCATTGCCTTCTGCAGAAATACAAATATGAATCTGATTGCCACTAGTAGTTCCGTCATCTCTTTGCAGGTAAGCTATAATTTTCTCACCTCCGCCATCTTCAGTACCAAAGCGCCCGGCGCCGCAAGTATACCACTTGTTAAGAAAACTAGCATGACTGCTTTTAACCTGAATCGTATAGCCTAGAATTGCATTCACTCCTTTCTCGTCAACGTACTGATTGACTAAATAAGAAGGAATATCAATGTTTTGTTGCCAATGTTGCACATCGTCAATTTGAGACATTGCTGCATCAGCAGTAGCCTCAAAGGTCACGTCTTGTTGTGAAAAGTACAGGAACTGAACATTTGGACAAACCCAAGCATCGTTATCAACAGATCCGGTTGAAGTAGTTGTAGCATAAGCATAAGAATGACTACCATCAGTATCGCCATTTTGATGAGAACCATTCTCTTCAATAGACCAAATTGGAAGCTGATCAGTGCTATAGGCACTCGCAAGAGGGCCAGCTATGACACTGTCTTGAGCAATAGCACTATTAATAGCATCAACATGTCCAGCAAGAGCCTCAATCGACACAGCCGGCTTATTAATAACCCCAGTGCCAGCAGCATGTGGATCACCAGTACTATACTCAACAAGTAAGCCGCCACGAATGGTTACATCTCCACCATCTGCGTCCAAGACAATGTCATCAGCAGCGACAATGTTAACAGAACCTCCAGTAGACTCGAGGTTTAGCGAACCGGGAGCCTTGAGGTATCCGGCAGTACTTTGGTTGTAGAGTCTTGGACCAAGCAAATCACCAAAATAAAGACTATAGCTAAGCCCACTACTGTCATAATATCCACCTGGACTAGCGCCAGACTTGCCAATTACCAAATGACCTCGTAAGACGTTCTCATCATTCCAGTCGTTTTCACTAGCATGATAACCATACCTGTGCAGATACTGAGGAGCATAGTTGCCTTCGATGTTAGATTTGGTAAAACCGCCCTGACTTCCCCAAGGGCCAACAGTCCAGTCAGTAATACTAGTTGCAGGAACCATTGGTTCTCCAAAGTTCCTATCATGTGCATGACGACTCTTTCTGCGAAGATCGTCAATAGCGGTTGTGATGTCAGTACCTACAGTAATAATACAAAAGATATCACCGCGATCAACTTCGGTAGTGATATCAACACTACCGATAGTTAAACTTGTCGGACTATCATAAATGTATTCTGCACTGTCATAAACCTCACCAGTAGTCCAATTCTTCAGAAGAACAAACCCTTCCGGGATGAGCTCTCCAGAAGTATAAGTTGTAGTGATTACTTGAGGAAGTGTAAGCTGTTCACCATAATTAGGGTCTGCGTCACTCAAAGATGTAGAACTCATATCAACATCAAACTGCGCATGAGTAACTGTAGGAAGACTGATAGTTCTTCGACCTTGAGCATCTGGCGGAGAACTTATGGTACAGCCAGTCCCACCAGCAGATAGCTGATTGGGACCAGGAATGACATTAAAACGCCCCCCTTCGTAATTTGGCCCACCAAACCAGCTGTCGCGACTAATGGCATATGTGACAGTGCCAGGATCAATAGTATCAGTAGCTTGAGTAGTGTAAACACGCCCAAGACCATCTACGTAATAGTCACCCACAGTAATCATAGCGCCAACAGCCTTGAGGTTCTCAAAGGCTTCTCCAGTACCGCTTTTAGTAAAGCTCACACTTGCAGTGCTCCTCGGAGGGTATCTAAGAGAAAATTCAGTAACATTTGAAGGTACCGGTTCGGTAATTTCCAAATCATTACCAACAATCATTGGGTTAAGCGCACTAGCAGGTCCAACAAGCCTTGCTAAATTCACAATATCTAGAGAGCGCGTTTCAGCATTGCTGAGAACACTGCCACCAGAACGACCGTACGCCATAGACAGCCGTGCACTTGTTGCACTGCTGTAAGGATAGGATTGACCATGAATATCGCCAACAGCTCTTTCAAGCTGTTGGCTTGCATTCTTTAATTGAGCAACAATACTATTTAGTTTTGCTGCTGAAGGAGTTTCACCTTCAACGAAGGTCGTAAATACGTTGACCCCTTGCTGTAATTTGTCAGCCATCAAACGGCTCCTTGTAAGCTAAACTGGTTAATTCCAGATGCTGCGGGATTAATTGTAATGAAATTTGCACCATCAAGCCCAGCACCTATATTGAAATCTTCAGTAATAAAAGTCCATCCATACGGAATTGGCAAAGCACCACTGCTGTCTACGCCAGTCAGAGTGTTTGGTAATTGCAAACGCAAACGCACATCATTTGACGTGATGAGTCTACCCGTATATGGATCACGACCGTAAGCACCACAACGTACCTCGCTTGGTGCAATGATAACATAAGCACCTAGATTTGTTTCATCATCCGCTGGATCTGGAACTCCCAACAGCCTGTTTTCAAAAACAAGGGTGTTGCCTTGCACAGCAGTGGGCCGCACAGGCATATAAGCTCCAGCATTACCAGTAATAGGATGCTGAGCATCAAGTGTATATTCATAAAGAATTACACGAGCACCTCTCTTAAGAGCACTATCCCACTCTACGGCTTCTTGTTGAAACAACCAAGCAGGTTGAGTGCCAGAAATCCAACTAGCACTAGGGTTAACCTCAAGAAAGAAACGCACGTAAGGTTCACTATTGCCATCGTACTGTAGTTCTGCCCACCTGACAGGAAGGCTTCTACGAACTCCAGAAGAATCCTGCAAAAGCAAAGTCCCTTTATTGTAGTCATCAGTATGCTTCATGTACACATCAGCATAACCCAAGCCATGAGGTTCTGTTGCGCTTCCAAGCGCAACCACATCAACCCTATTGCCAACAGTTCCCAGCACAGGATCATGCTTCAGAATTTGAAACACCCACACTTCGCTTGGCACAACAGTAGTAGTAAAGTTCACAGTCATATGCGTGTCTGCACCGACATGTTCTGTTTTCGTAACTTCCATAATGGCGTCATCATTGCTATATGGAGCATTGTAAAAACAACTAACTTGTCCAGCAGTATTACTTTCGGCAGTATAGCTGCTTAAGCTTCCATTCAGCTGTCCAGTCCCACTCTTGATGTAAATAGTCAAATCAACATCTTCTACAGGGTTTCCAGCAGCATCGAAACCAGTGGCAGTCAGTTTGCTAACATCTGTTCCATAATAAACAGGTCCAAATAGATTTGCGCCAATAAGCGGACTATCACTGGTAAGAATAACTTCAGCTAAATTCGAATCTTGACTAACTATCTGTACGATATTATTGGCTTTAGTATTGCGTAGAGCACGAACATCAAGCCAAGTGCTATGATTAGCTGTGCGCAAATTATAGTCGGTGACCTCGTAGTCAACACGGGGGACTGCTTTGTATTTTACATACCAGGCATCAGTAGTGTGCAGACCATGCTGTCTGTCACTAACAATAGTACCCTTGGTGTGGTCTTGAGCAATTGTGTTATTGAACCCACGCACACAATTAGTAAAAGCATCGCGTGTTTTGCCAAGGTAATAAATTTCTTCACTACCAATAACAACAACACCCTGCTCGGGGTAACTGTCTAAATTTTCACTAATGGTAATTCGAATTTCAACATCATAAGCTTCTACCGTTTCCGCAAGCACAAGCGAAGGAGCTTGGTATCCTCCGGTGTTTATAGTACCTAAATCATAGTTGACGCTAAAATGCTTATCAACAGGAGAGCTAAAGTTCAAAGAAGGCTGCTCTTCCCATGTGGTTATGTTTCCAGACGAATCGATAGAAACCAATTCAACAGAGCCTTGAGATAAAGGGAAATACTGAAGAAAAAGCGGACGACCCTCACGAAGACCATCATATTGATGCTCCCAGCTTTCCAAAATATCATCCACGGTACTATATTCTGCCCCCACCTGAATGCTCATGTCTTGGTTAAAATACAAGACTCCATCTTCAACAAGCATCTCTCGTTTACGTATTTCGACCTGACTCCAATCAGCAGGCAAGCCGTCATTTAATTCAAGTCGGGCACCATTGGTAAGAGCACCGGTAAAAGCAGACACAAGTCTGGCTTCTCTAATACTAGAGATTTCATAAGTATCTAAGCGCTTGTAAAGTGCTGCACTGACGCTGTTGTGCACAGCGTCAGTGCGCAAGCGCAATGCAGTTCTACCATTCACGTCCCAATCTGCTGATTCTGAATAGGAGTAGTCTGAATAGAGATTTCGATAATCCCAATAGACACTAAAACCACCAACCGAATATCGAGGCGTCCAGCTAAGATCGTCGCCTAGAGGCATATGAACAATGCTGTCATACTGAATGCCATCAAGCACGCCGCTTTGCCAATGCGTCAATTTAGTACCATCAAGAAGACCAACTGCGTGACCTCCTACGTGCGTCAAGTATCTGGTGTTGTTGCGAGTGCTAGATGAACTTGTTCTTCTGTTCCATACCCAGCCTTCAATATTTTCTGACTGAATGCCAGTCAGAGGGACTGCTTTGTCAGAAGTAGACACATAGTTGTCAACCTCAAGCACAATCTCTTGATAATCCATTACTCACCCCAGCCAAGCGGGTGTGCAGCAAGAACTTGATTCCACAGCAACCCCCCATTGCTATTTAGCAGCAAAGGCTCGAGCTCGCCAGTTTCATCAGAAACTAAAAAGTTTTTGGTTTCGTAATCCAAATCAACATCATTAGCAAACTGCACACGTATTGGTTGCCAATAAACTCTATGCGGAAACTCACCATAACGATAATATGCAGTGCCAGCTTGAACATCGTAGCTAATGACAACGCCTTCGTCATAGTCAATCCAATAGTCACCAGATTCAGTAACCTGACCTTTAGTATCCTTCAAATCTTGGAATACAGAAAGGTTACTAAACCACATCTCCTTAATGTGTTTATCAGGCATAGCGTTTTGAAAGCTACCAAAAAGCTGCCTCGCGCTATGCATTTTAGTTGTGTTTCCAATTCTAAGATGATTCGATTTCAAATATTCATCATAGTCATCAAGCAAAGTTAAACTAAAATACAGGCTGCCAGTAAAGGCAGCCACTATATCCTCAAGCCACTTGTTTTCTAAAAGAGAGACCTCGAAATCAAGCGCTTCGCTCTCATGATCATGATAGGCTCGCAGCCAGGTGCTAGTAACCTCCACATGCGGATCTAGAGCCACGGGTAAGTCTTCTGAATCAAGCACAAGTTCGATATCAAAAACAGGAAGTTCAAACTCTCCTGCCTTTCTGTTCGTATGTCTAATTAAGCTCTGCCCAGAAGGATCAGAGGGGTCTCGCGCCTCAAGCAACAAGCGTCGTCTATAATCAGACAAAAGTTCCTCGGGGAACCTCTCCAAACCATGCCTGAGGCCCAGCTCATCAAGACCCACAGGCATCAAAGTCTCTTCAGGTGTATATGTACCCATCAGTAACTAACCTCCACTTGGCTATACTGAGAACGCAACAGCACTTGACCAAGCCGTACATCTGCAAGCCAGACATCTGCCACTTCTTCAAATAAATATACCTTGGTTGCGTCAGCTACTGCAACATATCCTTCTTTACTGAAAGACATACCTATTGGGTTCAACACAGTCGTATCAATTGTTCTTTGAGCAACCAAACGACTAGCCAGTACGGCAGTCGTACTTGTAGTAGTGTCTCTGGAAGTGACGGTTGTGCAACTGTACTCCCATTGACCCACCTGATCGTACTCAGTACTAAATCTAAAATCATTCCAGGTATTCTCAGCACGCTGAGCGTCTGGGTTGGGTGCAACGATCCAGGCTGCAGTTGTGCCCCAAGTGGTCTTATCTGTCTGCAAGTATTCAATCGTTGCGTCAGGTGCTAGACGCTTGATCTGGATCTTGACAATACCATTCCTATTGCGAACAAAATCAGTATAAACGAATTCAGCATCTCCGAACTTTACTCGATGACGAAGAGGTACCAGCTCCAAATGGGTTCTCGGCGTTTCAACATCAGCGCTCTCTACATAGTCAAACGTCGAGAGCTCATGATCATAAACGTGCAACCTCCCCTGGGCATCCAAGACATACAGCTTGGATGTCTCATGATTGATCGCCAAATCAATTGCTGTGTACGGGTCTCCAGAAGAGTCCAAAAGGACTACTTCAGCCAGGATCTCAGTGTTGTCCGGAGCTACAATCGACGGCCGACGGTATTCTTCGCCAAGCTTCAACCGCTCTGAACTATATTCGACGTAAGAATACGTAATGCTATCAACTACCTGAGTAGATAGTGACAGTCTGAGCTGACCCTCAAAATCATCAAAAACAGCAGATCTGTAAGGATCTGTTTCAAAAGCGTTTTGCTGAGCAAACCAACTAACTATAGTGTCACCATCGAAACCTTCAAGAACAATCTCGGTAACAGTTTTAAAAATATTACGTGTATAAAACACGCCATCATCAAGTATCCGAATGTACTCTCTGCACTTCCTGTCGTTTTCGTCAGTGCCAGCAACCTGTACAACATGCCTGCCAGTGTACTCTCTGTCTTGAGTAGCATTAGATCGGCTATAAAAAGTACTGTTTTCTACTACAATGCAAAGCCTTTCTGGCTTTGGTGGATCAGTTGTGACGTGCGGAGAATTGCTGTTCCAAACTTGAAAAGTTGAGTAAGAGAAATCTGTCACCTCAAGAAGACGATCTGGTGGCGCATGCAGAAATTCAACAACTTCTGCAACTCGACTACAAGTATAATCAACATTACTATCGGTCCCAACTACAGTTGGATACGAATATTTAGACACGCCAGGACTTGTGCTGGTTTTCGGATATAAATCTTCATCACTCAAACCAAAAGCCCAAATTCTACCTACACCCAGATATTTCTTAAGGAGTCTAAAGTCTTGAGAAACATTAACACTGGTAATGGTTTGCTCTTCAAGCATCTCTGAGAAAGTACCAAAAAACCTTTGAGCTACGCTACTGGGGTCTCGTCTAGCCTTAGTCCAGAGAGGAAAGCTATTGGCAATTTGCTGTGTTCTAAAACCACTCACTTAAACCTCACGTATAACGAATACTAAGAGTTCCTAAATCAGCATACTCATCTTCATCCATTGAGTAATACGAATTCTCTAAGATATCTCTCTCTGTAGTAAGCCCACTGCTAGGACCTTTTCGAATATAAACAGTTTCAAAAACCTGCTCAGGCTTGCCAAGATTAGTAAACCTAATGGTTCCACCAGCATAAACACTGAGTTCACGAGTGGCAGCTTTCAAATCTATAGTTCCGCCAATACCTTGACTGCGAAAATGGTTTCTAAGACCACGACGTACGCTGAGCTCAAACTGACGTTTTTGAGAAGTAGTAAGAGAACTAGTGGTCGCGACTTCCATCTCGATATCTAAAAATACACTAGTTGGTGCAACTGCACGAAGCAGTGCACCTGGACCTTGAATCTCATTCAAACGAGCCTGCACACCTCTAATCGTATTGTTGTTACTTTGATTCTCAGGACCAACAACAACAACACCTACAGTGCCAACACCAAAATAACCATTTATAATTCTTGTATCCAGCACCCCTGGTACACGTAAACTTTGTAAATGTAGTTTAGAATTGTTAGAACTAGCCAAAGTATCATATCTTCGGCTTAGTCTAAAACGATAATTTCTGTCATGCTCTCTTGGGCGTCCATTCAAGATAGAATAAAAATTGGTCACCAAAAGGCCAGTGCCAGCACTATAGCTAGAAAAGCTATGGTTGATTAGCATGCCACCACCAAGATTGCTATTGTTACCAGAAGCAACGGCTCGCACAGGTACAAAGCCTACAGACCTGCTAGCAAAGAGGGTAACATCTGCAGTGGTTCTGTATCTGATAGAAGCACCAAGGTCATTTTCATTCTCATTGGAAAAGATTTCGGTACCAGCAGGAATCGAAATATCAGCACTAGCGTTCACACTGCCAAAATCACCACTACTAACGTAGAAAGCTACATTCTGATCTCTTTTCTCCGAAAAAGAATAGGTTTCTGCAAATCTAGGCAACCCCATATCTTGTCCAAGCTGATCAAGTTGCTGGCCTTTTGCAGTACTGATCTGATTAGCATAAAAAGCTTTGTTTGCATCATTCCGTGCAGCAAGAACTTGATCAACAAATACGCTAATAAGCGTATCTGTTTTGCTGTCAGCATCAAAATCAGTAATGCCAGTACGACGAGTAAGCTTGTCTCGGAAATCTCTAGCCAGCACTAAGCTGTTGGTTCTCTCAGGTAATATTGCCATCAGTTTCTCAAACTCACTTTGTTGTCTGTAAGGCTGTAACTGATAACCAGTTGAGTTGCCTCTCTAGTACCCGTGGGTTGGACTTGTACAAATGCCGCAAGTTGCGTTTTGCTAATTGGAAACACTTGAACTGTAAGCTCGTTAGGAGAAAACAACCCTCCTCGGACGAGCTCGTTAATAATAACAGTCTCCATTTCAGCTCCAACTTCAGGAGTGTTTGGACGTCCAGCAAATTGTTTTAAATCTGCCCCTAACTGAGAATTATTTTTCCAATCGCCTTTCGTGCTTTGTAATTTGGCTTCAATCTTCTGCAAGGCAGACTGCAAATTCTCTTCAGAAGTATCTTTAAGATCTGTGTCACGAGAATCAAGCATAAAATCACCAGAATCAATCCAGCGAAAATCATTCATACGCCGTAGTTTAGTACTCATTAGAAACCTGCCATGCTGGTAGCAATAGCGGCTACCTGCTGAATGGTAGGGAGCTGCTCAAGGAGCGGAGGGACAATGATTTGATTTGGAAATGGTGTAGCCACAGTGCTTGGAATCATAGTCAGAGGCCAAGGAAGGTCTTGAATCATGCCGGCGTATTTCATATTGTGACTTAAGCCTTGAATATTTATTCTAGAAGGAGTGCCGCCAGACAGGGTTAAGCTATCTTCCTTAACTCCAATAAAGCTTTTACCACCTACACCAATGCGCACTTCACCAGGGTCCCCAAGCAAACTGATGTGAGCTTCCACATCCCCAGTTTCGCTCCAATAACTCATGCGCCATGTTTTTTGCGGTCTCGTACTCATATAAAACTCACTACGTCAAAGACACCAGTACCACTGCTATTTCGCAGCGGCTTAGTAGGCTCACCTAACAGCACAAGGCGTCCCTCTTCCGGTCGAAGTCCATTATACATGATTGTACCTCGAACACCTTCTAAAAGAACAGCATTTCCATGAGTCTTTAAAATCTCAGCTTCACTAGCCATAAAGGGGACATAGAATTTCCTTTTAGATCTTAAAGCTTGGACCTTAGCCACCATAGTGCCAGGCTCTCTTTTGACAAGATGTGCAATTTCTGCAGGAACTCCATCCTTATCAAGTGCATCTGCATCATAAACCTGCAGTACCACTACCTCAATAACAGTACGCCCAAGTGCTTGAGGGCGCTTGGATAGCAATCTGTTTTGTCGAATTCGCTCCTGTAAGGCATTCCCTGGAATAACTGACATTAGCTCTCCCCTGTTAATTCAGCATAAAGCTGTTTGTTTTGATTCCAGACATCACTGTTTGCATCAAAAGTTCTTTTCAAATGTTCGTTTCTGCGCCAAGCGTGCTTGCCGTAGAGTCTCCAAATATCTGTAAGATCTCTAGTGCCGTCTAAAGTATCTTCAACCCAGCGACCAAGATCGCCCTTGAAGTTATTCCAAATCATACTAGGGTCAGTTAAATTCACACCACTAACAATTGGGTTCCCATTCTTCATAAGAGGGACAAGCATAATGGAGTCACCACGAAGAGCCTGCAAGAAGAGAATTGGACTGCCTAAAAGCCAAGTGAGTGATGGAGTAAGCCTGTTTCCAGCGAAAACAGCTCCACCGGCACCCAATATACCCATGACCCCCATGGCTGTGCCACTTTGCATGCGCAAGAACTTAGGAACAGTTTTCCCAGCAGCTCCAAATACCCAAGGAATACCCTTGAGAGCAAGAGCACCTGTAGCAACACCGAGAGCGCCGCCAGTAAACTGGGTCAAGCCCCTTTTGACACTTCCAAGCTCATCCTCAATCTCCCGAATCTCTTCTAAATCACTTTTTCCAGTCTTCGGATTAGCAAATGGATCAAATGGTCGCAATTCAGCAGCTCTTTCTTCCAGATATTTGCGATATTCTGTAGCTGCATGTGGGGTTCCTAAATCTAAGGCTCCTTGCAAGCTACTTGAATCGTTTCCAGCACCAAATCCAAGAACCCAGTCCAAGAACCGAAAGCGTGCACCTGGATCTGTAGCACCAAGACCTTCATACTGATCCTCAACATCTCTAACAGCCAGTGCAGCAACCTTGATGGCTTCTAGAACTGGCCACGAACTAGTTTCATTAGCTATTACCATTGCAGATGGTTTTATCTCACTGATAAAACCAGTCTCATGACTGAACTGATGTACAATCTGTTCGACTTCGAAAGGTCCTACCATGTCATTGTAACTATCAGACAAGATTCCAACATCCCAAGGACGAATTCTTGGATTACCAAGAATTACAATCTCACCTCGATACATTTCTCGCATGGTGTGAAGCAAGGAACCAACACCATAACGCATAGCCATTTGGTATCCTCGCACATTGTAGCTTGGCTGTAATGGAAGGACCCTTAAGTCATGCTCCGGTATGAAAGCATGTGCTTTAAACATGGCGCTAGACGCCGGCGAATCTCCAAACTTTGCGTTTTCTTCAAAGTAAGTGACATCAACAGCATTATGCACAGCATTTTCGCTACTCATTAAGCCATTCCAAACAATATCATGCTCACTAGTTACGCTATGGTAGCGTCTAAAAGGTTTGAAACGCAGGTTCAATGCTCTTAGATACTCCTTCATCGCTCTAGGTGTATATGTCAGCTGAGACAAGCTGCTTTTTATTTTGTCAACATCAACAGGATCTGTCTCGTAAACTGTTCCCGTTGTGATTTCAACGGGAACAGACTGCTGTGTGGCAGGATCATTTACATAAACGGTATTTGTTACCATATCATTAGCGCTGTTGCGATCAACACTAGCAGCAACAATAGCCTCTTCATCTAGGTTCGCATCAAAATCTTCAAGAAGCAGACTTGTATAACCATCGTCAACAACATCACCATACAGTCTGCGATATTCATTCATGTCAACAGAGCTATTTCCAAGAACCTCATTTAAATCATTTGCTCTGCGAACAAACTCATTATCTCCTGGCTGACTCCAGTAGCGCTGACTTGGAACTCCAAAGAACATCGTATACCTAAACGCATGACCATAAGGTCTTGCAGCGTAAATCCAGCCTGGGTGCCGTAAGCTCATTTCATGAAAAACGTCCCAAATGGTTGTACTAATCAATCGAAAACTACAGGAAGCTGGCGCAACTCGCTTATCCAGTGCAGGTTTGTTGCCAAACCAACGTGCAGCTTGGTAGCCAAGTTCGTCATCTGTGACAAATGCACTAACACCAGTTTTTACCACCCACATCTTCATATCTTCCCAGACTTTTGTCCAAGACTTATCATAAATTTCCATATAGTCTTTTGGGTGTGGGGGAAACAGATTGTCATCTTGAGGACTGAGAAATAGCGAAACTTGCTTTTGTCGAAAATAAGCTTTAATCCTACCAACAGAGGCATCGTAAAGCTCACTAAATGCCCAATCAAGACCAGCAAGAGGCAGGGCTGAAATAGAAACGCCACCAACCAGCAAAGGCGCGCGATACCAAATACCACCCCAGACTCTAGAGATAGGTTTGATACCAACAGAACGCAACAATCCAACGCTTTGGCCAGCAATTTGTTGCATTGGGTGACTCATCCACTGACCTTTAAGTACTAAGTTCGCTATTTCAGCATCTGCTTTAGCAAGAGCACGAGCTGCATCGTCAATAGAACCTACTGCAGCTCTTCGAATCGCATTTGCCTGAATTCGCTGACTCTCTCTAACTAGCGCTCGACCGGCAGTGCCACCAGCATCACGCAAAGCCATTCCGCGTAAAGCCTGCTGGTTCTTAACAAGTCGACTAACAGCCCTAATGTCTGCTTGCACAACTTTGTTTGCAACAGTAGTAGCAACACCAATACGCTTGCCAACAATATTGGTAAGGGCACTGCGATAAAACGCAGTGCCAGGCCCATTGACCCCAAGCGTACCAAGCCACTTGGATACCCAGCTGAAATTTTTCACACCTCTGGTAGCAACAGCTCCAGTTCTTGCCAGACCTGCAGCAGGACGCAGAAGGCGACCAACACCTGGAATCCTACCAAGAACTGCAGCACCACCAATAGCAAGAGTCGCCGTGATGATCGGATTGTTTAACATCCAGTCAGTGACCCTGTTCGTCGCTTTGAATGCGCCTAAGAAACCTTTGCGACTGTAATCAACGAAATCCAATCGAGCATCCTGACCCTCACCAACTTGATACAGTTGGCCAAACTCCCATCGCCCAAAATGCTGAAGTTCTGGCTCCAACATCATGGCTCCTAGGAGCTGGTGAGTAGTCGCAAATGCACGACTGTCGTTAGCCGCACTGGTTCCCTTTATGGCTTGCTGCAATTCGGTACCAAAGCTTTGAACAAGAATTTCTGCTCTATCTCCACCCTGATTCCAAGTGACGTCTACGACACGGCCGTTAATCAAAACTTCTAGCAGATCAGGATCATTGCTATAGCCAACTCTTAGCTGTACATTTAGTCCTGGTCGAAGAACCAAAGCGCCAAAAGGTTGGTCAAGAGCACTTCCCTCATTGACAGAATCTCCACTAAGCTTACTAGCTTCCCCTGGAATATTAATTTTGCTGGAATCTGAAAAATAGTCCAAATCTACAACAGCATCACGCTTGGTGCCATCCAGAGTGCCAGCTACGTTTAGTAAACTAACGACAGCATGATCAGCAGGACTTTTTCTATTCTGCTCAACAGTAAAACTAGTTACGCCATTATAGCTGAAGAAATCATCAAAGTTGAGAAGCCGACTCTCAAACTCATCTTCTTCAACAAAGAAAAGCTTAAAGGTAGGATAAGCCCGAGACATTCTGCGCTTGCGACCGAAAATATCATTAGCACTATTCAAAGCCAGCTTGTTTAGCGACTCTTTATTGAACCTATGAGAAGGGTCGGATTCTCGCTCAACAAGTGTACCCCTTAACCTGTCTGCTAAATTCTCAGGAATTTCTTTCTGGTCAAGATAGCCACTACGACTACCAAACATCTGATCTACAGATGCTACTGCATCCTGAAGCTCATTATATTGAGCCGCAGTAACACGACGCGGATACTGTACCCCGCCACCCTGACCAAAAGCACCTTCAAAATTACTTAAACGTACATCTTCTACATGGACACTGGACAGAGCTTTGGCTTCTTCTATTGAGATTGACAATTCTGGTTTGGTTGAATCCTTCTCAGTCCCCATGCGTGCTTCTTCAGCTTCACTCTGCAATGCATCAACAGCATTAGTGATATTGCCAATATGCTCTGAAATCGCTTCGGTACTTTCAGGATTGGGATAAAACGGAAACCCTGTTGCGCCTTTTTTTCCAGTGTCCGTAGCCTCAGCATTGTAATACTGAGGTAAACTAATGCGATCGTCCGTAGCTGGCTCCTGTACGTACCTGTCACCACTAGGCTCATAGGAACCACCGCTCTCAATCTTCTTCATGGAGTTGTAGCAATTGCTAACAATATCACCCATAACATCTTGAATAGCAGTAATTACAGTTCTGTTGTGCGCATCTCCATCTTCATACATGTTCCACATATAAAAATCAGGAGGGCAAGCAGCAATATCTCCGTAATACGGATGATGCGGTAAGTCCATATCAGGTAATGCGGGAGAGCCCTGAATGCGCGCTCGCTTGTTCACACGACTGAGCCCCTGAAGGCCAAACGCCTTCAGGACGTCATAATCATTAAGCAAATCACAAGCGTAGCGTGCAAACAAGCTTTTGAAATATTCAATCTTTTTACTTTCTAAACTGGCTTCTGCGTGCCAAATAAATGGTCCTCCAGGAGGCCAAATGCCCTCCTGCTTATTAAAAAAGAACCAATCCCAAGACGCTCCATCTGGTAGTAAGATAGGAACAGCAATCTGCCCTTTGGGAATGTCAGATGGCTGAGCAATACCGATATCTTGGTTTTCCTTACTAGCCTCACGAATATTGTCGCTTGTAGTACCACGCTCAGTCATAACGTACTTTGGCATATCGAAAAATCTATCAAACTGAAAATCACCACAACTTGCAGCTGTTTTCTTAAGCTGCTCAGTCGTACTTGCAAAGACTGGAGAGCCACCCTCTCCAGCAACAGTACCAAGTATATCGCCAAAGATAGTGCTACTCACATAGGACTTGAAACGCTCTTCTACAAGATCTCTAACTGGCAATTGCCACATATAATTGTTAGCAATATCAGTTAGAACGTCATCATGCATCTCAGCCCAAAAATCAGCGTAGATACCACGATCACTATCATTCCATTGGCCAAACTTAGTTTTTAACGCCTTGTCACCACCATTGACAACAGTTGCCCATATAAAACTTACAGGGCGCTCGACAATAGTGCCAAGAGCACCCCAGCCAACCAAACCACCAGCATAGCCTGCTCCAAAACCTGTCTGTAGTTTTTTCAAATCAACAGATGTCAAACCGTTCTGCGGATGCCACTGTAGCCAATTTTGATTTTCTACCAAGTGTTCTACAACAGCACCAGTCGCAAGCGACTCTTCTAGAGGTTTTGTTTGATTAGAAGAACTGGGTCCAGGATATGGATTAACAGCAGCAACAGTAGCTAAGTAGAGCTGATAGCCCTTGAAAAGATTTGGCTGCACAGGTAGCTCGTAGAGTTCGTCCTGCACAAAATCAATAGTATTCCCGCCTGCCTGCACTGTGCCATAAGCAAGTTGGTCGTCAGACTCAGCAAGAATAGCACTAGCAGTCTGAATTGTCTTATGAATCATTGTCCAATAGTCAAGAATCTTCTCCATCGGAACTTTACCAAGAACTTGCGTATCTTGGCTTGCCTGAAGAAGAGCACTAATGTCAAATTCCTTAGGGGTAATGTTTTCATCCGGAACTGAAGAAGCTGTAGGGGCAGCTACAGGTCTGCCCTCCTTGGCCACTTGGGCGTAAGCTGCTCTCCAAGCATCGCCTTGATGCCCACCGGCACCACCGCTTTGCGGAACACCACCAAACACCTGGTCTAAGGGAACTGCGTTCAAATTAGAAAAGATAGAGGATTCTGGCAAAGATGTGCCAGCACCAACAATATTGCCAATACTGTCTGGGCCATTAGCCAAAGAACTGAAGTCATCGCCAAAAATAATCCAGTCATTATCACTCTTGTCTCTGTAAAGAGCCACATTATCATCTTCTACCAAGAGTGGCGATGTGACGTACGACAATTCGAACTGACCAAATTCATCCGACTCTTGGCGATATGTGTTAGCACCAGCAAGCTGAGCAATGAGTACTTGCTGAAGTAACTCAGCTGCCTCATCTTTGAAAGCTAATTTGTAAACTGCATTTAAAACTTTAGAATATGCAACTTCTAAATCCTCTACTGCAGGAGCTGTACCATTAATAGCCTCACCAACGTAAGGGTTAGTTTCAGACAGTTCAATAGTATGACAACTCATGCCAGGATGTCCTTGCACAGTCATACTGTTACTACGAGTAACCATAGCACGCCTAAGGACTTCGATATCTGCAATTACTGGCTCTTCACCAGCTTCCGTGACGTTGTTGTACGTAGCAATCTGAATGTCATCAGGAGAGAAAGTACCCAAGAGCCTAGTAACAAAACTATCCACAGCGACACACCAACTATCCGTAATGCCACGAAAGTTACGTGCATTCGCATGCAGCAACCCTCGCATCGCAAGCAGCACTTCAGTCTGCTTGCTGACACCTGCAAGTCTTTGTGTGCCACTACCCTCGAAATCCACAGAGCAAAATTCGAAACTGTAAAACGGCTCAATGCTACCCAAATGCTGTTGGGTAGGAAACTCATACCCAAGAATAGGAATATTTGCCACTATGTGACGAAGACCGCCAGCAACAGCAGTGAGAACAGTAGGGTCAGAATAAAAGCCTTTTTCAAGTTGTTCTTCGTTTCCAGGCCCAACTAAAAGCTTGTGGTGCTTCCACCACACATTAGTAATCTTGCTGTCACGATCATAATACAGCCAACCGTCTCTCCAAAGATTGTCTAAGATCTGACCAACAGACTGAAGCTCTTCGTTGCTGATATTGCCTTCTTTTGCTTCTTCTGCAATGTCTTCCTTGACAGTTGTTTGAGTAGGAGTTGTGAAAGAAGGGCTGGCAGTTAGTTCATAACTTCCAGCAACACTGGTCTCCAAAGGACCACTTAAGTCCACGGGGACCATGCGACTAGAACGTTTCCAATCCTCTTTTAAAGCTGGAGTACCAGTCCATGGCGGATCAATACCTACTCCAAGATCTTCACTTTCCCAATATTCAAAATGAAGATGAGTTTGGTAATGCCAAACACTACTTCTCTCTCCACTTGGATTGTCCCAGAAATTCTGATTAGAAGTTCTGGATATGTACTGATATCCATTAGAGCCAGAGGTCAGATATTCTTTTCTAGCTTCTACTATAGCATTGGCTTTAAATGCTTCATTCATAGGGCCACTACCACTCATCCAGCCAATGAGTGTTCCGGCAGGAATCTCCTCTGTGGCGTTAAGTGAATTCATTGCGGCTTCAGAAACACCACCAAGATGCATATACATACTCAGGTTGTTCCCATGAGACATTTGTATATAATTGCCCGCACTAGGAGCTTCGACATAATACCAAGCATTACGATACTTGATAGATTTAACAAACGAGCCAACGGGGAACGTTTCCCCAAATTCTCTAGTGACATTCGCTCCTCGAAAATTAACTTCTGGAACGATAGCCTTGATGCTGACTTCAAAATCTTCCTGATCGAAAGGCAACGAAGTAAGCTCTGTGTCATTCAAGTACGCAAGTTTCCAACTCCCACCACTAGAAGAATCCGTCAATTGAATATGACTGACAGTACCTGCCTCAACAGCATAAATAGGCACTAAGACGTCTGGCTTATTTCGATCACGATCACCTGCACCAATGTCAGTACCCCAGTGCATACTTCCACCAGTTGGGCGGCCTGCCAAACGAGATCGAGTAGCTGCAGAACGCCAATGGACAGTATCTGTAACGCGCACTTCATCAACAGGCATGGGTACATCTTCGTTAGAGTAGCCTACTGGTGACACACGAGGACTGCCATCTTTACCGAGAGCGCTACTGAAACGTCTACGTACTTTAACTCTGTCTACATGAAAAGTGTCAGTGGGATCAAAACGCAATTCCCAACCATCTACCTCAGTACCACCTGCGGACGGTAGCTTGTCCTTGGCAACACGTAACGTCTCTTTGTGCGCATCACTAATCATACCGGTCCACTCCGCTGGAAGCCTAACTTCCTTGTACGCAAAGAAGTGAAACAGTGCACCACCATGAACACTGTTCATCTTTGCAACAATGCCATTTCTAAGGAGCTTCCATTCGCGATACAACTCTTCAGTACTTGCTGGAGGTCCAGAATGCAAACCAAAGGTATGTCTGTCATTGCGATACAAAACGGCACTAAACAGCGCTCCCCAAAGAGTGCTGGTTAGAATCTCTTTCTCAACATCAATAGAGAAAGCTTTCATAAGGGCATCTCGTTGCAACAGGTTGATATACCTAGTATAGATGCGTGATTGCGCTGGACGTTGAACAAATTCTGATTGAGCCATTTTGTCAGGCAAGGGGAGAAGATCAAAAATCTCCCCTTGGTGAAACTCTTCCATCTGTTCAATAGTCAATTCTTGACGATCTTGATACTGACCTTGAACAGCACTCCAAGAACGGATCTCATTATCAGAATTACCAAGCTTCGGCAGAATAGTGTGTTTTTGTTTTTTTTGACCAGCCTTCGCATCCCATCCAATAGTGGTTTCAATACCACTGCCTTTTGTATGCGAAGTCTCACCTGTAACTGGAAGCGTATGCCAATCTTTACGATAGAGCCAATTGTGAACATATGGAAAATAATTAAACCAAGTAAGATCTAATTGCATAATCCATGTGTCGCTGCTGCCCTGCATGGGCGCAACATTCAAACCAGTCATAGTAAACGCCATGGCCTGGCTGTAGGGCCAGTGTGGCACAATCGTTTCTCTAAGGAAACGATTTTCAACATAACAGAAAGGACTGTGTCTAAATTCAACAACCAGTCTATGCATATCTAAAACCATAGGACCTGTGAAGGGAATGGTGATGCTTACAGCCACCTGCCCATGTCCGCTTGGAACTTTGGTTGTCGCGCGCTGACGCAGTGCTCTCCACTGCCAAACCAAATCTTCAATCTGAATATCAATGTTCGTTGGCGGAACTACGAGGTCAATGTCATTGATAACAAAAACATTCTTACGGTATCCGTAAGTCGGCTCGAATTGGTCCATGGTCTTGGTTGGCATCAATACTCTCCCATTAGTCGATCAGTATAAGATCTCGTGATTGGACGTCTAGTGTCATTAATTCTAACTGACCCAGCAGCATTACCTCCAGTCATCGCCCCTACGTACTTCATAGCTCCGTTGAGCCCGAATCCGTTTGGCAACACACCTTTGATTTGATAACTGCTTGGGCGCGACATATACGCACCACCACTATTGATTGGCCTGTCTATCATACCATAATCACTTGACGGCCTGCCAAGACTTTCTGGCGCTATGTGACCTCCACTGTTTTTAAATAAACTTCCTTGAGCAATAGCATTGCTAACTTGAGGAGAGGTGTACTCTCCGGGTGCTGAAAGAGGAGTGGCAGCATAGCCTGGCGTGCCAATCGCACCCATTGCAAACATACTTGCAGCTGCACCCATTGCGATGGGCGCAGCCATCCTTTTGTCAAGCTTGTCTATGAGGTTGGTGATTTGCCCAAGCCCTTTAGAAAAACCAGCCATACCATGTTGAGGAGAATCACTAAACGCAGCCATACCAGCAGTTTCCATATTGGAGCCTGCTAGAGCTTGGATAAACATATTGGGACCAGCAGAAAAAGCATGCGACATAGCCTTAGCAGTGCCAGGCATATTGGTTCCGGCAGCTACAGCAGAGTTGGCCACCTTCAGAGACGCATCTACAAAATTGTCAATATTGACGCTAAGCGTCCTACCCTTCGTAATTTCAGCAGCCCACTGGCCGGTCCTGCCCTCCCCTACAATATCACCAACTTTAAAGCTGGTGTTCTGGTTATGAAAAATCTTATTCTTTAGAACATTGCGAAGCTCCTCAGCAGAATCTTGAGAAGGACTGGACATTAGCCGCTCAACGGCTCCACCCACCTCTTCGGCAAGAGGTACAAATACTTTCAGCTTCTTAGCCTTGAGAAGTACGTTCTCCTCAAGGGCACCAAGGATATCTCGATGCGCACGAATCTGATCAATATTGGCTCCATAGTTGCCAAGAGCCTCGTGCAACCCACGAAGACGAACGTCCATCGCACCAGTTTGCTGCGAAATACCCATCTCCTTCATCATGTCTTGCACAATTTTATCATCTAGGCCCCCACCAAGAGTATCTCCATAAGAAACCATACCCTTCTTGATAGCAGTACCCACACCGCCTTTAAGCACACGACTTTGAAGCTCCATAGCTAAACGCGCAGGATCCCCGACTTGTGCAGCAAGTCTCCTTCTCACTATTGCGCTAGTCTTGGGATCAAGCATCATGCTAAGTGCTGTATCACCATCCATATCCATGAATGCTTGAGGCGCAAGTCCAATGTCACCAGCTGCAGTAAGTACACGAGGCACAATCATGCGACCACCACCCTGCCCACCGGTAAATTGATCAATATTGTCAATCAGAGTGCGAAAAAACTTGCGATTAGCATCATTGCCTTTGTCACCAGTAGCTGCTGCAATATCGGCGAAGCTTTTAATATCTTTGCGAAAGATACTTTTCATGAACTCTTCACCTCGCATCTGCTTAAACTGCTGATCGCCAGCAGCATCCAAACCACTAAAAACCTGGAGTTGCGCTCCTTTGATTTTATTAAAAAAAGCATCAGTACCTTGAAGAGCACTAACTTCTCGTAGATCACGGAACACTTGGGACATAAAAACATTACCTGCAGAAATAAGAGGATGTCGTCCACTCACGCGAATAAGACCGCTGCCAAGCCTTTTGTTTCCTGCTTTATGTTCCATTCCTGTAAAGAACATGCGAGCACTCTCAGCCAATTGCTTACTGCTAGTGCCACCAGCTTTCTGACCATGAAGTTCGCTTAGCATCATGGTCGCGTCAGCAAATACAGCAGTGCCACCAGTACTTCTAAAAAGTTGGTTAGCTACACGACCCTGCTGGCGGCTAGTAAAGCCAGCGCCAGTAGTAAGGTTATAAGAACTAACTCTAGGAGAACTACTGCCCCGAACCTTGCCACGAGCAAGGTTCGCAATACTGGTACTCATAAGATCCAAAGCATTACTGCGCCAAGTCTTGAGACTTTCACGCAGAGGGTCACCACCTGTAGTAGCATGATCGGCCAAACGCTTTTGCAAACCACTCACAAGCTGACCATACGCAGCACTGACCTCTTTGCTTTGCCCTCCAGCAATTCGCACACTAGTCCCACTGCCAGCCTCATAGGCTTCCATGCCTGGCATATACATACTGCTAGATCCAAAAACATCCTGAACGGCTCTGCCAATGTGCGCAGGAGCGTCACTAAAATCTAAAATGGCTCCTTGCTTCTGAGTACGCAACCAATCTGTCATCTGTCCAGTTGACCTGCCACCCTCAGTGAAAGCGTCACCAAACTGACTGTACTTGAGGCGCGTAGCACCTCTTTCGGTGAAAGCGTCTACAGCATTACGATGCCCAGTGACACTGCGCCCCATACCCATCATTTGCTCAGCGAGAGCATAGTGACGACCAAAGCCAATTTTATTAGTATAGATGCCAGCAACTGCGTCAACAGACTGCTCTTTGCTCATACCTAGCTGAAGCATGCGTTCGTATGCTGTCTGAGCGAATCTGCGTTCAAGACCAACACGCGCAGCACCCCAGTCTCCGGCGGATGGGCCAACTTGAACCGTGTCAATAAAACTAACAAGTCCGCGTCTCATCGCCGCAAGAGCATCAGCGCTTCCAGCACCAAGTCCACGAACCATCTTCTGAAGTTTCGCCTGGTCAATTCCGCCTTTACCAACACCTCCGCCCTCTGCCCCATGGTATACGCCAGCAAGCATCATTCCAATATTCTTAGCACCAACACCACGCTGCTGCATTAATTCAAATGCAGCTTGAGCGTAAATCTGATGTCCCTGCTTGCCTAGCATACCTCCACCAGCATCTGAAAGAGCCTGCGCTCGAGCACGCAATGTTTTGTGGTTTACGCCAAACATTTTTGCGGTTCCCGCTATTTGGTGTGTAAAACCAAAAGTACCTTTGCTAAACATGTCACTACTAATGTACGCAGCACCATACTTCATGTCTCCCAATCCAGAAAGTTCTGAAGCAAGCTCACCCAGCCTTTTGTCTTGTCTGTACAGACGGTCAATACCTGCTTGCCCGATATTCTCCATGTTGCCTTTAAAGCTAGCGCTAAACATTTTAAGAAAATCCATCTTTCTAATCTGTTGGCCACGAAAATAAATCATGTCTTTCTTGTAACTGATGCCAGTACGATCTAAAGCAATATCAAGAGCTTCAGTAGCTGGATCCCGAGGTAAGTACTTTCTGCCGGAACCAGTCTCTCCAACATACAAATTCTGAGCCAATTCTTCTGGAGTGAATTTACCATTGCCTGCAAGAATGCGTGTCAATGTTTCACTAGCCGCATAAGCGTGTTTCTCTGGATTGAGAACAGAGAATTGAATAGGCTTACTTACTCTGTGAGACACTCCAGTGACCCCCATGCCAGAATCACCATAAGACTTACTTAAATGACCAGCATTAGAAAAATCAACAACCATCATCTTGTTTAAACCACCAGACGCATGAGAACCCCAACCCTGAGACACTTCACTAATGGCACGGTGTCGAAGCACTCCCGGACTGAGTTTACTCTCTCCAGGGCGAGTAAACTTATTTCGAAGACGATCTAAAGAAACATCAGAAGCCTGCCCAACACCACCTAGGTAAGCACCCCCAAACGTACGAAGAGAATCAAGAGAGTAGCTACTTCGACCAAGGACTTGCGCTTCACGCGCAGTGATAGGAAGCTGGTGTCTGTCGACAGCAAACTTGCCATACGCACTCTGAAGAGCGCTAAAGCCACTTTTCGCTCTAAGGCCTAGTACAGATCTACGCTCCTGCCCAAAGCCAGTAACAAGGCGCTTAGCGCCTACAGCACCACCCTCAAAATCACCTCCAGAACCAAGCTGAGCAATAAAACGCATCGCCTCACCAGAGTCCATTGCTCCAAAAGTATGCCCAAACACTGCATTCGCACCAAGTGCTATTTGTCGACGTATATGTCTTCCGATATACCCAGAAGTCATAGCTGCACGATCAACGTGTTGAGTAGCCATGCCCATATTTTCCCTAAACGCCTTCCAGTCAACGCGTCCTTTCGCTGCACGAGAACCAATGTCTTGAATAAGATAATCAGAAAAACTAGTCAATGCTCCGCCAGCCCTAAGCTGTCCAACCGTCATGTTTGCAGCATCAAGTCCTTGTTGCCTAACAAGCTGGTGTGCGTTTTGAACATTCATGGCATGTTTTGGAGTCGAGTAAAGAGTGTTGAAACTCTGACCACTGCGAAACAATCCATGCTCGTGTAAGGGTACGCTAGCTACCCATTGTCCACGATTCAAAATTTGTGCTTGCCTAAACTGCCTGCCGCCTTCAGTAAAAGAGGCAACACGCATTTTGTAATCACCTTGAGACAGGTGGGCATTCAGACGCAAAGCCCTTCGTTCCCAAGGTTTGAGAGCTTCTTTAGCTTGCCTCCTGCTAAGTAAGGTTCCAACATCAATAGAATTGTAAGCAACACCGCCTTTTGGGATTGAAAAATTAGGAGACTGAAGCTGACCGCTGATGTTTCTAAATTCACTTAAATTCTCTTCCCATTTTAAAAGAGTCTCGGCAGAACCACTATCAAGAAGAGATCTAGTAACTTTCTCGGCAAACTCTTCTACAGAGTTTGGACTAGCCTCACTAAGCAAACGGCTAATCTCTCCTTTCAGAGAGCTAACGGCAGAAGCATTAAGACCACTAGCAGGATCTTCAAGTGTTACGGAAAGTGTCTGAAGAAGTGCATTGTGTTGCTCTACGGTGCCAATGATTTTGCGTAACTCATCAGAATCACCAAGCCCTCTTTTAATTTTATCAACAACTTTGGCTGCACGCTCACTTCTGGCTTGTTGAGACTTTCGAGCTGCAAGGCCTTTGGCCTTGCCAATAGCCTGAGAAGGCGTAGCTTTAGAAAGAGGGTTGTTTAACGCCTCGTTTCTTTTAAGGTGTCTTTGCCCATGCCAAATACCAACAGCTACAGGGCTTAACCCTACGGCAGTCTTAAGTAGCGAAACACCACTTTGAACAGTGGTGTCAGCATCTTCGTGAAACTGGTTAAAGCGATCATTAGTAGCCACTTAAGTATCTCTCCATTGCTGTGCCAATATCAATGGCACGGTTATCATTGTAATCAACTTGTACAGTACTCATCATACCTTTCCATGGTGCTACATGCCAACTGCCACGACTTCCTGCAGTGCCAGTCATTTGAGTAAGTCCTCTACTCATAGCAGAACCTATCGGAACCCCAGGTTTGTTTTGTTGTAAGAAATCTGTACTCCCGTCTAGCATAGGTTGTTGCATGCTTTTCTTGAGCTGTTTTTCCCATAAGCCGTAATCCGACAGCTCTGCACCCATCCTGTCGACATATCTAACCTGAATATCACTCATGTCGACATCCTCATGCCAACCCACCCAATCTTCGGAAGGCATTGGCCCTTCTAGAGATCCAGCAACACGTGCTTCTTGAGCAGCTAAATGCGAATCGCTAATAGCGTTATCAGCACCAGCCCAAAGATTCTCATCTCCAGAATCCATTCGGCTCCAAATTGCCTTGTAAAGGTGTTGTTGGTCGGCGGGAACCATCTCCATAATACGATGACGATCTTTACCAGAAGCATGAGCGAAAGCATTGAAGAATTTTCTTTCACTATCAGGAAGTGTCCAGTACATACTTAGAGAGCTCCCTTGAGGATTCACACCAGCACGAGTATTGGCTTGAGCCCAGCGGTACTGTGCTGCTGCACGAGAATCTCCAGAAAGTTCTGCCTGTTCGCGCAACCTTGCCCATTTTAGAAATTCTAATTTATCAAAGTACTCGTTTGCACTATCAGCCTTGTGTCTCCACAGAGGCTTACCTTCCCATCCCATCATATTTAAAGTGCTGTTCATGGCTGGTCGAAACCAATCGCGCCATGGCTTATCCCAAAAAGCCATAGGTGTACCATATAGACGCTCGTACTCATACTGCTCAATAGCATCTCTGTCACTCATGAGTTTTTGCACGGGACGAAAGCCCATAGGTACGAGATATTCTCCTGGTGCTGTTACCCGACGTGCTGCTCGCTGTCCCGCAGCCCAAGCAGCTCGGGTTAATCCCGAGCCTGGTAGCCTGATAGCATTCTTGTGTAGTCTGTCATCACTAAATCCACTAACTTGCTCTGAGTGATTGCGATCCACTGCCTCCATGAAAGCAATTTGCTTCTCATTGTAAGCTCCCTCCATGCGCTGCTTGTACACAGCTTGCTTGTAAAGAGTGTATTCCTGAGAAAGTGGCGCTACGTCACTAAGGATGGCAAATCTAAATAAGGCGGGGTAAGCCTCTGGATCTACCCCTCGTAGTTCAGGGTGTAAGCCTGCATAGCCTGCACCTGGCAAGCGTCCTTCTCCCCATTCTATTGAGCGATATGGGTCTCCCCATTTGAACTTGTCTGGCAGCCAGCTAGGCATATTGTTGGCAAGCGGATTGCGACGATCTATCTCGCTACGCATTCTAGGAAAGACGCGACGCAAAAATTCATTTGAAAACAATGCACCACCCATGTTCATCTCCCAGAAACGAACACGGCTGCTAGTCATCAAACTAGCATCTGCCAGCTGTTGGCTGTCAGCCGCCCAAACATCATCTCCAGTTAAGCCCTGCTGGATAACATTCTTAGCCCAGCCAGTCATACCTTCCAGCTCTCTGAATTGGTAAGACAAAAAACTCAATTGATTGGTAGCACTGTAAGGACTTGTCGGCACACCGTGATGAGCTCCCAAAGCTGTGGCTGGCTCAAAGCGCGACCCTTTGTACACATTTCCATACTCAAGCCCACCATCTTGTCCAGGACGAATCCATTCGCCTGCATGCATAACTCTTGCAGGCTTGATTAGCCTGCCAATAGTACTTGAGAGCACACCGCCAATTATTGGCACGTCTGAAAACGCAGCATTACTTATGGGATAAGGTCTATCCCAATACTGCTGTGTTTCTAATTCATAAGTAAAGTTTTGACGAATCCACTTGCCTAGGGGACTTATCTTGTCCTCATCTGCACCCCAAACACCTTTCTCGCGCACTCTGTTCATCATGAGAGAATACTGATGTGGTCTGTAATAGTCTGTTTCACCACCCTCGAATGGAGTGCCACCTGCTTCCCACCACCTACTTGATTTAACGGCAACCATTTTTCTGCCAGAATAGATGTCACGCAGATCGTCTGCAGTTTCCTTACTGCCTAACAGGCCACCAGTGAGAAGCTGATGTGTGCCAAAAATAGCAGCTCCGACACTTGCCCACTTGCCCAGCCGGCCTGCTGAACTGAATCCCATATCGCCAATTCGACGACGCAAAGCTTTGTCTGCACCGACATCTGCACCAAAGAAACTATAGTAGGCTTGAGTACCAAAACCTTTGGCTTCCTTCTTAAGGCGAGCAACCAGGTTGGGGGTGTCTCCATACTTGGCGCTAATGTCGCGCAACCTACGCTCTAGCGCTTCGTTCATAGGGTTGCCTTGCCTGTAGGTGTCCAGCTGCTCTTCAGCCCTGTAGAATGCAGTATTGAGGTCTTGCATCATCTCTAAACGCTTGTTGTCATACACACTGGTGCGCAAGTGTTTCATCAAATCGCGTCGTTGCCGAAACCCTTCATGAGGTAGGTTGTTAGCCAAACCGCTAACATTTTTATAATAGAGATCTCGCACATTGCTGTTTGCCAATTGTACCTGACGGACTTTGTCTGCCTGTAAATCTAATTTCAAGCGCCTAGGTCCAGCAGACTCAAGCATCGTCTGGGCTAGACTCATATTGCGACCAGGCAAACTAACACTGGTGGCCATAATGCCACCAGTTGCTAACAGCGCACCAGTTTCCCAATCGGTACTTCCAGGAGCGAAACCCTCAAGGGTCCGACGCAAATAATTGAAAGGGTTCAGTGCATTGGCACGAGCGACATCCATGCTGACAGCACCGGTTGCAACCCCTTGCATAACGCCTTGATCAAACCCAGGAAGAATCATTTGGCCAAAGAAACTTGCAGCTGCAGCAAACATAGCCGTGCGCGGCTGCTTGGCCATCTTGCCAACAGCATACCCGACACCGGCGCTTACCGCCCCACTAGCAAGAATTTGCCCAGGCATTCCATATTGTCTTCGTACCCAATCTGCTTGGCTTGCCGCAAGTACAGTACTTCCAGCAAGTGCAGCCCTGCCTCCAAAACGCATAAACATTGAGGAAGCTGGACCTGGACGAACGCCAGGAGATACACCCAAAATACTTTTGAATGCCTTTCCACCAGACTCACCAAGGAACTGATCTGCCACACCTGAGACAAGACGATTAAATCTACCCATTTCAAATGCAGCCACACCTCGAATCATCGTAGTACGTCGAGCCAAATCACTTAAGTCTTTAAGGTCTCCAACCGAACTAGGAACTGGCATGAAGCTAGCTTGTTTTCTAACCCACTTTCCAGCAGCATCTTGCTTTGAGCCGAGAAGTACTTCTTTTTCATTGAAAGCATCATCAGCATACATATCTGCAGCAGCAAACATGCCAGTAGCAATTCTATTGACACCGCGCTCTTTAGTGAGTGGGTTGACAACTTCATGACTCATAGCCTGCAAAGATATGCTGTCACTTAATAATTTTCTATTGCCTCCAAGCCAATGCCCAGTACTTTCGTCTAGTCTTCCACCTAGCACGCTGTACAAGTTCCCACTGGAGCCACGTGGCTCAAACACCATGGCGTCAGCCAAGTGCTGAGAAGCTCCAAGCATGCCTTCAGTGATTCCAGCTGCTGTCATGCCGGCACGATCAAGCCCAGTGGCGTACTTAAGCCAATTGTAAGTACTACTAGACTCAAGAGCTTCACGTCCCCAGACAGTAACGCCTTCCGTGCTGCCAGAACCAACCTTATACCCCATGGATGTAAATGGACTTAAGATCTCAGGAACACGAAAAGTATTTAAAATTTGGAACGGGCTCAGATTCCCGCTAAGCCGAGAACGAGCCGCAATGTAGTCAATTGGACGCCGGCCATTCGACATAGGCTTAGTAGCTGCATACATAGCACCCGCACCAGCTGCAACCGCAACCGCAAGCTTTGTCATCTGACTGCCAGCACTATTGTAAGGTTCTGTGGAGTCACCATTCCAGGTGACCCCACCATAAGACTTAAGGGCCATTAGCGCCGCCTGTGTGGTCTTCTATTTGATTTGGCCTCGCTATCCATACTTTTCTGAATTTGTCTTAATTGAATATCTTTCAACTTCTTAGTTTGACGAGACTTCTTTTCCAACTCTGCGGGATGCATATCTAGCGCATGCTTTCTATCACCAAATTCATCTCGAAGTTCCATATTCTCGCGCTTCATCGCATCCACACTAGTAGACTTCTTCGTTTGAGCTGCTGCTTCTTCTGCGCTCATAATCTTACTGGTGTCAAGAGGTTGATACTCTCCTCTGTTTTGAAGGACAGCTTCAGCCTCTACAAAGGTTCTCATTAGCTTTCTACGTGTCCAGCGCTCCAGTTCGTCAGGCTTGTAAGAAAAAGCCATAAGAACTACACGTTTAACAACCTCAAGAACCCCTGACTGATTGTATTGCGACCTAGCTGCCTCGATTTCATCACGCTCCTCTCCAGAACAATCTCCTGACAAGTACATAATCAAACGACCAATACTCATAAAGATACCTGCAGGAAGATTGCCATTGATGGCACGAGAATCACCTACATAGCAACGGTCAAACACCTTGTCCCACAATTGATACTCATGCCATACACCTTGGTCGCGAAGCGTGCTGAACACTCGGTATTCTTTCATCGTGAGTAAACGCCACGTGAATGACTGTCCCTCTGGAAGGGACGTCATGTACATGTCATCGCTGTCAACAAGAAGGTCAATGTCCAGCATACAACCTCCTTAGAGCTGAGCAGTAATTACCATAGCTTGTTGTGGGGTGAGATGATAGCTGTGCAACATGACACTACCGTAAAGAGTTGGGATCACACCACTGCGACTATTATAAAAGAATTCAATTTTCAGTTTGGGCCACAGTATGCATTGTTTGAGCACCTGCTCCATCATAAATTCTTCAGGATCTTTGTTCATGCCCTCTAGCTGTGCTTGCTTTGCCATAGCTTGTTGGATTTTCTGGAATGCAGCACGACGGAGATAGGTGAAAACATAAACATCACCACGACCCAGAGCCACAACTTGTACTCCATCCTGACCAAAGTCTCGTTTCCATCGAGCAATAGCAGCTTCAGATGGGGCACCCTTCTGATCAAAAAGCATTTGCCGAACATGATCTTCAATAGCTATTTCTTCAGCAGGCGGGTCTTGTTCAGGAGCACGCTCAGCTTCTTGAGCAGCACGTTCAGCGGCAGCTGCACGCTGAATTGCAAGTTTCTCATCCATCTCTCTGTTAATACGATCGATTTCGTCTTCCACTTCTTGCTCCTCCATCTCGGTTCTTTCAGGAACCTCGCCTGCAAGCTTAATGCCCTTGGCTTCGGCTTGCTCAACGATTTCTTCGTTAAGGTCATCTATGTTTGCCAGAATCTGATCTGGAGTTGGTCCTGCTGTCTTTAAGCGACTAATCGCTCTAGCGTCTAGAGAAGGGGGATTTCCCCTAATGCGTCTACCTGCCATATTGTTTGCTCCTTAAAAGCTAATTGGTGAATTTGGGTCCTCGGGGTCAACGGGAAGACCCGAAGGACGGTTTCTAAGCGAGAATACATCTCGCGCAAAGAAGTCGTAAGCTTCTACGACAACATCTTCGTCAATTCTAATCGCCTTTGACCTTCCTGTGAAGTGCACATCTACAAGAAGTACTGCAGTTTTACCCGCAGGACGCCCTGCGCTTTGCTGACCAAAAGCAATAGTTAAATCTACACCACCTGAAATATCAAATGGATTATGTGAATTAACAATCGGACTGAAAGTATTTTGTGTAAGTCCTGAGTTCCAATATTGAGATTTCATACTCTCTACGAATGCTTGAGACTGTGCATAGTCACTCACCATTCCGGTTAAATCTGCACCAACTCCTGAAACGGGATCAGAGGCAACATCATCTGCTGCAGAACCGCCAGTGCTCAATTCAATAGCTCTGAAAAGGTAATCTTGATGAACGTAATTAACCAGAAGGGTTCCAGATACAATTACCTGACCAGCAGCTACAGCATCGTAATGCCTACTGCTGTAGCCATAGATTGGCATCTTGCTATCTCTTGCTTCGTAGCTAATACCAGCAGCTTCTAAAATTGGCATACTATTAACAGAAACAATAACATTTGCTCCACAAAAATATTCAAAACCAAATGCTGCCATCAGAATCCTCTCCCAGTGCCAGAATTAATTTGCGCTTGTGACGCTGGCACCCAAGCGTCACCAGCCTGAACGTGAAATCGATCTTCTTTGGGAATTAAAGCTTCATAAAGCTTCCTTTCTGATCGAAGATTGTCAAGGTAGGCCATCTCCTCTGCAGAAATGCCTCGATTTGTATATAAGCTGAAAGGCTTAAAATCACAAGCGATAAAACTGAAAGTCATTTCAGTCACAATATCATTAACACTAGTGACTTGACCTTCATCAATAAATTCCACACCTTGAAGCATCCATCCTGCACCATCAGGAGTTTCCCCTTTGCTCTCATCATACAAAGGAGATACCTCACTAACATACTGAATGGCTAAATTAAAAGGCCGAAGAAGAACGGCAAGACGATTTGTATAATCATAGTTGTTAAGGAAGCTACCAGTGCCAACCATATGTCGATCAATAGACCAGCCAAGTGGGTCTTGAGTTCCGTATATCGACGCATAAGCATTCATCAACTCTCGAAGAGGGTGATCGTTTATAACTGTCATAATAATACTTCCAGCAATAGTGCGAACGCCACGCGCAAGACCTTTTATGCCTCTGTGCCCAAGAGCTCTTACCTGACCTTTGGCTTCATGAACAGAAACACTTACAGTGTGCACAGATTGAAGATGAATCAACTCTTCGGGTGCGTCAGGGAACCAAGCAAACGTATCTGCATCTGCACCAGAGTAACTGTACAGATATTTACTGTTCCGTCCTGGAGGATTGTAGCTAGGCAATGGACTAGAAAGGGACATATAGTGATCTCCTTAAAAAGAAAGTGGCCAGGCCTCCCCGATGAGACCTGACCACAGTATAGCAGGTAGGTGCTATATTGAGCTATCAAGTACCATCGGCACTTGAGAAAGCATTACTAAGGTGACCGTCAGAACCAATGTCCCAGCTGCCCATTCTCTGCCAAGGCAGAATAGTACGACAGACATAAGTCATTTGGTTCTCGATTACCATATCATCAATACTGAAACCGGAACCTTCGTTCAGAATCTCAACGCCATAAATGCGCATTTGAGCAGCATTTCCATACTCGTTTGCTGCCACAATCACCACATCGAATGGAGGTAGTTGATCAACATACCAGGCTTGATTAGCCGTGTATGAAGCAGAAACATCACTTGCGCTAAACGCAGTGGAGTCTAGTTCGTCAAGATTTAAATCAGTGATATTGTCATTCAAAGCGCCGCCATTGGCGACGTTGCTAACGCTTGGGTAGATCTCATCATTATCTAGAATGACGCGCATAGCCGAAAACGGTCCATCCGTATCAAAAAGAATATGTTGGTCTAGCATGAGGGTGATTATGGTACCTGCGATACCGCGCTTGCCACGGGAAAACGAGAGAGGGTCAACTCGGCCCATCACGTAGATGGGCGCCTTCTCACGCTGAACAGCGTAAGAAATTGCCTGAAGCTGACCTATCGACACGCCTCCGATAACTGCACGGATATCCACTCCAGAAAAACTGGTGTAGGTACGACTAAGCTCTAGTGATGTAGCCATTATTGTCTCCTAATTGGAATCAGAGTTCGCTCTCATCCGCCGCGAGAGAAGTCTCTACGGTAATGGATTCGATGCTGAACGGTGGAACCATGCGCAGCTTGATAGTCAAGCGACCCATAATTCTATCTTCTCTGGTGTACTCAATCCTACTGGTAGCACCTTGATGCATGCCAGCTGTACGTTCCGAAACAATAAACCCATCAATCGCCGCCTGAAGAGAAGCAAGATTTTGCGCACTGAATGCCTTGCCAATATAAGGCCTTGCAAGCGCACGAATGCCAGTAAGCATTCGGTTTACAGATCGAATAGTACTAAGACGAGTATAGTCAGAGTCTGGATGAGCAACGTTCTTCGCAGTAGTGAAGATCAGAGTCCCAGAAGTATCACGACGAATGCCAATGATACGTACTTGTGCCAGATCATTAATCTGGGTGCTGTGAACACGAGTAGGTTTCTGAACTTTTACAACCGTACCGTTCAAGCCAATTGGCTCTTCGTTTTCCGGCATGCCAGCAACTTTACCCAAAAAGGTAGCTGCGACAGAACCACGGTAAGAAGTTCCACCATCATATCCGTTAGTCAAAATAGGCCAGTCGTAAGTAACAAAGAGGTGACGACCGATATCAACTACCGCTCCACCACTATCTTCGCGCTCATCAGCATCATTGATGCCATATGGCCAGTCGTTGCCATTCGGAAGGCTCGCGCCTTCAGTAAGGATGAAACCACCATATGCGTAACCGTCAGTAGTGTTGCCATTGTCTACCTGACCAGAACGATAACCATCACTAGTTACGCTCTCGCCAGAAATTAGGCGATGACCTAAAACACCAGAACCATTCTCTGAAGGGCTGTCAATGTAGACATCTGTGCCGTCATCAGTAAATTCAGGAAGAACGCCAATCCAGTTCGCAATCTTTGCACGGGAATAGCCACTTGATGGCTCCTTAAAAGAAATTGCGCTGATGATTTGTGCCCAGTTGGTGCTAGCCACATGACAGAAAGTTGCAAGCTGATGTCCAAAGTTATCTTCACGAAGTTCAGAATCTTCACCTGCGGTAAATGCGGTGCTAACTGCAGTTGGAATACTGTCACCAGTAAGGTCCGCATGAGTCAAAATCGCACCACCTGTGCCACTAGCAAGATTGGCCTTTGCAACAGTAACGATCGCAGTAGCTGCATCACCACCAGAAGCTAAAAGCAGTGTGCTTGCAAGCACACCAGAACGAAGAGTTTTCAGTGCTAGCGCTGCATTGATTTGAATGACTGCTTCATCAGTAAACTCAGTACCATCATCGGTAACAAGAATATCAATTCCAAAGTCAGTCTCAGTAATTGTGACGGTCGGCCCAGCCGAACCAGTAGCATCAATCTCAACAGTTACACCATTGCCACCCTTGCCAGTCTTAAGAGCAGTAACGACAAGATCGGTATTCAGGGTTAAAGTTGCCGCAACTGGTGTTGCTGTAACACCAGTGAAGTAATCTTCACAATCAGACATGTAGGTGTAGATGCTGCCTTTGTGGCGCAATTGCCAAACATAACCAAGTGCATCTTCAGCAGATCCTGCCTCGGGAATACCTTTCCAGTAGTAACCATACTTTTCAGCATCAGTACTACCAGTGCCCGCATAGGTTTTGTTAGTGTCATCACGAATATTATCATCGTCAACGAATACGTCAGTAGGAATAATCATATCCCCATCGCGATAATCAAGAAGATGATAAGTGCTAGAAAGAGCAGCATAGCGTTCAGCGCGACTAACGGTCTGACCATCAGTGCCTTCAGTTGCAACAGCAGTGCTTGCAGTGGCAGTTCCGTCTTCAGACAGATCACCATCAGTGATTAAGCCGGCAAGATCAGCAGTTTCAACAGAGTCAAGTGTGCTAGCGTTTGTAAGATCATCCTTGTCAAACAAAGTGAATAGATCGATACCAGAATCTTCAACAGTAACAACACCCTCATCAAGGACAAGGATTTCGCTAGAGTCATAGACCCAAGCTTCATCAGTTGAATCGTAAACCATATATCGATTGTTAGAACTGTCATTCTCAATGAACAGCTTATAGCGACCAAGAATATCGTCATCACGATATTCAGGTGTAATGGTCAGCGTGGCAGAATTGGAATCAGTAAAGACCCAAACTCCTTGCTGTCCACCACTGCGAATAATAGCCAGGTTGTCAGCGCCCTGGGCAACAGCCTCGTGTACAAACTTCAGAACTTCAGTACTAGTACCAAATTCTGCTTCTGCAAGAGCTACATTGGTAATAGTAAATACTTCGTTGGTGAGACCAGACTCGGCTGGACCAACAACTAAAATTCTGGGCTGCGAAGATGCATTCGGAATCTTGAACGCACCGTCGAGGTATGTCGCCTTGACGCCAGGAATACTCTCGTAAGGCATTGGAAAACCTCCTGTTAGGGTTTAGTAGTTATTCAATTGGCTGGAAGATACACTTCCAGCATTAAGGGTAATGTGTTTAATCACAGATTCTGCCTTTACTCTGAACTCGTAAGTTCTGACAAAGACTCTAATTGGTCGAACATAAAGATGCTGTCCACTCGGGTTAGTGTACCAGTCAGACATGCGTTCTTGAAAGCGGAAACGGTCGGTTCCCTGCGCCAAAAAAGCCCAACTGTGGTTTACAAAAAGCCTTTCCAGCCAGATGGCTCTGCGATTTGCAAGCCGTGCACTCTTAGACCAGCATTGAAATTCAACAACATGATCAAGAGGGCGTGACTCTACTTCTAAAAATTTATTTGGATGTTTTGGAGAGCGGATCTGGTAGTAGTGAGTAAAACCTTGCTGTTGTCGACCAGTAGCCTTAGCATTCATGGAACCTGGTTTTCGACTAATCAACTTCCAAGCAACGACCTCTTCACCAAATCTATCTATTCTCTCAGCTGGATAGTCTTCGATAAGAGCGACTTGCTGAGTAGATATAACACCTTCTCTATGCTGTGCGTCTTCAATTAGTTCTGCGGCAATTCTAATGAATTTATCTAAATCCATTAGAGAGTTGTTAGGCAGGAACCTGCGCACATCAAAGCCAAACGGGTTGTCAAGCTTGGTGGGAGTTTCGTAACCATCAGGATCGCTAGATCCATAATCCAATGACACAACGGTACTGAACCCACTCTCTTCCAAAAGAGCAGAACTCACTTCTTCTACGATTCTACTGGTAGTGCTACTAAGGCTCATTGTGGGTTGTCCGTTCTGATCGCATCGGCTTCTTTACAAAAAGCAGCAATAAACTCTACGCGACCATTATCAGATCGACGCTTAGCAAGCGTTTGCGGTTTGTAAATTGCTTCTCGAACATATGGTAGCTCAACCTCACCTTCTGTATCAAGTACAACTTCTACAATCTTGTCTCCATACTGTATGTTTGTGTCATACCGAAAGAAAAAGATTTTGTAATCTGTTCTCATCTCACCTGGCGGCATGCGGAGAAATCTTTTTACAAATCCTCCATCAGAGCCAGCGTACATCCAGAAGGCCCAAGCCCAGCTTTCATCCCAAAGATAGCCTTCACCATAACAGTAGCTGCAATCAGGGTCAGCTTCAACAGTTGTTTGATTGTCAGAACATTTGCAGCGAGTTGGATATCCATCGCTATTTCGGCGCATATTGCGAATAAGTAAAAGATTCCCATGACGTGGGCCACCATCCTCCCCATAGAGGATGGCATCCATCTCTTCTCGAAGGTCAACCTCAGTACCAAGAGTGCTGAGGCTATGCACTGAACGCACAGTAGTGTTTCTGGTGTTACCAAACATTGAAGGTCGTCTACTCATGTATTGCCTCTGAATGGCTGCCTATATCCAAGGCCGCGAAGTCGACCTGTATGAAAACCAAAACGGCCTCGTCGCCTACTAGAGCTTCTGACTTTCTTATTCGCACCTGGTTGTGGATACGAGTAACAATCGGGATTTTCCCACAGGCGACCAGTAATTCGTCTATCCGGATCATATGTGCCCTTTACAGCCATCGTAGGAGCAAAGCCTTGTCCAGGGACAATATTGCCACCAGCATTTACGACCCTCCACCACTCTTCTCTTTTTTCTCGAACATAATCGTAAATTCCATCTGGAATTTCATCATTGCTTTTACCATCAGTTATTTTCAGGTCACCAAGAGCTTTTTTCTTTCCAGTAGTTGCACCAGCCTGAGATCCGTGACCTGGAATGTTGATGCAACGCCAAACCGTATCAAAGACCACAAACTTAGTACGAGCAAGCTGAATGTTGCCCCAACTGCGAGTGTCAGCGCCATGAACAAAATCAGCTTCTTTGCTGCTGATGTGTGCCATCAGCGCCAAGGTACTATCTGGAATGTAATCAATCCATCGCCCCATCTCTAGTCGAATCAAATCTGGAGAAGCATAAAGCGGAGCATACGTAGTTGCATACCCTAGTGTTGTGGCAGCAAGATACTCATCGCCATCCAAATTAGTAATACTGTCATCAAGCTGGATAACAACAAGCTGGTTGTTACTTAAATTCTGAGCAGTAGCGTTAAATCCTCGAGTAACATCAAATTCAAAAACTTCATAATCATCAGCACTGTTGATGGCACCTACCCAAAGATCATGCCATCTACCAGCGTCTGCAGCGTCGGGAACAGTGTAAGTGTAGGTGTAATAGCCTGTGGACAACTGTGTGGCCGTTAGAGGCCCAGCTAGAGCGCTTGTGTACACCTGCGCGTCAGCTTCTTCTTCAATATCTGAAGATTCCACATCTTCATCATAGATGTAAATTACAGGAGTGCTATCTGGGTTAACCAAGCACCCTGCATCATCAGTAAAAACGGCGCGCAGAATAATCTGACTGCCAGCTACAACTGCGCCTCTATGTTGATAAGACATCTATACCTCAGTATCTAATAGTCAATGTATCACCTGAAACCGTCAGGCTTTTCTCAAGCTCTAGCGGCTCAAACGTGCCGCCGTAGTAGCCTTCTACAGGATACTTCCATATGGTAACAGAATCATCGGTTATTGTAGCTGGATCCAAATCATCAGTAAAAACAACTGTAATGACTCTTTTGTCTGGATTTACATTGTACGATCCATCCAGCGGTGTCATGTAATCAACTTGGAAAGGAGTGCTCACGCTAGGCAGAACAGTAGAGGGAGGGCTGCTACTGGCTGGTGTACTAGGGCTGTCCGGTGCCTCTGTATAGCTACCATCATTCGTAGTAAAAGTTACAGAAGTGCTGGTAGCCATCCTTTCAATAGGCTCTACATTGACTGTCCAGCTATCACCAACCTGGAAATCAGATCCAGTAAACCGAACCTGAAGGCCTTCATCTAGAGTTCTGTATCTACGATTAGTAATGCGACCAGTAACAGCACTACCAGAGCCGGCGCTATCCCAATACCACTTGTACTCTGCAGTGCCAATATTGCCTGCAGTAGTGATCTCAACAACCATAATGTCAGCAGAAACACCTTCGTAGGTCCCGTACAGTGCAACAGCACCAGAGCCGACATTGCCTACATCCGCTTCCACATCGAAAAGCGTTCGAGCACTGACTCCAGTGTCAGTACTATCAGGGTCTCCATTGACATAAAGAATGTACTCTGTGTCAGCAGCTAAAGTAGCTGCAAATTTTGGATCAACAGTTATCTTAACTTTATGTCCGTAACTGCCAGAAGTTTCGTCAGTTTCAGATGTAACGGTTCCGGCGTCAACTTCTGCATACGTGACAGTGTCGGTAGTATCCCAGTAAACTAATTCAAACTTGACGGGCACCAAGCCTTTGAAGCCTGGAGAACTAAGAAAATATTTGTTATTGCCGGTATCCTCATCAATCCAGATAGCGTTATCAGGACCGCTGGTTTGGTCACTGTCACTTCCGAAAAGAACAATAGAATCAGAAACAGATTTCAGGTCAACACCCCGGTCGAAATAAACCTCAAGGGTTTCACCAACAGGAATTCCAGAATCTCCATCAGCAGGATAAACCCGCACAATAGAAGGGGTAGACATGTATCACTCTCCAGACAGTATTAGTGCAGTTTCTGCTTTTAGCTTCTCTAGCTGCATGACATTTGGATCACGGCTAGCTGCAAGATCTATATATCCTAAAGAAACAGCAACCTGCTCCTCTCCTTCTTCGTCTTTTGCATTTGCCCACTCTGCTGAAGGTGGCATAGGCGCAACGGTTCTGCCCACCATATCCCAATCTTCAACAACATCCTTAAACCAACTCATAGAAAATCTCCTTTGAGTCTATTGTACACGACTATACGAACGAAGGGGAGTCCTCATAAGAGGACTCCCCAAATTTAGTCGTTTAGAACTCTAAGCAGTCGCTCAGAGTACGTCTGCGGTTGGAGAGATCTCGCTATCTACATCCATAGAATGTACAGATACGGTTCCATCCCAATAGTTGCGTGCAAGTTTGACGTTCTTCATTACGCCTACACCCTGACCTTCATGAGCAACAGCAAAGCCATAACGTTCACGAAGCTTGATCTTCACAACATCTACATTTTCATCACGCCATTCCACTTGAGTGAGTTCTTCATCAACAAGATGGAAACCAATGTTGCCACTGCTAAGAAGATAAATATCACCAAGTTGGGTAGCTGCATCAAACGGTACAAGTGGGCTGACGATAACACGGAACGGCCATGGGAAATACCCTGGAACACTCATTGCGGAAGTCATACCATGTTCGCGACCGGAAATACCGGTTGCAGTAGCGCCAGCAGCATTTCCACTAGCATTGATCTTGTTGCCAAGAGATGGGCCTTGAGCACCCATGGAGCCATTAGACCATGGGTCTAGTGGGCCAGGATTACCAGAGAACTTCTCAAAGTAACTTCCACCACCATGCGCAAGCATCATGTTGCGCATAACTGGATCTTGTAAGAATTGATAGAAGAAGAGTGGGTTAACTAGAAGTATGTCAGGCTGGAATCCCTCTTCAGCCATGTGTGCCAGAGCCTTAAAGAGGTCATCTACAGCAAGCGAACCGTTAGGTTGCATATCTAGACCGCGACCGGTACAAACACCAAACATGCTGGTAGTAGGCGAACTGTTGTTGAACAGTTCGGTGCCAAGCTCCCGAAGGAAACTCATGGCTTTTTGTTCTTTGTGTCGCACGAGTGCAGCACCCATCAGACGAAGATTCATCGCCATGATGTCCCAGGTGCTGTAGCGAAGCGCTTCGTCAGTAAACGAAGCTGCAAGACCGGACTTGCCGATCCATGCAGTTTGCAGTGCGCCACCGAGCTGGAACATATTTTCTGGGTACGTACCGTGCTCTGCGATATCACCAGCGGTGATTGCGCCAACGGCACCAGCAAGAACTTGAGTGCTAAGGCCTTTGGCCATTACTCGGGTAAATAACCCGGTAATAACCATAAGCGGCTCAACAGGCTCGCGAATCAGCACTTCCATAGAAGACTGAAGTATTGGTCGAATATTAGGAGTGCCCACAGCATCATTTTGATGACGCGGTGAAAGCATCTTGTACATATCTTCCCACTCCATCTCAACGCCTTCGTCTTCTACGCGACCTTGAGTACGAAACAGATCAGCAACAAAGCGAGTCTGAGCCTTCTTGCTAGAAGGAAGATCAATGCTACGGCCGTCTTTGAGTTCGAATTTCATCGTTGACTCCTTTTTCAGTTGACCTTGAGATTGATGATCGCGAGCTGATCTGCAACTTGTTCAGAAGTTGCAAGAGTAATTGCATCGCTATAACCGGCAGTTGCAGAACCGGGCATCTGAGAAACTGCACTCATGCCAGTAAGCTGGAATGCGGTTTTGACTTGCGCCAACAGATCTTTTGGTTCCACATCGACGTCAATAAGACGACCAATGCTGCGGGTGTTACTAGTACCAAGTGCATCCTGGCTAGATGCCATTGCAACAAAGTTGGAATGCTCATCATAGGAGAGGAAACTGCCTGGGTTTGGTTCGCCATCTAAGAAGACGTAACGGTCAGAAGCTGCGCCACCGGAAGCTGCTACTGCGTAGTAGTAGTATGTGACAATAAAGTCACCAGCGCCAGCCGATGCAGTTTCAAGAGCATCTTGGGTATCCCAAGCATCACCATGGATGAAAAGAGTACCAGTGCGAGTATCTACATAGAAATCACCAGCAGAACTAATGAGACCAATGCTAGACTTTTCGGTTTCTAGAATGCCACTGACATCACAGCTAATTACAGTGCGTGTAGTGTTTTTCGCGATAAAGTCGTTGTCAAGCTGAATTGCATAAACATCCTTACCGTTTACAGCACTTGCCCAACGAGTTACATCGTCGAGTGCAGTCTCATGCCATACTTGACCAGCTGTCGGCATCAGACCATCATTTGCCTGTGCGGTCACAACAGTGATTGCACTAAGGTCAAAAGTAGTAGTGTCAGAGCCAAGAGTACGGTGCGGAACTTTCATCTGAAGTTCAGTAAGGAACTGAATGAGATGCTGCTTGCTGTAGTTAGTGAATACTTGGTCGCCATCTTCAGGACGACCAGACCATACGAATACATCGTATGCAGTAACACCCACTGCCTCAGAAATGAAGTACTCAATGACTTCACTGACGTCACCATCAGTTTGAGGATAGGTATTGCTGCTTGTAACCATGGCAGAAGCAGGCACAAGTCCACGATCGCAAAGAGCGATGGCAATCTCAGAAGCTTCATAAGCTGCACCAGCGCTACTGGCAACTGGTGCACCAGTAACAAGGTCTGTAACACCATAATCGTAATCGGTTGAAGTGTAAGTTAATACGTTCGTAGCAGAAGCAAAAGTATCAACAAGTGCAGCACGCAGACCAGCAGGAACAACCCTGTTCTGGCTATCAAGTGCAACAACTTTGCCAGAGCTGATGACAAAACCATCTTCGCCGGCATGCATATCAGTCTTAGTAAAAATAATAGGGAGCCAAGCCGCAGGCTTCCACTCACCATATGGTGCGCTGACATCTCGTTGAACAACATTGTTTGGCGTAATACTGCCAAACACGTCCTCTCTGGTACGGAACGAAGCGGAATGTCTATTGACAGTCATTATTCATTCTCCTGAATGTGTGGGGTAATATCGAAGGTTCTTGGAACGTGTCCTCGTGCAATCTTTCCATGAAGGAAGCGTATTGCAGCAAGTTCACCTTCTTCGTCTCGCAGTTTCTTGAAACAGGCGACAATCTTCTTTTCGTAGGCACCAAGCGTTTTGACAGAATCTGCAATAGATTGAGAACTGCTTGCGCTCTCATCTTCCACAGGTTTGATATCTTCTATCGAAGGTGCTTTATTAGTATTATCTTGACCTATCTTTTCAGACGTGTCAAGTGCGGTTAGCTTTTCTTTTAGCGAATCTACTTCAGCTTGCAAATTACTTGCAACTTCAAGAGACTGTAAGTAATCAGCTTTGAGCGCAGTTAGCTCAGATTTAAGTTTATCATTTTGCAAGTCTTCTGCAGACTGCTGACTGATACTAAAAATGTCAATGCGCTTAGCAAGTTCAGATTCAAATTCAGTTTTTTGATCTTCAGTAAGCCGTGCACGTTCTAAAACGTGACGTGCTGCCGTGAGATGATCTAAATCTGCAACCGGAAATGTTCGATCAGGACCAACAAATGCTTTTTCATCAAGTGCATCGGTTGCCTCAGAACTTAATGCCAAGTCGCCAAGTTCATGAGCAAAAGCTAATGTAAGCAAATACCAATCGAAATGTTGCAAACTGTCAGCTTCCTCAGAATCGTCTTGAGTTCCTGGATCTGGGACATCTGCATCTTCAGCCTCTTCAACAACCTCTTCTTCATCACTTGTGAGTGCGGTTTTAAGAGCTGTCAAAGCATCTGTATCTGAAAGCAAATGCTGAATAAGTTCTGCAGAAGTAAGTGCTTGAACTTTAGCATCTGGTTCCATGTTGTCTTGACTGCGCATGGCTTTGAATTCTTCAGAAGCCTCGCCTTTTTTGTCAAAACCATCTAGTGCACCGTTCACTATAGAGTCACGGAAACCTTTACTAGTAGAGAGATCGTGAAGATCTCCATGAAAAGCAAAAACAGCTTCTGGAATCTTACTGTCATCACCATAGCGAATGCTCCAATCGTATTCACTATGAAGTGCATCATGAACGCGAATTAGCCAAGTAGTCTCAAAATGAGATTTAGCAGCAATCGCATCATTCTGCTCTGCGGTAAGGGTATTATTCCAAAGGCCGCGCGCAATATCGCGCGCATCCATTGACTTTAGAGATTCGATGGTTTTTTGCAGATCAATAGTCTGTGTTGCCATAAGGTCTCCTATATCTACACTGGCATCAGTGAATGTAACTTGTGATTTGCTATAACGTGCTGCGTCCTTAACAGGCGCAGCAAGCTCAACACAATCCCCAAACTCCATATTTGTTAACTGACTTAAATCATTTCCAGGCGTAGTTACGACAGAGGCTTCGCGTCCAGCGAAAACTCCAGTAAACATTACAACCGGTCGACCTTCGTCGTCAATAGAGCCGGGCAAATGGTCGCAAACATCGCCAGTAGCCCAATCGCTACCGCAAAGTCCACAACAATATTTATCAGTATGAGATCCAGCGGAAAAAGTTAAATATCTACCATCCAAGAACTTCTCAATAGCATCATTGTCACTAATGCGAGCCTTGGCGACCAGTTTGCCCATGCCGGGCCAACGATCGTTAGTAAGGAGATTGCGTTTGTACATCTCCTTGTAAATCTTTTGCACATTCCCACTGTCGAGAGTGCGTTTAAACGCCATGAAGTCCTGAGTACTATCGAAAAACTTCATAGCTTCTTGGTCATTGCTGACCCATTCGACAGAAAAGATACGACCGAGGGGGTCGCTGCTTGTGTCATGGTTGCGCAAAATGGGTTTTGGATAAGGGACAGTCCATGTAGGAAGCCCAGCCACTTGTCCCTTCATACTGTAAAGACGATTATTAGTAAGACGATAAGAGCTACTGAGATCAAATGTAATGATCAGCCCCTTTTTCTTGCCGGTCTTAGTAGAGGTGGCAGCATCAAGCAGTTCTGTTTTTTGGACAGCAGACATATCTGTAATCTGCTGTCCAGGACGAATTTCATAAATGTCAGTAAGTTTTGTATGCATTATTTTCCTGTTAAGCGCCATGCCATCGTTTGGGCTAATGTTCCAAAATTAATTGCGTCATTGTTCAATTCGTCATAACGAGCCAAGACTTTGTCTTTCCATATCTGAACTGTAGCAGGGTCTACTTCAGAACCGCAAGCAATAGTATAGGCAACTCCATTCAAATCTTCAATTAAAACATCTCTGTTAGTTTTAGTAGCTGATCTTGTTCCATGCTGATTGCTTGGTCTGCTTTTACTAGCGCTCGCCTTGCTAGCGCTCTTGCTTTTCGACTTAGTGCTTGGCGCACCTTTTTGAACTTTAGAAGTTTCTTTAGCTTGCTTTTCTTGATATTGCTGTTCCTTGCGAACAGCCTCTGGAGAAACATTGCTTGCTGGATGACTTGCGAGAGTCTGCCCTGCAGCAGAGCCAGGACTCATAGCCTTAACTAAAGCTGTAGGCTCTTCAAACCTTTTGTAAAAAGTATCTTCGTAATCTGCTTCGGTAAATGGCCTGTCGCCCAAGGCATTGCGCGCCTCACCAAGAGTGCGCAAGTTGCCATGAAGCATTTGCAACTGTTGATTTTCATCAGCCCGACGCTCTTCCTTGTCGATAATGCCAAACTTAACATGAACCATCTGGTCTAGATCAAGGGGGTTAAATCCACCTTCAAGAAGCAATTCAGTAACAACATGAAATTCAAGGAATTGCTTAACTGCGCAGGTCATAGCTTCAACATCCATCATCATACCTTTAGACATGGTGCTAGCAGTGCTTCTATTGGCGCTGCCACCTTCTCCCATGTCTACAGCACTGGTACCCAGCGCAGCTAGTGCGCGATTCTTAAAGTGACCTACGTAAAAATCAATTCGAAGTGCACGACCTTCAGAGCCAACAGCAGTAATCTCATGCCTGTGGTCCGAAACATAAATACCACCTGCAGGCATGTATTCAATGGTTTGTTTCACGATGTCAGATTCTTTAACGCCATCAGGACCATAACGCTCTGGAAATGCGTCATTCCCAACCTTGTAGTGGAAAACAGGAAAGAGGTTTGCCTCAATTAGATCTTCAACATTCTCTTCAATGCGGCGCAACAATGCAATGTCATCAAGAGCGGGAAATAACTCTGGAGTACCAACAGTAAAGCCCGGTTTCTTGTTGTGATAAAAATGAACTACGTCGCGAGGTTGAAATTCCTTTTTGTTTCCATCTGGCATTTTCTGCATGACTTTCTTAAATTCACCATTTGCCTTGGTTCTAAACTCTAAAGTTTCGAACGGGAGAATAAAGTATCCAGCAACAGGTTGAACTTCAGTGCCATTAATATCAATTCTAATCTTGCCCATACTGCGTTTAAGATCACGTTTCTTTACCCACATGCAGTTACTAAATCTAAAGAGATCGTGAAATGTATCCCAAATTAGTTGTTGATATGGTTTGCCGGTCGCAATACTTTGAAACAGCATACGCTGTTCAATATAGCGAACAGCATCTTCGTTAGCTCCAACAAAACTCATGCCAGCACACATTACGCGATGAACTTTTTTCTGAATTGACCTAAACATATACGAGTCAGTGTCTTGAGCAATTTGAATTTCGTCAAAATCATACTCAGGCCTAAACCACTGGCCCCTATGTCGCTGAGAATATGAGTAGGTGCGATCAGTCACACGCTTAGGAGCAGGTGGAGTCATAGCTGCTTTCGCATCACTAATAGCTTTTGCATTAGGCTTCTTGTCAATGCGACCAAGGAGCCCATCAATTAGTTGTGAGTACATCAAACATTCCCTGATCTTTTAAGATCTGTAATCCATTTTTTCATGAGTGTTGATTGTGCATTTGTTCGCCCGGTGGCGCAAGTGTTGATTTCAGCTACTACCTCAGGCCCACGAGTAAGAACGATCTTATCTCTGTCACTATCGTATTCACTTTTTGTGTCTGGCACTAGTCCTTCTAAAATCTCTGGGTTATTTGCAAGATGCTCACACCAGTCTTCAACTGAGCCACCATACTGTGTGAAGAGCTTAATAATCATAATTACAAGAGTAATCATATCCTTGACGAATAAAATTAAACCCAAATTACTTAACGACAACCCTAAACTACCAGAAACCAACCCTTCTAAAGAACGCAAGGCAATGATAATTTTTCGCACAAGATCCATAATATAATTCTTGGCTTCCAAAACAGAAAGTGCCATTTTTCTAAATGGATTTGCCAAATGGAAGTTTGGCATCTTAAGTGCATCCGGCAATTTAGTGTTTGATGTGATCTCGAAACCAGTAGGAAAGCTAAAGCTAGATTCTGCCGCCTGAGCTTCGCTGCCATCACGCTCTGATGTCGCGAGTGCTGGAATAGTCACACTGCCAATACCACTCTCCCCAACACCATCTACTTCAAGAGAAGTGACGCTTACGTCTTTAAATCTGCTGTTTGTATTGGTTTTGACATCAGTGAATCCTGGGAACCCTTCACCAGTTGCTACACTCTTGACTGCTTTTGCTCGATCGGCAGTGCGCGCACCTACAGCCGCAGCCATAGCGGCTGTCTTAGCAAGCTCGTCTTGCAGGTTGGCGATACTGATCAACGCAGCATACGCGCAGTCCAGCGGGGCAACAATGATACCGGCAATTTGTTGAAGTAAGGTTACAATTGCATCAAGAATCAACTTAAGTAGAGGCCCCAAAAGCACTGTCCAATCCAGCCTAATACTCAATTGAAAAGTTAAGTAGCTTTTAAGAAGCATCTTCAAGGCCATCAATATGGCCATTAAATCAGGAATGCATAAGAAGTTGAGCCCATTCAAGAGATCGCACAAATTTTCCATAAGAGCATTGGGGTTAAACCAATGCTCAAACTGATCCAAGGCTGCATTGATGTCACCCAAGAGTCCTGCTAGCGGACTGAGCAAATCAATTGGCTGTAATTGCCAGTCAAAGTTAATGCGCAAGTCACAGCCAAGACAGTCTTTCAGCCAATCGCCTATTTGAGCATTTCCAGGATCCCCATTAAGCAGTTCATTAAAGTCAGCATCGAACCCAACACTCCCCTCAGTTCCAACTTTAAAACTAGGTTGCGAAATATCAGGAATCTCCCCCTGCTCTGTGTCAGGACGATCTGGACGATCTTCACCACTAGCAATCCATGCGAGGTCATTGTGACTGTCACTCCATGATTCTTGCTCATCGCTAGAATCATCAGACAGACCACTACCCTCCAGTCGAAAACCAGGAGCTTCCCAACCGTCTGCGGTACCGCCCTGCCCGCTGGCACTACGTTGATTGCTCGCAGGAGCAGAAACACGCTTAGCGTTAGCTGTTCTACCCATGGTTAGTGCTTTGTCAGAACTGCTAAGGATTTGATCCATAGCATTTAATGGACTTTGTGCGGTCGCTAGTATTGCTTGACGATCTGTAGACCTGAGTGCAGCCTTTTCGAATTGATCAATAATGAGTGTTAGATGCTCATACAGATGGGGGTTGTCATAGTTAATGGGCGGCAGACCTGGTAAGCTAGGCATCGTCGTCATCATCCTCTTCTAATTTAATCAAGTCTTTATAAACCTTAGACCCATCTTTAGTTTGATCGGAAAAAGCTTTGTACTCTTTGGCTCGCTGTCGTGCTTCGCTATCGTCTTCAAGGTTGATAGGATTGAAACCGTCAGGATCCACAAGATCCATAATTTGCTGAAGAATTGCAATAAAATCCTCTTTATGTACAAAGTCACGACCAATCTTAGCAAACATTTTCAGATACTGTTGCTCTAGTTGAGCACCATCATCAGAAGAATCTTCTTCACGAGCAGCTCGAATTAAGAACCCCATTAATCATCTCCCCAATTCCCATTCGTGTAGTCGCTGGCTTCTTGGTCTTCGATTTGACGCTTAGCTTCCAAGCAGGTCTTGTACATAGAGTATGTTAGTGCGCTTGGCTTGATGCCGAACACAGCTTTGACTGCTCTTCGTAAAGCTTGTTTTTTTCTCAGGTCTACCTTAAATGCAATCTCAGCCTGCCCATCTGGGGCAGCCTGCTTGTCTATCCTGGCTCTAACAGATGCAATCCTGCTGCGTGTAGCAGCAATAGCATCTCTGGTTTCGTCAACTTTCTGTTCTATAACAGCTGCTTCTTCTGCTGTGATAGGTTTTGGCGCATCAGATTGAAAGAGTCTCTCCTCTACTTCTTTAATGCGCTCTTCAACAATTTTCAAATCATCTTCATCAAGCTTAAGTGCCTCGGCAACTTTGAGATCCTCGGGGGCGTAATCGGGACGATAGAGTGATTGTAAAATAGGCTCTAATTCCTTTGGAAGTCTCTTGCTCATCAAGCACCAACTTTCTTTTCATAAAAACTAAGACGTACACGTTGGTTTTCACGTAACTGAGCTGCCTGACCTCCAGGACAATACACTCGCATCCAGATAGGGTGAAATGTATAAGTGTCTGCAGCCAGGGTGCTTCCGATATCAGGAAGTACTAAAGGCTCTCCAGATCTAATCTCATCCCATTCTGCTTCAGTGGGTCTGCGCTCACCATAAAGATACTTGATGCCCCAGCCAGTATCACCGAATTCACCTGAATCATTGTAGATATCCTGCTCATAGGAAAGCGTAAGATCAGTATAGTATGTGCTTGGATTGTCATTGCGCAGGTACACAAGTTGCTCATGAGCACCACCTAAACGCCCATCGGAAAAGGTCCTATGTGGACCTTGCCTGTTGGCCTCAGTGCCAACAATTGCTAAAGAGGCATAGGCCTCCTTATCGTCGTTAAAAAATCGCAATGCCATACTTACCTCGAAAAACTGTTGCCGCGACGGCTATTGAATCCACGCTTGTGCGAGCGTCCATTACTTGCAAACATGGCACCGAAGCCAGCACCACCAAGCATTGCTCCGCTACGAAACATGTTGTGACGACCTTCAGTGCTGTGAAAGCCCCTAAGCCCCTTATGAACAACACCCTTGTGCTTGTTCCAAGCTCGACTCATTGGGCCCCATTGGGCGTTAGCCCCGATCTTGCTATCAATACCAGCATAAACGCTATTGCTTATGTTCGCACCCTTCCTGCTAAAAGACCTGAAAGCCTTGCCAGCCACCATGCCTCCACCTGCACCCAAAGCAGCACCTTTGAGACGCTGACCTGGGTCAGCAGTCATGGCGCCAAGCATGCCACCGACAGCAGCGGCAGAACCATACCCCGCACTCCAAGAGGCAGCAGGGTTGACTCCAGATGTTATGCTTGGGGTTGCAGGCGCACGAGCACTCAACCCCCTAGGTGCTACTGCACTGATCCCTCGTGGAGTTCCAGTAACTCTTGGACGAGAGGGTGCACGAGCCGCTCTTCCGGGAACTGCTCTCATTCCGTAATCAGGAACACCTGTCCCTCTGGCAGCTTGAGCGCCTCTCATGCCGCGCATGACGCGACCTTCTTTAAGTGCAGCTTTTAACATTGGGTTAATTGCCATTACTTTCTCCTTCTCCGAATAGAGCGTCGTCTTTCTTTGCGTCTACTCACTACATGGGAGCTCACACTTGAATCTCCCTCGTACAAGTGCTCAGTGTCATCACCGTATCCACGATAATCCTTCGCCTTATTCTTAAGCCATTCTCCTACAGAAAAGCCTTTTTTGTCCACTCTGTCTCGACCTCGTTGCTGTACTCTACCTTTTTGCTGCTGGTTGCGTTTTGCAGCATCAGCAGCAGTCTCACCCTCTCTCATTGTCTGAAGGAGTTCGATAGCTCCTGGAAAAGTAGTTTGCTGACGTTTAATTAAACCCAGAACTTCAGAACCAGGACTATCTTTACCACGCTCAGACTTGGCAGCACGTTCATCTAAATATTCTCTACTCATAGCCTTCGGTCGGCTGTGGGCCATGTTCCTTCCACTATAAAGACCATTTTCAAGTTGAATGCCAGCCAGTGCAAGCATTAGTGCATCTAGTCTGTGATCGCCAACCCGATCGGACTCAGCCCCATACACCGGCTTGTTGGTAATATGAGACCTTCGCAAAACAACATAATTCAGCATCTGTTTGCGTAAATGGTCCTCGGTGCTTGGCATCCAAAAGATGCCATCTTCCATAACGCGCACAGCAAACTCAACCAAAAATTCCTTTCCTGTCTTGTGAATCTTTGCGCCGTCAATGGGACTGCGCAACTCAACTTTAGAACTAAAGTTAAAAGACACAAGTCTATCTTTAATTTTAGCTGTCTCTACGTCACGGCGAGTAACCTTGGGTTGCATAGCTACCTGAGCGCTAAGGACTTTGAGATCTTCAATGATCGTATGCCCATAACCTTCATCAGCATAGATGTAGTCGGGTTTCCATTTGTAATTTAAACGAACAACCTCTTCTTTCCATTTCATACTGCTAAATTCACTTGCCTGTACATTCACAATGTCCAAAGCTATGAACCGATGGGTCATTGGATCATACCCAACGACAACGAACTCGGTGCCAGCATTTTTGTTCCAGTCAATTCCAATACATTTAAACATCTTGCCGGGATCAAGTACACCAAGTTTCTTTCGCATGTATGCTTCGTCAATACAGCGTTTTATATCATAATCTTTCATCGCAGCATAGACATATGATGGTTTGAAAACACCATAGCTGGTATCAACGAACAGAGCCATATACTCTTTATTAAAGTCCTCTTTGGAACCCTCTTTCTCATAAAGCTTTTTATTCTTATCCCACTGAGGAAGGACAGTTGAAGGAAGATGATCTTCTTTAAAAGAGTCATCTTCTAGACACCATTCGTAAAATTTGGCACGCTTACCAATTGGAGTGCTGGTAGCAATAAGCATAACTTCACCGAGCGCATCGGTCAGAAGGATAGGAAGGACAACTTTATTCAAAGTCTCTTCCGGAATCATGTCCATTTCATCAAGATAAATAATATTAGCGTTACGCCCACGCATGGTACCACCACCAGAACCATCGGCTTTGGTGGCAACACCAGAGACGAAGCCGTTAATTACAGCCCCATTATCCATATCCATATGAAAGTACGGGGTCTTAACATAATAAGACCCACCTGACGCGGTCTTGATTCGTTTACTCAATTCGTAAGCTTCTTTGCGCTTAAGTAGTTTCTCCATCTCGTCAAAAATATTAAGCAGCTGAGACTGAAATGGAGTAACAACCATAATCTCTGGACCGGTCATAATCTTGTCGCCAGTCTTTTTATCGGTGCCGCGCTGTACCTCTCGATTGTACGCCAGGTACAATAGCTTCAATGCAATAATAAAAGTTTTACCACTACGACGACCTTCCCTGATGACTAATTTTTCACTAGTGCACCGAAGCTGTTCTTTCTGATATGAACGCAAATTCCATGTAGGGTCCGCATCGTCAAAACCGAACATCAAGGTCGCCCAAGCAACTGGGTCTATGGTACTTTTAAGCAGCAACTGGGCCCGTTC